CTAGTAGTCCCTTCGTTCAACGAGATGCCTGTCGAGATAATCGACGTATTTCCAAGACTTCAACCAACGATTACAGAAACTCCGATGCCCCAGCCTGTATTCTGACACGCCGTTCTGAAGGAACATCTTGTATTGCGCTTCGTTGAACACTCGGTGCCCACCGCAAAACACACATGTATTATTGGTAAATTCGGAATCCGGGGCGGTAGGTTCGAGCAACTTGAAGTCGTTCAGCTCAAACGAATCATTCCACTCTGCTTCTGTTCCCTCACGCACGACACGCAAGGCTTCCGCAAGAATCGCATCATACACTTCCTGAGTCGGAAGTGCGGGAAGGATTCGTTTGAACTTCATGAGTGCCATAGTGTTCCGTGAGAAAAGAATGGGGTGCGGCGGGGGAGAGAACCCGCAGCACCCCTGTGACGACAGCGGGGAGCCACCCCGCGTAGAACTACGCCGTCACGTCTGCCGCCGCGGTGCCGTCAGTCACGGGGGCTGCAGAATTGTCCGCAACAGGTGCGGAAGCGGTCGCGACGAGTTCGTAGGCAACGACCTTGCGGCCGGCACGAATCGCCTTGACGTCGAGGCCCGCGTAGTGCTTGATGTCCCAAATGTAGGACGCCACGCGGTACAGGGCATCACCGAGGATGTCCTTCAGGTCAGGGTCCGTGACTTCCACGCGCCCACCCTTCGACTCCATCAGCTTGATAATCTTTGCGAACTTGCGTTCCATAATGTTCCGTTCTCCTTCACGTTGCCCGTTTGCGACTATTCGCGTCGGGCTGTTGTTTTCGGGGAGTGTCTTTGTGTCTCCCTCAACTCTTGATACTAGTATCTCATATTCGCCGGGCGTTGTCAAGAGGAATCTGCCCATAGGTGAAATTTAGTTTGGCGAGTAGGTCTGGTAAACTGCCACAACTTTTGCCAGTCTGAGAGCGAGTTTTCTCCACGCTGCTCCTTCCAGAATCGTTGCCCGAATCTCGTCCACGCTGTCAGCCAGTTCCTCGGCCGCTTCGGGGTCTGTTTCGGCAAACCGTTTGATTGCTTCTTCGAATCTATCGCTTGTCATCGTCTTTTGCCCTATCCTGAATCCGATCTGAAGCACGGGCACTTCCGCACTCACGGCAGATCGCTTCACACGCGGCCCGCTCAGTAACCCGAATACCCATCAGCACCAGGAACGTGTTGTGCACCCGTTCCAACCAATCGCAATCACTCGCGCACTCACCCGTTTCATCACCGTGGCATCCCTCGGTATGGTAGGGCTGAAGTTTCTTTGCGAGTTCGAAATCCCTCATCGGTCCAACTCGTTTCATGATACGCCCCGATCCAACGTAAAAATGTGCAGGCCGCCACGAGACGACAAACTCCAAGTGACGGACCAGATAATCTGGTTTCGACGGAGCGCATAGATTAGCGATTCGTTCCCCGACCAGCCGCCCGTCGCAAAGCGAATAAACCGCCTCTCAGGAAACAGGGGGCCATGCACCACCACGTGTTCCTCGGGAGAGAGGCCTTCGCTCACACCCCAACCCCCACCCGGCTCAAAGTCGGGCCACCAGAGTTCCCGAATGAGCGCAAACACACCAGGAATGTCCCGGTAGTCCCATTTCTCGATGGCTTCCAGCACCTGCTCGGTGGGGTATCCATCGTTGTCCAAACGTTCATCAAACATGCTAGGCCTTCCCCACGCGATGACGGTCAGGAATGCCCTCGCACTCGGGACGCGCAGACGGGCGCTTTCCCGTCACAGTAAACCCAGGAGTTTCATGATTGCACTTCGCGCAACGCAGGAACACATGCGACTGGTCAAACGCATACAGATAGTCGTGGGCACAGAGCACCCGACGCTTCCAACGAGACAACCGACCCAACGCTCTTCCAATAGACACAGCAAAATCCTTCATGTTATCGCACTTCCATCAAATCAGAATTCACGCCACAAACTCCACAGCGCAACTTGGTAAATCTTCCAGACGCAGCTTCATTCGCTCGTTCGCACCACCAAGACACTTGACGATAACGAACGAGTTCCGCCACGACTCCTGGCGCACTATTTTTGTCGATACTCGTCTCAAATCCGATACCCCCATCCGGACGAAGACGCACAAAAAACGTGACGGACACGACGGCGCCACCAACATACCGACCGCTCATGGTCAGGTGGTCCACAGGACCGCAGCGCGGGCACACAAACGACAGCGGACGATCAAGATCGTTCATTTCACACGCTCCAACTTCGCAACAGGGATTGACCACACCCGACCGAACTGCTTGGGCAACGGAGTAGTATCCCACTCCACATCCGCCCAGTCCTTCTCGGTCAGATTCGGGAACCGATTGAGACCGACCACAGTCCCGAAACGGTCCGGGTCAATCCTTGAAGCGACACGATCACCAAGATGCAAGTCAATCATTACAGAATCCCCAACAGGAACATCCACGGCAGCACCGCAAACGCCCAATACAATAGAACAGCGAACGCGAGAAGTTTCGTGCGGTCGAGAATCGCGAGAACACACCCGCATCCTACCGCGAACAACTTCATCGCGCCCAACGAAACGAACAGCCCGGTATACGGAATCAATCCCGCAATCAGCGGGTTCGCTTCGTGCGCGACTCCCCGTGTGATCCCCGCATACGTCAGCACTCCATCGAGCACTTGCGTTGCAACGAACACGGCGAGGACAACTTTCGTGCTGCGAGTCATCGCGACTCTTCCCCCGCCTTGAAGTTATAGATCGGCTTCAAGTGGTGCTGCACTTCCACAGTATCCACAAGCGCCGCTTCCACAGACTCCGCAGGCTTATACGCATCCGGTGCTTCGTCAATCGTAGACTTCCCGACACACGACGACCAGATGCCTTCCATCGCTGCTTTATAATCCGCGACCGACAGCGTGTTCTTCGCTTCCCGCCGACCCATGCGGCGGCCCGCACCATGAGGCGCAGACATGTTCCAATCCGCATTCCCCCGACCCACACCGATCACGATTCCGTCCCGCATGTTCCACGGGATAATCACGGGCGTTCCCGCTTCAGCGGACACCGCACCCTTACGGATCACGTTGTCGTCGCTGATGTAGTTATGGACGGATTCCACCGCATCCTTCACCAGCGCCATTCGCACATGCGCTCGGTTCACGAACATGTCCGACAACAGATACAACATCAACGCACGATTCAAACGAGCGAACTGCTGGCAAAGTCGCATGTCCGACAGATACTCTAACGCATCATCACCAGACAGCCACGACAGCGCACCGAACGGATGAGACGCTTGCGCCTTCCGCTGATGATAGTTCGCAACCTGCAGTCCAAAGTTTCGGCTTCCTGAATGCACGGTCAACCACACCGAAGCGTCATCGCTCCGATCCAACTCGATGAAGTGGTTACCCCCACCAAGCGTTCCGATAGAGTGCAACACCCGAGTGTCGTCGATGCCGATCTTCTTCGTGATCGCGGTCAACTCATATTCAAAGATAACGGGGTCCACACCAAACACTTCACGGTATACCCGTTCCATCGCGTCAGACACGGTCGGGCGAACGTTGAACCCCGCTGGAACCGTCGAACGCAGGAACCGGTCAAACGCCGCAAAGTGCTCTTCCCGCGTCGGGCCCGAAGGCAACTGAATCGCGGTCACACCACATCCGATGTCCACACCGACGACATTCGGGACGATCTTGGGGTCCGTCATGTCGATAGACGACGTGAACCCGATGACGCATCCCGATCCCGCATGATGGTCCGGCATGATCCGAACATTCGCACCCGCAAACGCAGGGCACGAGAGCAACGAGAAAATCTGCGTCAACTCGTTCTGGTCGGGATAATCCCCGTAGACAATCGCAGAGGTCGCGCCTCCCGTGATAGTATGCAACATGTTAGTCCTTCAAATCTTCCAGTTTGTCTGGCAGCACGTCATCGTGCCACGTCGGCTGAACGGTCACGTTGATACCGAGTGCGTCGAGCACTTCATCCACACGAAGTCGATGATCTTCGCACTTCAGCACCCCGTCAACATACAAGCCCTGCCACTCGTCGCCGTCAACAATCACCACATCGGGATACATTAGATGTTCACCCCTTCAGACTGCGCCCAGCGATACAACGGTTCATCAGAGAGAATCCATTCACGCATTTCCTTATCGTCGTGCACCGGCGGGGGCGTCGGGATTGTTCCGCGACCTCCGCGGCCGTCATAGCGATACATCGCGCAATTGATGGCGTGGTTGATTTCCGTCCGATTTTCACGGATGAACTGCGGGAGCGATTTCTTCTGGCGCATGTTACTCCGTCACTTCCTTCGATTCCGCACGATACGAATAGCGGGGCGTTGCGTCAGTCACGAAGGCATCCTTCGCACACGTCTGCATGTAGCTCCGAACGATGCAAGCGGTCCGAGGGTCCGCATAGACACCAACGATCCGCGTCGGCTCACCGACGATATCCTCGAAAACGATGTGAACAACTTGCACAACCATTACAAACTCCCGATCATGGACCAGCATTCTGGTCCGATTCCGCGTTCGATGCTCTGCGGGTCCGTCAACTGACGACCGCACTTACCACAGCGTCCCGCGTGTTCGATGTGATATCCTGCGGGGACCATCTTACATCCGATCACCGCTTGGCACGCCCACGAGGCAACATCGTATTCCTTCGAGCCAGGAACATACATCGACTTCTGCGTGGTCTTGACTGTGCCCGTCGTCGGGTTGAGCAGTCCGATATACGCATAGAGACGATCCTGACCAGAGACCTTGACGTTGACGAAATACGACACGCCCATCCGACCAGAGCCTTGCGGCCACTCGGATTCGACGCGCCGAACACGGAACGTATAATGGTCCCCTTTGGGATTCGTGACTGTGAAAACCGCGTTGCCCGCGAGAAGGAACTTCTCGGACAACTCGGCGACGTGCGGAACATCCGCCGACGCTTCAATCGCGTCAACTTCCGTTTCCGTGACCGTGTCGGGGGTCAGGACGACCTCCGGCATAGCGTCCGGCTCGGACGCAACCACGAGCTTCGCGTTCGATGGAACGCTGATACTCTTGAAACCCTTTACCATGATGCTATTGTCTCATACCTAGCGGCAAGAGTCAAGCACAAAATGATTACAATTTTGTAATCGAAAAATCCCTAGTGTTTTGAGGTATGAGCTTTCGCTTTTTCTTCGTCTAGCCGAAATACATGGGGTCCGATGCGCGGCCGCGAGGACCCGACCAGACCCAGATCATGCACACGAACCACGCGATGAAGGACCAACCCAGGAATAGGTTGAGCGCAGCGAGGAGCCACCGGCGTTGATGATGCGTGAGGAACGCAAGAATCGTAGGTAGGAAGTATGCGCTAATCGCAGTGAGCAACACCAGGAACAGCACAAAGAACGCCGAGATGCCAAACACGAAATGAATCAGATGGTGCATACAAAGACCCCTACATGATTAGACGGATTTCATTTCAGAACCGTTCCGTTGAGAAATCTCTGTGGATCTAAATCAGCATCACCCAACGGATCATCTACCATGTCTTCCAGTCTGGCAATCTCGTCGTTTGCTTCGTCCAGTTTTCTCAACAGGAACTTCACGTCCTCGTCCGCCTTCGAGATCACTCGAAACGGCTTTGGCACACCAGTCTCGGGGTCAACGGGCGGCATGTCGTGTATCCGCCAGGCTTCCTTCGAGCGTTCACGAATGTCCGCGAGATACTGCATATCAGTCAATCTCTGCGTCATGTTACATCCTCTTTGATTTCTTGGGCGCCTTCTTCGCAACCACTCGGCGCACCTTACTTCCCTTCACAGGAAACTTGTCTACAACGATCTTCTTCGTCACCTTCTTCGTGGTCTTCTTGGTCTTGATGGTCGGCATCTTTCCACCATTCGCGAGTTCAAGACGGGGCCACGGTTGGCGAGAAGCTATTACGTCGTCGGGGAATTCAAACTTCGTCACGTCTTCCAACGGAAGCGGCTGCTCTAAATCATAAACGCGCAGGTTCAACGTTCCGATAGTAATTGCCTGCTCATCGATGATGCGCGACTTGTCGCGGAGCATCGCCTGGTACTTGACGTTTTCGCCCATCAAGTCCGAGATGGAAGCGTTCTGTAACCTAACGTGCGCTGCAAGCTCGCCGAGAAGAACGAGCGACGACTGGTACATTTCTGTCCGCTTTACGAGTCTATCAAACCATTCCATTATCGTCCATCCTTCGGGAACCCAAGCACGTCCTCCAGCGACCCATGAATGCTACGGGGCTGAGTAATCTGCGGGAGCGTTTCATGCGCGGGAGCGTTAGTCGTCGGAGCATCCTGAACGCGAGGAGGCGTCGGAGCATCCTGTCCCTGGTTCACCTGGTCCAAACGAATCTGGCGGACTGCATGAATCAGTTCCGCGAGTTTTCTTTCAATTGTGTCAAGCTGGTCAAGTAGAGTTTCACCCATGGTCTATCACCTTTTCTATATCCGCTTAGAGCGCGGCGTATTGCGTTGCATCCAAGCGTTGTAACATTTCGAGCAAACATGCTTGCCCGGAATAATGTAAAATCGTTTGCCGTCAGAACCACCACATTCCTCACAGACGAGTAGTTTGCCATTCATATCGTGAGATGGCTGAAACGGATCTTGTTCTGCGGCCGCTGCGTTCTGTTTCTTCTTCGCCATAGAACTATTTAGCGCATCAAAAGCAGGGGTCATTATAGCGTTCCCGATGCCCGAATGCTACCGGAACGCCGCGGGCCCCGTCCGACATCCAACGATGCCTCTTCAGGGACCAACGGCACTTCAAGATTCCGCCATTCGGATTCTGAGTATATTCCCATTCCTGCTGTTCGCTGTTATGAGAGTTACCGGAAATGCACCGAGAGTCGTCAGACTGTATCCAGACCTCATGTCCCGTTGGAGAGATATAGATCACGGTCGCGGGATAGCGGTCACTTCCGGCGGAATACGTCACAGGATCACCGAGCTTTGGCAGACTTTTTGACATGAAGGTTGTCCCACGTAGTAACAATGTAACACACCAATCCGATGACGCGCTCGCCGTCCTGCGTTTGCGCGAACAACTCGAAGGACCAAAAGCGTTCGGACCAGACCCCTTGCTCGTTCCGTTCCCACTTGTAGAACACGACGGGATCACCAAGAGATTCCAAGCGTGATTCGCCTGGGTAGATAATGTGTTTGAAATTCTTGTTCTCGCTCATAGAAGACTCGTTTTCGCCGGGGCCAAATTGTAGAAGTCGGCGCGGACAGGTCCGCCCTGTTCCCGCGACATATCCACAAGCGCCTCAAGATGCGCCGACTCGGGCATCTCATCAAACTCCACCACGAGGACGAGGACCGCCACGGTCTCGGGCCGCGTCTTTGTCGGGCACCCATCCAACGAACGAACTGTTCTATTCATATTTCTCTATTATGCACGGAGGTCGGTCGCTCTTGCCATTACACGACCTCCGTAAAGACCCGCTCCCCGTTCTCGAACTTCAGGGGAACCCGCGAGGTGAAGCTCCCCGGCACGGAACGGGACGGCACGGTTTTCACGGTGACGGTTCCGTTCGTATGCACCTGAAGCACATCGACCACCGCAGACCCAGTAAACTGATGCTGTCCTGTTGATCGGATTGAGACCCGATAGCGTTTGCCAGCTTGGATATTCATGGTCCTATTATCTCACACTTGGCCCAGACTTGTCAAGCGCATTCTGTTTGCCTGGTTTCCGCTCGAAACGCGGCCCGGGCATTGACCTTGGCGGGTCTCCGCTCGTCTCGGTGCGCTCCACCGGTCTGCCGAATCAGCGGCACTCGGGGGAACTTGAGCTTCTTGATAGGTTTACGCATTTATACAGTCCCTTATACAGTCCCTTGACGGATTTTGAAACCATTTTGACCTTTCGGCATTTTCAGTTTTGGAGTCCCTTAGAATCTTCTGCCCGGCGCGGAGTCCCGTATAGGACCCCAAAGGTCCGATTTTTACATCGACCATACAGGGGCCCGGGGATCAAGACCCCAAAACTCAAAGCCCCTTCGCTTCCCTCACCACTCGCCGCTTCTCCGCGGCAATCAGCGTATCTGCTTGCTCTTCTGTTGAGGTCAAGGCGATTCGCTCGCCCATATACAGCACAGCGAACCCATAGGAAAACTCGATCTTCTGCCACTTACTTTGCATGTTCGACATCTCTCTCTCTCTCTACTGGGTGACACACATGGCGATGATGGCGATGAGGTATCCGAACATCAAGGCCAATGTGATGATGTTTGCCCACACCAAAAAGGTTTGAAATCGATGCGTCACTTGGACCTCACATAATCCGCATCATGAGAGCACATGACTGCGCTATCGGCACGGGAAAGCTCGAAGGTCTCGACGGCTGCTGCAAGGGCCAACAGCTTGGTTCGCAGGAAACCCGGCAGACTGTTGAACTGGTTGAAGCGCTCGATGAGGTCCATCTCGTCCAAAGCCTTGTGGTATTCCCGTGCGTTTCTGATTCTATTCATACTCTGTTACTTCTTGTCCTTTGTAGCTGTCAGCGATTCGGTTATTAGAACCCTACCGGCGCGGACGCATCCGGTCCGACGTTCGAGGGCGTGCCCGCTGCGTCAGGCGCGAGCTTGTTATAGAGGTCTTGGAACGATTCCTTCGTCTTCGCGTCAAAGCGGTTCACGCAATACGTCAGAGCCCGGGCATCGTCGCCCCCGAAAATCGCATAGGCGCGGACGATGTGGCACAGACGGCGAGTCGACATGATGCTATCGCACGCGCCCTCGGCAAAGGTCATGCGGATCGCATCAGCCCAGCGGGACAGCGTATCGAAGAACGTGACTGCATGAGGCGTCATGGCGTAGCCCGCGGCCTCAAAGTGCTTTGCGAGGATCTTCTTCTCGATGACGATTGAAGGATATTCCTGCTCCACGGTGATCGGGAAACGTTCGAGGAACGCTTCATTCAGAAGACCGGTGCCCACGAAGTGCCCCGCCTCATCGCCACGGCCCTTGGTGTTCGCGGTCGCGACGACGGTGAACCCAGGCGCGGGGGCGATGGTGATGCCCAGCTTCTTCAGCGTGATCGACTTGCCTTCCATGATGGGCTGCAAGCAGAGCAGTTTCGGACTGGCGAGGTCGACTTCGTCGAGCAACAGGACAGCACCGCGGAGCATCGCGACGATGGCGGGACCCGGCTCGAAGACGGTGTTGCCATCGCGGAGGCGGAACCCACCGAGCAGGTCGTCTTCGTCGGTTTCCAGCGTGATATTGGCGCGAACGTATTCACGCCCAAGCTTCGCGCACGCCTGCTCGACCTGGAAGGTCTTGCCGTTGCCAGACTGGCCGCTGATGTAGATCGGGAAAAACTGACGCGAGGACAGCACCTGCTCAACCATGTCGTAGTCCCCAAAGGGCACGAAGGTCTTATTTCGAGCAGGAATGGTCGAGAGCAGCGAAGCACCCTGCGCGAGTGCCTTCATTTTGTCCTCGATGGTCGCGTTCTGAAGATCGTGGTCTCGCACATCCGCCTGCACGCTCATCGAGATAACGGGTGCAAGTTCCGGCGCGACGGCCGTCACCGGCACGAGGCGCTCAACCTTCGCGGGCTTCGCGATAGGCAGGGGCGACAGCGAACCGTCGCCAGACGGGACCGTGTAGAGGCCGCGCCCGATCTTGTGAGCTTCGGGGCCCTTTTGGAGCCATTCCGCGAAGATCCCGGTCTTCGTTTTGTAGTCAAACAACTGTGCCCGCGTGATGGTCTCGCCATAGGTCTTGCGAAGGTCCGCGTTGATGCCGGCGTGCCTCTGTTCTTTCGTCATTTTCATATTTTCCGGCGGTGCGGGGTTTATTGCCTCCCGCAAGGGCAGAGCCCTAGCTGAAGGGTTACTTGGTGGACAGCGCGGCGAGAAGCTTGGCAGCGTCCGCCTTCGCGGCGACCTTGTCGCCCATCACCTTGACGTTGACTGTGGAACCGTCCGCGAGAGTGATCGCGAGGCATCGGCTGTAGAGTGTGCTAACTGACTTGATCATGAATACCATTATACGCTCATATCCTGCCGATGTCAATCGAATAGTGGTTACAAAATTGTAACCAAAGCAGATTTTTGAAGAGAAAGCGAAAGTCACGCAAGTCAGGTTGCACTTACAAAATTGTAATCAGAAAGCATAACAAAAGCGAAGGTCTCGCCAGGATGCGCTTGGCAGCGTGTGCTATCGGGCAGGATAAACACTAAGGGGTCAGTCGGGTTTGTCGTTCCTACCCAGTCCTGACCCCTTCGTATATGAAAGTCGGCAGTTTATTGGGGTTGCCTCCCCTTTTGGGTTTCGCTATATCTTCTCCACCTTCTGTTCTAGCTTCGAAAGGCGACCTTCAAGGTCCGCAATTCGCATCACCAACGAGGTGATAATGGACTCGATGCGTCCGATATGCGCGGTGTTACCCGTGGGGGCACTCGGCAGCATTCGAAGCGTTTCACTAGCAGGGTTTCCCATGTTCTCTCTCAGTCCTTCCAAATTACGCGAGGTGAGGCACCACGCTGTTGACGAACTTGCGATTCGCTTGTGCCTTCACCATGCTCTTGGTGAACTCCGCAGCGATCTTCTTCTGCGTGAGGTCGGCAGTATCGAGCTTCTTGAATTCGTCTTCCGTCAGCGTCACGCTACCCACAGGCAGGATGATCGCGAGGTCCGCCACAGCGATGTCCGACGGCAGCACATACTGACCATCAGCGCGGAGCGCCTCGGTGATCGTCGTCGGCTCGATCCTCTTCGCAGCTTCCTGCTTCCCCGCACGGATGAGATAGTCGAACCCATCGGTCCGATACGTCACGCGCTTGGGCTTCTGCCACGAGTAGTAATACTGGCTGCGATCTTCCTGCATGTAGATATACACGGTGCGCGTATCATGGCGAAGCTTCATGACGTCGAGGAGCATAGTCAGCACCCCGTTCTGCGGCATGGTCGCACCATAATACGTGTCGGTCTGCACGAACGAGAGATTCTTCTTCGTGACTGCATCGCGCACGACGAACGGGCTGTCGAGGCTGGTGTAACCAGCGCGGCGTGCATACGCATACGGGTCAGGCGTGTTCGTCTTGAACCACAGGCGGTTCGTGTCCTCGCCATCGGTGATGACGATGAAGGTCGTCTTATCGAGCTTCTGCTGATTTTTCATGCGGGCGACAATACGCTCGGCAATCATCATGCCCGTAAACAACGGCGTGCCGCACAGCGCCGCATCGGGAATCTGATGGACAGCGCCCGACAGTTCCTGCGACACGTTAGCTTTGCGGTCATACGCGGTCTTCACAGCAAGCAGCGCACGAATCTGGCGCTTGAAACCCGCACGGTCCGTGGTCGTATTCACGAGGCCAATCAGGCGGCCCGACTCGCCGAGTGTGAACGTATTCAGCCCCTGCGACACAAACGAGAAGCGGATGGGGTTACCATTCGCATCCTGCGCAGCAGCGTCCGAGAACATGTAAGCTTCAAACGGGATATTCACCTGGAAGGCGAACACCGCGAAGAGCAGCGTCTGGTCGATGACGGCAGCGAACTGCGACGACATACTGCCCGAACCGTCGATCATCATGACGATGCCATGCGACTTGCCGTTCGGCACGGTCATGGAACGCTTGAAGAGGTCCTCGGTCCAGCGATACTGCGAGAGCTTCGTCAGGTCGAGCTTCCCCGACTTCGCGGTCTTGACGTTCGCGAGGCACTTGGCATTCTTACGGCGTTCGAACTCCAGCGCCATATGCTTCGCGGTCATAAGAAACTGATCATTCCAAATGCCTTCGAGCGCCTCAAGTTCCGACGCGGCTACGCCATTCGCGGCGAGGGTTTTGTGCGCTTTTTCAGCGAAATCGCGCGCCATAACGATTCGATCCTTCATGACCTCATCGTTGAGCACCGGATAGAGAAGATGTTGCACAACACTCGTACCCGCTTTCGCGGCGATGTTCTTCAGCCCTTCCTGCGTCTGGTCGTCAGTATCCGCACTCGGGTCATCGTTAGCACCGGCCGCGTTCGACGCGTCCTTCTGCTGGTCCTGACCATGCGGGTTGTCGCCATCGCTCTTGCTCTTGGCTTCGTCCGATTCGTCTTCGTCGTTTTCGTCAGATTCGCCGTCGGCAGAGTTTCCACCATCGGCGTCTTTTTCGTCTTCGTCCTCGTCGCCAGCGCCTTCGCCGTCTTTTTCGTCTTCGTCTTCTTCGTCCGACGTGTCGCCCGCACCGTTCTGGTCGTCCGATTCGTCTTCGTCGCCGTCCTGGCTCTCACCATCGCTGGCGTCCTGGTCCTGCGAGTTATCCGAATCCGACTCTTCGGTCTCTTCCTGCTTGGGCCCCTTCGAGGGGTTCGGCTGGTTCGAGGGGTTCTGCTGTTGTTCCTTCGTGTCCCGTTCCTTCGCGAGTTTGTGCAGCTCGCGGGCGATAGTCAGGCAATCCTCAGTCGAGGTCGCCTTATCGATGCGCGACAGCCACACACGCTCTTCGGCGGTAAACGGGACCGTCGCGAACGCGCCGATCTTATAGTGGAGGTTGATACGGTCGATGAGCTTCATGGAAGCAATCGCGACCTGTTCACCGGTCTTGGGGTTGATCAACGCAGTGTTGGTCCCCTTCAGGATCGGGCCGTTGGTGTGAAATTCGCGATAGCCCTTGAAGAACGTCGGGGCGAGACCAGGGAACGCGCCCTTCATGCGGCGCTCGATGCGAGCATCTTCGATGATGTTCAGGTACGAGAACAGTCCAGGCTTCAGACCCTTGCCGGCGGTACGCGAAGTAAAGAGCCCGTGACCGATTTCATGCGACATCAGAAGGTCGCACTGCTCCACGGTCAGACCGGTCCAATTCGGCACTTGAAGGATTCGAAGTTCCGGCGAGAACTTCGCGGTGTCGAGCCCGTCAATCACCTGGACGGTGATGTTTTCACGCGCCATCAGGTTCGCCACCGCACGCTTCGAATCGTTGAACAGATCCAACATACTAGTGACTTGAGCAGTGCTCGACTTCATGATTCTATTATACGCTCATGGCCCCCGCTTGTCTACTGAATTCTGCCCCTTAAAGTGTCCTATTTTAGCACACCAATAAACGCAACAGGTTACAGGGATCGACTTTCGCTTTTCTTACGCTGCCGAAAACATTAGCATTTTGCCTGATTTTTGGTATGCTCGGCAAGTTTCCGCACCATGTAAAAACATTAGAGTTTTCATTAGGTCTCTGAAGGCGTGAGGCGTTCATTATTAATGCACACCCTCAAAACTTGACACAAGAAAATGCCGCACAGGGCCTAGGCTCCGGGCTGCAGCCCCCCGCCCCGGGGCCCCGGGCCATGAAGGCCATAAACTCTACCAGACTTTGGCGGTCGCACAACTGGTGGAATGCACATGTCGAAATTTTATAGAACTTATATTAACACCTGAACGAGACTACACACAGAATACTTCAAACGTTGTGCGAGTTTCAATTTCGGTAAGTGTTAGCCCGTGCTCTGTGCGGCCTTGCGAACGACGAAGTTTTTCGAAGTGCTGCGAAGTGTTATGAAGTGTTATGGAAGTTATATCGAGTTATATTAATACTCTTAAACACACACCACGAAATCGCCACTTGCCGAACGCCAAAGTTTCGGGGCGCGCGAGGAGGCCTAGGCCATAGCTTATACCTGTTATACCTTAAGGTGCCATGAGGTTTCGCCTTCGTCGGGGCGCTTAGCCGAATCCAAAAACCCCATGTCCCTTCATGTCCCTTCTCATCATCTTTGGCCCAGGCCCCAAAACTCCAGCCTTCCTTACCCATTCCTCTCATATCCCTTCTTGCGCCTATTCGTTTGCCCGCAAGGCATTCTTGCGCCTAGGGCCGCGCTGCCCGCTCTCGCTCCCCACCCCTCTCCACTTCCCTCCACTATAGTCAGGTCCCCACCGGGGACCTTGCCAGTCCTCGGCACACTCTCTGCCCATCTGAATCCCTCTAACTTATTGCCAGAGTCCAGTCTTAGCCTCTGTCCCGGGCGCGCTCTAAATACCAACATGCCGACACCACGCACCCAAGCACAACTCCTCTCCGTCCTCAAGTCTGCGGGCTATTCCCAGGTGCTGTCGCCGTCGGCTTCCTCGAAGAAACTCATTATCCGGACTCCCGAAAAGGACCGTCAGGCCCGAAAGAAACTCCTCCAGGCACTCGCCAAAGTCTTTGGAGCTTCTGGACGCTGGGTCTCCGATCACTCGGTCTACGGGCATGTGCTCGTTGATAATACCTGGTCCATCACGCATAAGCCTTCCTCTGGAGCAGGCGCCAGCGGGGTGGGGTCACTTTCCGCGTTGGATGCTCGGAAGTTTGCGGGTCGGGCTCGGCAAGGTCGGTTCAAGTATCATGGTCATCCGATTCCCGTTGCTACGTTCACATCGGCGGCCATGATTAAGAAGAGCATCATCGAGGGATGCGCGTCAGCTTCACAACTTGGTAAAGGTGTCGCCTCGGTCTTTGAAGATTTCTTTGCCGCACCTCGGTCGGGATTAGATTGGCGCGGAATTGATATGGCGGTGCGGAAGAAACTCGGCGTCTATGTTGGAGAACTCCTCGTCGGCTGGGTCCTACTTGGAAACAAGGCCGGGGTCCTGAGTATTCAGTCACCACTCAAGGGCCGGCCCACTGCATTTCATGTGCCCACAGACCCCGCCTTTCGTGGTGTGGACAGCTTCTTGGAAATGCAGGACAAGAGCTTCTATGGCATTTCCTCCAAGTATGGAGTCGGCGCCAAGGCGAGCTTCTTTGGCAATCTATTAGTGCCTGCTCGGGAACTGGATGCTCAACATAAGCTCCAGCCGGGGGTCCTGAAGAACATCGTCGCTGCGGCGGCGGGACACACGGAGAAAGACTCTCGCACGATTGTTTACGCATATGGGGTGCGGTACATCCTGAAGATCCCGGCTTCACAGTTAAGTGATGCGGGCATAGAGGCGGCCGCGCTTCAGATTATCGCGGGCAAGAAGTCACCAGAGGTCGCAACGATTCAGGCTGCGATACAGTCGTGGTATGCGAACAGTAAGAATACCGGTCTGGCTCAAAATATCAATCCTCAGATCAAAGACGCGCTTCCCTTGAGTATTACCGCATTTTTCAATCAGGTGATCGCGGCACAGATCAATCAGAGCAAGGCGGACCTGGCCGCGCTTCATACGATTCTTGTAGGAAAAGACTATTGGCAGGCGAATCTAAAGAATGCGCTGTGGGAAAAGGACCAGGGACAACTCGGGTTTTCATTCCTTTCGACCAAGTCGGCCAAGGTTCGCATCATCGGAAGCAAGGCACCGATTACCGATCCTGCGGCAAAACAGGGCTGGGTCAACTACGAACTATTTGCATAGACAGGCGGAATGGTTTGTGCTATAGTATAGAGAAGAGTAGCGCGATTGTTACTCAAAGGAGACAGTTACACATCATGGCAAGGTTCAACATTCTCGGCATCGTTCTCGCGATGGCATTAGTGGCAAGTCCCGCACTCGCCCAGCGTCCGGCGACACATGGAGGTGGCGGTCACGCAAGCGCACCAGTCTCTCATGCGGCGCCCGCACAGCGTCCCGCACCTCCAGCACAGCAGCACGCTGCGCCTCCGTCGCGTCCCCCTGGCAGTCAGGGACATGCAGTTCCTCGGCCGCCTCAGGGTGATCGGCAAGGTTATCAGCGAGGAGGTCAGGGAATGCGTGGCGGTCGTCAGGAAGGCTACGGCTATCGTCCCTATGGGCACGGACCGCATGGACGCAATTGGTTCTATGGCGGCCGCTATTGGATGGGCTACTATACACCGTGGTTCTATGAATTCGGCCCTCGCATCTGGTTCTTTGATGACGGATTCTGGTACCCCTATCCTGATATCGTTGTGAGCGTTCAACAGAACGACACCTACGCACATGTCGCCTTTGGACCGTTCCCGCTTGACGCCGAAGTCTTCGTGGACGGAAAGACGCATGGACTTCTCACACAAATCAATACACTCGGTCTTACACCTGGACAGCACACGATCACGATTCATGCAAGCGATCAAGAATGGCAGTATACAATCAACTTGAACGCAGGCGAAACGATCACGATTCGTCATCAGGACTAGAACGATGTGGATCATCCTCTACTATGCCATTATGACAATAGCATGGGTGTCGATGATCCGAGACGCTTTCACGGGGCCGTCACCCGACTCGACGGCCCCGCGTTCTCTCCCACCTCCCCGCACTCCGCAAGACAATCTCCCCATCTGGCAGCGTAAGTATTAGGCACACAGAGCACCCTAAATAATGTTTAGGAGTGCTGCATGTCCCTTACCTACTGCTCAATCTGTCGCAAACCTGTCATGAAGGACAACAAGCCTATCGGTGATATCGTGGACCAGTTTGTCTACGACTTTGCCGGGGACCTGGACTACATCTCCCTGATGCACCGCAAGTGCGCCAAAGACAAGGGCCTACGAATCAAAGATGATACGGTCGTCTCCGAGGAAGATGTAGCGGGTGGTGAGGTCTGTGCTGCATGTGGACATCCTGGCGAGGAGCATGATCCCGAGGCGTGCTTGCATCCAAACTGCACATGCGCCAAGTTCGTCACACGCACAGCGATTGATGAAGCAAACGAACCCCGTATTCCCGACCTTCGCCAGGACTACGATGAGAAGGCCGAGGTGCTAGATGGCACGCTGTATCGTAAGGGCACAACGATACAGGTCTGGTGGACGCACGATGTAAAGGGAAATCGTCTCACACCTTCTGTTCGTGAAACCTGGCAAACTCCAGACCTGACCAACGCCAAGCGCAACTTCAAAGACATGAAGGTGCGTTTCAACGAAGAAATGGACGAGTCACAACAGCTCTCTACGATGCCTCCGGTGAATGAAATGCTCCCCGAACCAGGTGAATTGAACCCTGTCAAAGAGACCGCCGATGCAGCAGTCGCCATTTCAAAGAACGAGAGTGTTATGCGTAAGAGATTCGGAACTGTTGTGCTCGACATGCTCGGCGAGGATGCGCCCCCGAAGAGTAAGATCAAGAAGTATCCCGTCACGATGAATGGCAAAACCATTTATGTGACGGTGCCTCCCCGTGAGGAAGATGAAGTCGATGAGCACATCGTCAAGCACGGCTCTGGCTATCGTTTGGTGTCGCACAAGGGCAAGAACCTTGGTGACTTTTCAAGTAAGGCCGCTGCAGGTAAACATGAAGGCGAAGTCGAGTGGTTCAAAAAGCATAAAGGATAAGCGTCATGAGAACATTCAAACAGGACTGTCTTCGCGAGGCATTCACACGACAGCATTATGAGGCAATAGCAAAGATTATTGCGACCCACGTAAAACGTGCGGACGGGCAAACACTAATTGTGCTCAATACAATTGCGAACGACCTAGCAGATGTATTCAGAGATGACAATTCTCGCTTCGACAAAGGGTTCTTCCTCAATAAATGCGGGGTCTAATATGCTCCGCTATGCTCAGTTCTTCACCGAAGCAGTCGACCAAAAGACTGCGTTTGCGCGAATCGACCAGATTGCCAAGCTTCCGCACGACCCGTTCTTTCGGGGTGGAACGCTGAACAACGAATACATCTTCGCGCACGAACCTGACAATCCACCGATGTCCCGCTGGAATGATGTGGTTTCACATCGGGAACGGGTCGGTGGATTGAAACTACAGCATGTTCCTGTGAATAAGCTCATCCCGACACAAGATGGGGTAACTATCACCTTGCTCAAACGCCTTATCAAGGCGAACCCTGCACGATGGAATGAGAATAAAGAGGAAGTGGTGAGTGTCGTGAAGCAAGGTGAGCGTTACTATGTCATGGATGGCACTCATCGTTGCGCGGCTGCCATTTTGATGGGCTACCCTACGATTGAAGCTGAAGTCCGTGAAGCATAAATAACGGATGAGCGCGAGAGTTGCGTCCCGCACCCATCCTCAACGCTACCGAACTAGAAGGAGTTCGATATGTCTAGTATTACTTATCACAAACATCATATCATCCCCAAGCACATGGGCGGCACAGACGATTCCGCCAATATCGTTTATCTTACCGTGCCCGAACACATCGCTGCCCACCAACTACTCTATGAGCAATATGGCAAAATAGAAGATGCGTTAGCTGTGCGTATTCTATCAGGATGGATGAATGACGACGAAACCGTGCGAGAGTTAACAAAACTGGGCAACCGGCGAATGCGAGAACTTTACCCCACGCTCTCAAAAGAGAACGGACATAAAACGCAAGCACTACACCCAGAAGTGCGTAAGAACCTCTGCAATTCTACTGAAGACGCAATAAAACGTAATGCAAACCCTGCGTATCGTGTTAAACAAAAAGCGGGATGCGCTCGGCGTTCAAGCGATCCCGCTTATCGAGAAAAACTCGCGCACTCCACAATCGGTCAGACTATGCGTGCGTTATGGAGAGACCCCGTCTATAGAGCTAAGATGTTAACTGCTCGTCGTCCAACTTAGAACCCAGCGTCTTTACTAATCTTCCAAAAGTTGTTTGCGAGACGAGTGTTCGTCAGGTACGCATAGGGGATCGTGAAATATCCACTCATGCCCCATGATGTGCCCCACGAGTTGCGAACAAGAAATCGCGATGTGGAATCGTTGTAGCCAACCGCGAGAACAGCATGACCTCCCAAGACAGATTCACCACTCCCCGGCATCGGTACAATACCCGTCACCGCCACCGTGTTAGATTCGAACGACTCATAGACGGTGAACCCAAATACAAACGGATACCCGTCCGCCAAACAGGTCTTCATGTCAGTTAGTGACGTGAGCGACTGATACAGCGTCACGAGGTCCTTTCGCGCATCCGTATAGCAAGCGTCTGTGGGTTTTACAGCGAACTGCGAAATCGTATACGGCCACTCGGTCTCGGGGCAGACTCCCTGGGTGATGAGCGTTTTGATTCCATCACGCAACGATGCTCCCGCGTCGGAAGCAATAGTGCCCTCTAAGGCTCGCTCGTTATAATACACGAATAGCCGGCTCAACTGAGCAAGCGTCACGCCATCCTTCTTTTCTAAGAACTCTAACGCACCAGTTAGAGCATGTGCGGTACAGCTTCCCAACTGGCCCTGGTCCTCAATCGGAGCGCAAGTCGCACGAAGATCGACACTTGCTGGTAGCTTGACGACGGTTTTCTTTACGAGGAAGTCCCGTTGATCGGGCAAATCGGGAACCCATCCAAAGCGATGTTTCAAAATATGTGACATGCGTTCTCCTCTGACTATAACTATTTCTTGACAACCGGTGGACACGGGGGCGGTGCAGGTGAAACAATCCACTTGCGAAGATCGCCAATAGGACGACATGCGACAACGCCATCCTTTGCGGGTTCTACGCAGACCTGTGCGTAGTCGGGGGTGATGCGTTGAATGAGCATGACCGGAGGTTCGGTGCGTGTCGCATCATACGACTTGGTCATGTTAGCCCAGGCAGGTACCTGCGATTGCTGTTCTGTATAGTAGTCCTGGCGCCCCAACTCCCGAGCGTGGAGCATCAATCCACTCATCGCGAGCCAGCCAACCACAACCATAAATGCAAGCACATACATCCAGCTATCCGTTAGAAACCATTCATGAAAAGTTCTCATTTGATAACTCCCTTCGTGCGGAGTGTGATCGTCAATTCGAGCATTTGCTGCTTCAAGGCGTCATTTCGCTCCGTAAGTGTTTTGATTTCTGCGCGTAGTTCGTCTGTCGATTGAGTCTGGGCCTTCACCGCGGTATCCACAGAGCTAATGCGACTAGTGATCCCATAATACGCGCCATAGCCGCCCCCGATGAGCGTAATCAGCGTGGTAATGATCACCAAAAACATCTTCAAACTGAATGTCACATGGACATTTGTGAAGTCGAGAGGGTTAGGGTTCTCCGGCATAGTCTTACTTCACAGTCGCACGCAAGAACCATCCATGTTTCCTATGCGCGTCTGTTCGGTCCGCCAAGTAGTTCATGAGCCCCTGCTCCCCCTTAGCTTCAGCGAGTTTGAAGCACACCGCGATGCGGGACAAGAGCATTTCGTTGGCTAACAGAAGGTCCTGCACCATCGGGAGAGGCTGAGGACCTGTGAGAGGTGTATCGGACAGCGTGCGATACTTTTCAATCATCGCTATCGTGTAGATCGCGAACGCATCGAGCTTACGAACATGTTCGGCCATGTCGTCGACGGTGCCGTAGACCTCTTCATAGATGCCCTCGAAGAGCTTATGGAAGGGACCAAAGTCTGGGCCTTCCACATTCCAGTGGTATCCATGCGCCTTGAGATAAAAGATGACCGTATCCGCAAAGAGGCTTCGCATCGCCTCCACCAGGTCACTATCGTTCTCGGTTTCAACAAATTCTAACTGAATACGGGAGTTTCGCATACTCTGCCTCCCGCTTATTTAGGGCTTGTAGAACACATGGACCGGCTCAAACTTGAGTAGTCTGCCATCCACCTTACAGAAGTTCTTCGCGGTCAGCGTCCCGTCCTCGGTCGTCCTGTTCGCACCCGGCATAGATTTGAGCGCCATGAGGATTGTTTCCTTGAACTTAAAGCCGAGCTGCTTGGCAATCGCGATGCTGTCCTGTTCGAGCGGCAGATATTTACTCCCAACCTTGAGGTCCGCGATATTCCAAAGCAAATAGCGTTCCGGTGCGAGCCAGTCGTATGCCGTTTGAAGTGTCGGCCGTAGGAACCCCTCGCGCCAGCTATCGTAGCTAGAGAATTTCTTATAGGACTGATTTTCGTCCTCGCTGTAGGCTTCCCTGTTAAAATATGGCGGACTTGTGAATACGATGTCCAGTTTGCCTTTGAGCTGCTGGAATCCCGCATCACGCTGTACCACTTCCGAGCCATAAGGCATCACCAGATAGCGATTGGTCTCGTCATACAAACTTGCCCCGCCGCGTACCTCGTTATAGAACTTACCGATGTCATGATAGATGTTCCCATCGGCATAAAAATCGGGATTCGGGTCTGTGCCGATATACCGAACCGGCTGGAACTCATTCGTCGTCGTGCGGAGGTCTAGGGATAGCGCCGCAAGCAGGCGCCCGGCCCATCCAGCACTCGGGTCCCATATCATCACCCCACCATCGCGCTCCAGACCCTTAAGGAAGGTCTCGTAGAGTAGCTTCGCGGTCAGGGGCGGGAAGTTCACGGCATACGAACACATGCTAATGCGGAATGACTTGAACATCGCCGGAAAGAGCTTTTGCCCTTTCTCATAGAGGCGAACATGAAACGCATGATCTCGGTCTAGTTCTTTGTTCGCTCGAATAACTCTGCATGTGATCTTTGGTAGCACACCAGACTTCACCAATTCGATTAGCTCGTCGTAATTCAGCACGAGGAACTCGGCGTCCTTCAGGTGCTCCGCGTATCCGGTATAACTCTTGTCGAGCTTCTTGGCTTCGATGAGCAATTCGTGGGTGCCATAGGTGCGCTCTTTTGTCCCAAAGTCTCTACAAAATTCGGACGCATCGGCAGCTTTGACTTCAGGAAAGTGCGGGAGCCCGTCACCCTTCTTGACCGTTTGGGCAAAGAAGTAAAACGAATCCCGTAGGAAATGGCGACGGGCATATGGTAGATAACGCTTGAAGAGCTTATCGTCCGCGAAGAACTGGTAGATGCTACGTCCGTTATCATCCTCTGTATAGTTGAAACGCACCTTGAGCATACGCGACATGTTCCAAGCGTTCACGCTATTGCCCACGTTATGCGTATTCAAGATCACTCGACGTCCTGTTAGTTCGTCCTTATGCCAGAACTTATTCGCGTTGAATGAGGACATCGCGTTGAAGTCCTCACGCACCTCATCCTCACTCCACCCGCGCACCGGTGCGATGTCCTGTATGTCCCATATGGAACGGAGGGCCGAACGCATTCGCTGCACGTAGTCCAAAAACTCCGCGTCAGTCATGCCGAGGATCGCGTCATAGGTGACGTTGATCTCGGGGTCGTCTAGGATGGGGTTGATTCCACAGATGCTCATATCAGATACTCACTTGCTTTACGCAACAATTTTACGTCGTCTTTGAAACCGCCGAGGCCTCTATTGCAATGTTCACATAGAAGTCCGCGCACTTTACCTGTTGTATGGTCATGGTCTACCATCAGTCCACGGGGTCCGACAGTGCCACATATCTTACAGACGCCATCTTGTGCTTGCGTCATATCCGCGAGTTCATCGGGGGTGAGCCCGTACCGCTTTTGGAGATTGACGTTCCGCACTCGTTCACAATGCGCGTCATAGTCCGCCAATTTACGTGCTTGGCGGACTCCCTTAATGCGCTCTTTGTTCTTCACCCAGTATGCCCGCGACCACTCCTGCGAATGCTTACCACCCATTAGATTTTGATCTCCGAAAACCCTCTGTTCTTTTGGAACGTAATGGTATGAGCAAATTTGTCTACGAGGACATCCGTTTTATGCGAGATGACAAAAACCCGCGTATCCTTCTCCAGCCCCGCGATGATCTTCAGGAACTCTTCTGTCCCGTTGGCGTCTAGCGACCCATCAAACACTTCATCCAGTATCAGGAGGTTGCTGGCTGCGCTGTTCTTCAACCGCGCTACGGCTCGCCAGGTCAAGAGGAGCGCCAAGTCAATACGCTTCTTCTCACCCTCGCTAAAACTATCATACGCAAAGTCGTCACGATAACGGCTCTTGATTTTCTCTTGGAACTCATCATCCAGCGTGAACGCAATCGGGAAATCCATCGCAGTCAAATAGGCGTTGATTGTCCGATTGATGATCGGAATGTAATGCCGTATTACTTTGGACTTGATGCCACTATCCCGCAAGAGCATTCCAGCAGCATCTATTATAACACGCTTTTGCGACAAGTCATCATGTTTTTTTACAAGCTCACCAAGTTGCCGTTGGAGATCCTCGGCATCGACTGCCTGCGGGGTACTCACGGTCGCCGATTCGAGCTTGTCTCGTTCTTTGCGAAGCTCTGCTCGCCGTGTTTCATACACGCGAAGCGAAGACTGCTGTGCGGCGATTTGGTTCTCTAGCGTCTTGGCATTTGCAAGTTCGGCGTTCGCTGTTGCGACGATCCCACCATACTTGGCAATCAACGTATCACACTGCGCCAGAGCTTTGTTCGCCCCATCTTCTTTACTGTCTAGCGTATTATAGCGTCCCTGTTTCAGGTCATCGGTCAGAGATTGCTCACACTTTGGGCAAATATCATTCGTTGCATAGAACGCTCGCTCTTTGGCTAACTCTTTTAGCTTGGCTTGTATGGCAAACCTGTTGCGCTCGTAGTCCGACTTCTTCTCAAACGCCCCAGTGAACGCCTTGTGATCGGTATCATACTCCAGTAAGTCCGATTCCAGATTTGTAATCGCTGATTGCGTTTCCAGTATGGTGTTGCTAACTTGCTCGATGTTGGTGTCAATCACCGCCAATTGCTGCTGACGCTGTTCTTCCAGATGCTCCGTGAAGTTCTGCGCCATCTTGACCTGTTCACCGACAAGCCCCTTTGCCTGAATGCACTTGTCAAGCTCATTCTTCAGCGTGGTCAGTTCGTCCTTCGTCAACGCATTCATCGCCGAGAAAATCCCGATATCTAAAAGCGACTCGACAAGTTCACGGCGAGCGCCGGCGGCTAACCGCATAAATGGAGTATATGATGTATTCCCAAGAATGACCACCTGTTGAAACGCCCGAAATGACAAGTTCAAAATATTAGTTTCAAGTAATGTTTGGTAGTCCAAAGCGGAAGCCGGTGAGGGTATAAGCGTTCCGTTCTCGTAGATTTCAAAAATGTTCGGTTTGATACCGCGCTTGATACGATACACCCCGCTATTGGTCTTGAAATCCAATTCGACTAAGCAATCTCGTCCGTTAATCGAATTGACAAGTTTTGGCTTGTTCACATTTCGGAGAGGTCTTCCATATAAAGCGAAACAGATGGCCTCACTCAAAGTCGATTTCCCCGCTCCATTATGCCCGACAATAAGGGTCGATTGATGAGTATTGAGGTCAACTACGATGGGTGAGTTTCCTGCTGCTAGGAAATTTTTGTATGAAATGCGGGTAAAGGTTAGCATACTAATGTGTGCGGAGCATAACGGCGCAGGATACTCTGGGCTAAAGCGATGGCGTCATCGATTGTTTGTCCCTGCCCGTGATACGAAACACGAAGCTCCAAATTTTCGAGCCTATTATCGTTACGGATTCCATTTCGGTGATGTATTGATTCGTCTATCATAATAGGCCGGCCCAAATGTTTCGCCATAACTGCTTGATGCTCATAAACCGAAACCGAACCTGTTGCGCCCGGATAATCATAACAACGAATAGTGATGTACCCATTCTTATCTTCGCGGCGGCCGCCTTTCCATCGGGGGTGTTTTTCGCCCCGGCGGGCCCGCGCTGATGCTCGTAACTGGCATCCACAACTTTTTACTTTTTCTGTTGCCAAATGTGTTGCGGAAGTAACATATCGCGCACCACATTCGCATTCACACTCCCATAACTGATGCCCCCATTTATTCTTTCCGGCTCGGGCAAGAACGACGAGCTTTCCAACCTTACGACCGGTCAAGTCAATAGCCACTTTGAACGGCATAACACCTCCTATGAACACCTGTATTTATAATACATCTATGGTTCTACATTAGAGTATTTACAGGCGTCCATCTTGGGTTGCCGCTACTGCATCCTGGTATTTCTCACGCAGATACGCAAACAACGCATCCTTATCGCACGAAATCGAAAGCGTGTCGATATAGTCCTTCATGAGCGTCAGCGTATCCAAGTCGGGAATGTTGGTGCTATCCGTTTCGTCCGCATCATCCACGATGATGTCGTCTATTACCAGCACATCCTGCACATTCACTTTATAAAGGCAATCGAGAAGCACATCAAACCAATACGGTTGTTCGCGGCTTTTCACAATCACCTTGATATACGCATCGTGGTAGGGTGAGTCCGGCGCGAGAATGGCCTGCGCGAGCTTCTTGATGTAGTCGTGCTTCTGTCCCGCGTCATCATAGAGAATCTTGACGAAGAGTGAATACGGATTTTCGATATAGGTCAGTTCGTGTGTCTCGGTATCAAACAAATGGAACCCTCGGGGGTCCTGATAGTCACTCCAAATCATCGGAAACATCGAACCAAGGTAGAAAATGGGGCCTTGCTGTGATTTATGATGATAATGACCTGACATCACCAATTCAAATCTATCAAATAATGATGCGGGCATTCCTTCATTTGTTGAAAGCCCACGATACATCTGAAAGCCAGCAATTTCTAAGTGTCCGATAACAATAGAGCATTTACTATCTTCGATGTGCCGCATCGATGCTACCCTATTGTTATCTGTTATCCACGGCAGCAGAAGAATGTCGCACCCGGCGATATTAATTTCCGTGGGTTGCGAATGCACATGCACTCGGTCCGTCACATGCCGGTAGAGGTCTTCCACCAAACTCACTTCTGTTGAAGAACGATAGTAAATATCGTGGTTGCCCAATAAGATATCTTGAGATATTCCCAATTCTTGCATAGGGGCATCGTATACATCGTTTATAAACCTTGCGGTGTTTCCGTTGATGTATTTTCGTCTATCACAAAAATCTCCGGCGTGAATAACACGAGTAATGCCTTGTTCTTTGAGTGTTGGAAAAACAATATGCTCATAGAACTTTCGCATTGACAATTGCATGACGCCAGAATCGTTACGGGCTCCATGGTGAGTATCAGAAAAAATGCCTACCTTCACTTAAACAACTCCGGTCTATATGCTCGTAATAGATGTTCCGCATGAGATAGCACGTCTTGAAGACGCTGCCCAGAGGGCTGTGTTTTCAACCAAAGCTCAAGATTTTCATTGCGGTTGTCTTGTCTATTCCCATTCAAATGATGCACCGTTTCACCTTTCCGCAATGGTCGTCCTAAATGACGTGCCATTATAACTCTATGCTCGTATGCGGAATTAGGAAAGGGCTTCGAGCCCGGATATTCAACATTACCAACTCTTACATATCCGCTTTTCGGTTCAACATACCGGTAATATGCGGCTGGTTTACGAACAAGGTCCGCACGAGCGATGTTTTTTGCAGCCTGTTCGTTATGAAGACACCCGCAACTACGAGTATTGCCACTCCGAAGCGCCGAGGCATCAACAACCGTAGTATTGCCGCATTCACATAAGCATTCCCACATAGTAGTGGTTTTCTTATTGGGCGTTCTACGAATTACTATCAAACGACCAAATATCTGTCCTGTCAGGTCTATAAAATGTCCCATACGAGTATTTAGTATACATCAACACCACACATCATATTGTGCGCCTATTAGAATAACACGGCGTCTTTGCGCGTGTCAAGGGCTTTCGCAAGAGGCGTGTCGATCTTATGCTTGTGCGTCGTCCAATAGGCGATACGCGCCTTAGCAATCTCGACATGCTCCGCTTCCAAGTCAAACCCGATGAACCTGAACCCCTCTTGCACCGCTCCACACCCCGTTGTGCCGGAACCCATAAAGGGATCGAGCACGATGCCGCCTGGAGGTGTCACGAGTAGGCAGAGATAGCGCATCAATAAAATGGGTTTTACGGCTTCAAGTGGGGTGGAAGTTATGCACTCCCACCCCAACCTCCGCTTCAAAATAGGACTGCAACTCACTTGGCAGTTTGTTGTATTGTTCCTGCGATAGTATCACGGACAAACTCTCTTTCATTATACACTTGGTCGTCAGTAAAACGCAACACCTGATATCCACATTTCTTCAGGTAGGCATCTTGTGAGCGGTCTAACGCAGCCCGCCTCGGTTCTGTGTGCCAGTATATTCCATCCCACTGCACAATGATGTTTGTAGGAAGTAGCACATCAACCAAAAACTTCTCACATAGGAGCACCTGTTCTCTAAACTCACAGCCCAACTCTGTAAGAATACTCCGCCCGGCCAGTTCTAACTTGTTTGGCCCCACTTTATGCTGCTGCACTTCGTTGCCACGAATACACGCACTCAACACCCATTCGGGGTCCGCAGTGCGGCACGCAATCGAACAATATTTTACGCTATTGGTCTTTTTGCGTGATGGGCTCCGCTCGAACACATCCCCACAGGTCTTACAAGTAAAGGTGTCCTTATACCGGCTTTGGTAAGTATCATAGCAGGTCTTATCACAAAACTGGTTCGCAGTTTTTTGGATGCGTGACGGAACCCGAGTTAGTTTATTCCCACATTGAGCACATACCACACTTTGCGCCGTTCTTCGCAGTGGTTTAGGACTTGTCGCATAACACCGGTGTGAACAGTATTTTCGGCGATAGGCCCGAGTAAAGGTCGTTCCACAAGCAAGACAAGTTTGTGTGTGCATACATCTATTTAGGGTATTAGAGAGTTTGCCCTAATAGTGCTTGTATTTGTGCCACTATTTCTGGTGGTGTATCTGGTTTCATCACATAAGTTGCCGCTTCAAAACGATGCGAACCCCCGTCCACACACTGCGACACATAACGTCCTCCGCCTCCGTCGCATCCACACACGGTACAACGCAAGAGTGGTGTGCCGGCTCCGCGCCCAGCACCTGCACGGGGGCTGCGTACTCCAGCACTATTGGGGTCCCGTCCCACGGTCTCTGGTGTGGTCTTGACCGGCAAGTGTTCGCATCCGGCCTCTCGCTCTGCTCTAGAGGGCTTAGCGACGTAGAAGAACCGCGCTGCTCCGCCGTTATCACTATATTGCGGCCCACAAGGGATACCATTTCCTTCATGCCATATACCACCCGTTCCGCGGCGAAACGGAGTGACACCATCAGACGTTTCACCAACTGTAGCGTTTCCATTAGATACAAAACCTGGCCGGTCACCGCTCTGTTCGTTCAACTGACGCACCGGGCAGTCTGGTGTGCAACGCCATTCTTCGATGACCTCATCAGGCTGTTGCTCCGATGTAAATGGATGCCCCGCGCCGTCTCCAAAGGGTTTCGAGCCATCGTCCCACCGATTGATGACATAGCCAGGTTCAACATGCGATCCAACGCACACACAATCAGGTGAATGTGAGAGCAGCACATTTGCGGGCCAGCGTCCCTTTGAGGATTCAATAAACTCCGAGCCCTTTTTCTCCGCTGTCTGCTTGATTCGTTCGCCCTGTTCTCCATGAAAGGTCGTCCCGTTGCGGTCCGCAGCATATTTGTATCCCGGGTTCCCACCAATACGAGTCGCATCGATGTTGATCGCACCCGTCCCATGTTCCTGTATGTTCTTCGCAATAGAAACACTCATAGGCTTTCGTGCGAGGACGATGGGCTCTCGTGCTGGTTTGAGTGCTGTGCCCCACCCCTCCCACTGCTTGGCTGCGTCAGTCACAGCAGGTTCGCTCGGCGCATTCCATTCACCCCCGCCCATACCTTTGCCATACACCTTGTTCTTCATGTTCGGCACAGAGGATGATGCGCGGGTATGTCCCGCTTGCTTATCGATGACCTTTGAGACATTCAGAGACTTGGGGAACCCGGACGCATAGATCCAGTCCAGTTCATCTCGTATTTCAAACCCCGCATCTTCTATCGCACAGGTCATCCGATGATGTGTGCGAGTGCCCCCAAAAGCGAGCATGTGTCCGCCCGGTTTGAGCACTCGGAGCACCTCTGCCCACATCAAGACATCATAGGCGATTTTGGAGCCGTCCCAGCCTTTAGACATAAACCCAGTGGATGCTAAATACTGGTTATGAACAATGATGTCGAACGACACTGCCCTGTTTGTGATATCATCTACTACGCAAATATGACGAGGCTCAAACATGGCCGGCAAACGACGTGTTCCCGCCAATGTTCTTACCACTTGCGAGCCGGTTTGCTTGAGAAGGGCAAGCAATACCAATGCCCCGTATGTGGAGAAATGTTCTACCGTTCCCCCGCCGGCACTAAAGCGCGGCACGGACAAATATTCTGCTCGGCCAAATGTGCTTATCAGTTGAGAAAACGCATTGTTGAACGACCCTATGTTATGGTCTCCGATATCAACCGAAGTGAGGCTATGAAGAAAGCCTGGGTAACTCGTCGTCGTAATACCAAACCCTACCCCGATGCCGCCCGCATCAAAGCCCGTGCCAATGCTATTCAACGCTTGGAGTGCGGCAGTCGTGTTAGCAAGTTTGAACATAAAGCAGCCGAGGTATTCCGTTCCCTCGGGGCCGATATCAACACTAGTTTCCCCATCCGAAACACCGACGGCACTTATGCTTGCGTGTTCGACATCCTTATTCCCCAACGGCGACTTGCCATTGAATGTCATGGAACTTATTGGCACGGTGGTCGCTGGAGTTGGGAACCCAGTGATACCACTCAAACAAAGAACCTTCTGTACGAGGAACGAAAGATAGTCCTCGCCAGACAACTCGGTTTTGATATTCGCATTTTGTGGGAACATCATTTCAAGGAAGACCCGACTGGCGCTTGCCTTTCCGTCATTCGATAGTTCATACGGTGGGTCTGTCACCACGCTATCAACGCTGTTCTCCGGAAGTTCTTTCAAGAGGGTGCGGCAATCACCTTGTTTCAACATTACATTCATGCTTTTTCGACTTTCGCCTGTTTCCTGCGCTCTTTTCGTCCAGCGGTGTAATCATCAAACCGGCGGATGAAGTCTTTCACATTATCAAACTCCAACATCGTCGTGTCAGCGGGGATATGTGCGCCATTTGGCGAATCTGTATGCGCTCCACCATCAATCACCGACTGCTCCAAGCACTTATACTTGATATAGGTGTGCTTGCGTTCCTTTTGAATCCGGCGAATGAACGCATAGTAAATGATTTGGGTAAAGTATCCAAAGGGATTGCTCGACTTGTCGGGATCAAAGTTGTGGAAGTAGACCAGGCAGTTCTCGATCCCATCCGAAATCATGTCCTCTCGGTAGGTGTAGGCCACGAAGTTCGGCTTGTAACTGAGGTGAGTCGCAATATCCAGAAAGCACTTACCGATGTATTCCGGTATCTGTGGTGAGGGAGTTTTGGTGCGTTTCGCCTTTATGCACGCAGCTCGATAGGCTTTGATCTCAGCCAAGAAGCGAGCGTTATCAACGTAATGGGTAGGAGTCTTTGCCAATTCATGTTCCTTTGTTCGCAGCCTGCGAACTATTCAGCGGAATACTATAGGTAGTATACGACGAATGTGCTTACTTGTCAAGGTCTTTCTTACGAAACACCTCCACCCAGGAAGTGATATTCAAGTCCGGTGAACAACGACGTTTTCGTTCTTCGGTGAGCCAGTCGGTGAGAAGCATCAGATACTCCCACCCGTCGGGGTCATAGACAAATTCGTTATGCACGACTATGAAATGTGAAGCGTGCGGCTTTCTCGACCAAATGACGCGAGCGATGTATGTCCCCCTGATAGGGATACATCGTCCTCGGCTCTGTGTGATCGGCCCGAACGGCAGTTCTTCACCGGTGAGCACTTGTGCCGCTTTTCGGAGCGTCGTATAGTGTGTTCCGGCGCGTCCGATCACGTCCACCACTTCATCAAGCGTCGTTTCTGTCACCATCGCTACACACGTTTGTCCACAACAAGATGACCCCTTAGGTTGATGTAGGTGTGTCATCTCGGTGCACCCAGATTTCCTTGATTCCATCTTTGATTTCTACCCACTCCACGATCATCGAACCTGTGCTAAAGGGACCGGACTTGACTGCATTTGGATACTGCCCCGAGGAGATTTTGATCCTGTCTCCGGGCTGAATGAGTTGCGTTCCGTCGGCCATTTGGTGACTCCGTTTTCGCCAGACTTCAAAAAATTTGACTTTTGTTTGCCGATGCGTTTTCGGCTTTAAGTAACTTAAAGTCCTATAAGGTCTTAGGTCTTCGAGATCTTAAAACCCCAATCTTTTAAGGTCTTAGGTCTCGACCTTTAAAACCTTAAGGTAGTTAATACAAAACGGCAAACTAATCTGTTCCCGATGCAACGTGATAGTTGTGTATGATGATCCCGATGTAGGCTAGAGTGACTACAAAGACGGTCATTCCTGTTTCAGCAGGATATGGTCCCTTCCAGAACGAATAGGAAAACGCAAAAAGCTGAAACCCTAATATCACAATCTTTCCTTTGAACAATCCAGTCCAACGTAAGATCGGGTTGAGTTCTTTGGCATTCGGATTAGAAGCAAGAGCTTTAACAGACGAAAGATAGTCAAACACGTTATAGAGAATAACGGCAGACATGAGCAGGAGATAGTAAGCAATAAGCATAGTCGCACACTCCGCAGAACGCTTTAGGCGTCGTTTTACGAGACGCGGTTTCCCGCACTAGTTAGTTTCCTGTCCCACACTATCATCGTCAAGCCTAGGGGAAGCCAGGACGCTTGGCGCCGTCTTCAAAACAAACTTGCTCAAGTCGATGGCGCGTATCGTCACCGGGAACTTTTCTTCCGCATACAGGACACTCCGCAATTCGGCATGTTTCCAAGCATAATTTCGTCGCACCCCGACTCGAAGGTCGTCCACTACGTCATACAAGGTGATATGGCTTTTCGACGCATGAGTCCGCAATCCCCGGCCTATGCTCTGAAGTGTGCGGATTTTCGATTTTCCCGCTGCCGCAAAGACCAAATTGTGAAGCCGACGAATGTTCACCCCCGTTGAGAACACGCCGTACGAAGCTACGATTATTGCGTCTTTATGTGCGCGTTCGATTTTTGATGGTTTCATTTCGTGCATCCAGCATTTGTTGTTTCCGTATGGGATTCGCCCAGAGAGCCTTCATTGATTGACTATTGGAACCACGCCGCCGGCATGTCATTCGTTCTTGATATTCGGGGGTTTGCCAGAGTTCACGGTTCCTCTGAGCCGTCGTTGCATTGGTTTCTCGTTGAAGCGTTCGTATCTGGTCGCGCCGGTGACCGGTATCTCTCGTCCACGACTCTTTTGCATATTGGGCACTGTCTTCTTTTGAAATGTGGTTACGACGAACTCCTGCCAGCATTTTATCCCGGTTAAGGCTCCACTCACCTCGCATTCGGGTACTGGTGATTTGTGCCATTGACCGACGAACCCATCCATAGAGTTTGTTGGGTGAACGCGCATCAGTGTCATGAATCGTCATGAGATATGCTGCATATATGAGTTTTTTGTCACTTGGATGGAGTTTTACCAAGATTTGATGGGCGACATAATGTTCTTCTGGAGTGAGCCAGGCAACATTTTCTGTCGTATATTTCCCGCCCAAGCACCCCGGTAAAATACGATGTCGTTCATAGTATCCCGCTACCGGTCGAGTTTTAGGAGCACGACTACAGAGAGTGTGGTAGTGTTTCTGATAATCCATCTGGATGCCTATACTGAGTATTATTTATTACTCGTATTTAGTGATATCCAGGCGTCATCAACATCGTCGTTTTCAGTTATCGTATCTGCCGTTTTCTGCGTTCCGTCTGATAAGCGTACAAACCCATCCCCACTAAGAGTAGTAGACCGGTCGCCAAAATGTATGGTTGTTTGGATGTCGTCTGCCTCCACTGACTGCCGAACTTCTTCTCTCTCCACGGAGTCCACCGAGCCGACGACGAAATGGACGTGTTTTTCCGGGCAAAGTTTCTCAATTTGCTCATATAGCTGTCTCCCATGTTTATCGATAAGGTTGAACAGCACAAGAGTATTACCCTTGAGCTTGGATACAAGTTGTGCGACACAGGCCATCCTGGCGGGTGAGGACACAAGGAAGTCAACCTCTTCCTGATAGGTGAAATGCCGAACTTGTTTGCAGACAGATTCGGGATACTTGAGAACACACATGTCTACATGAATGGGAGCCAATTGTTCGGCCCTGACTAACGCATTCGTGGTCGTGACCTGCGTCACACTCCCGAAAAGCCCTTCGAGGATCAAGCGATGAACTTGTGTGTCTGTAAGTGTTCCCGTAAATCCAAATCGGTAACCGACATGATCGCACTTTTCCATGAGCCCGGTAAGAGACTTGGCTTTTGCAAGATGAACTTCGTCGCAGATGACGCACCCGAATTGGCGAAAATAACTGGCGGGCAAGTCATAAATGCTCTGCCACGTGGATATCACTAATGGGGCATTTGGACTTTTAGACATGCCACTTTGGATAGTTTGGATTTGAGTTGGATCGCATCCGTAGCTTTGGAAGTCCGTGTGCATCTGTGCGACCAGCCCCGTTGTCGGGACGATGATCAAGGTCTGCGGGACAGAGATAGCCTGCGTGAGCAGCCAAATGATGTAGGACTTCCCCGACCCTGTAGGCGACACGATGATGCCTCGCTGTGAGTCGAGCGCAGACCGAAGTGCAGCTTTTTGATAGTCCCTGATGGGATGTGGAGCATAGCCTTGGTCAGTCATCCAGTCCAGCCAGCCATCGAGCGCGTCGTCGGGTAGGAACGGGAACACTTCGGGGAGTTGTGCATCAACAGAGTAGCTATGCTGGTCTGTGAACTCGATGAGACGAGGAACCAAACCCCGATAGATGCGATGGTCCTTGAGTTTGAACAGACGCACCGATCCGTCCCAGCCCCGATAGCGGGCTTGGCGTTTCATGAAAACTACGTTGTCGGGCTTGAATGTGAAGTAGTCGGACAGTTCGTGCGCGATAGCATCGTCACAAGCAACAGTCACCCAAACTTCATCTACAGGCTGTATGGTCAGATCACTCATACAGAATACTTAGTGGATTCGCTTGAACCCTCGGAACATATCGACGGGGGGCTTGGGCGCGGGCTGTTCGAGTACCGCGGGCGCAAGGCGCTCCTGTCCGATCCACTCGCAATCATATACTTGCGTCCAGCTAATAGCGGTCCATTCTGGACCTGCAGAGCTATCACCCCCGGTTTGTCCGTTGTAGTATATCCCGGCACCGCTGGCAGTGCTCACAATCGCAGGTATCGGGGTGCATGAAGTCGACCCATAGGTCACGCCAGCATCCCACGCAGACGATACCGATTGTCCCGTTCGCATACAGTATTCCCGCCCTTCCTCGTTTCATCGATTGTCCGCATTCAATACAGACCAGAGTTTTCATAACAAGCCAGCAGCGAATGCAACAAACACGATCATGCCGACAACAGTAAAGATCGCGACGACGACTAGCGCCCCAAAGACCACATACTGAAAGGTCGTGGGCTCTTCAAAGCGGTTTTCGGGGAACTGCGGCTGTGTCACGAGATATTCACACCCACAAATCGGTCCTTTGTATTCGTATTGTGTGCTGACTAGGGGCGCCAAAGGCATCCCACATTTCTTACAGATAATCATACTATCCTGTATAGACCATCCCAACGAAATACATAAGAGGGAAGGTCAGGACCGCCACGATCAGCCAGAGAGGTAGAAAATGGAGGATCGCAATCACCGCTGCTATCGAGCCCATAGTGGCACCTCCGACAACGAACCGCCGCACATGTTTATTCATACTATTTTTTTCCGTAGTTCGTCATGAAGCTTACGCCGAACATGTGAGCGAGACCGCACCCAAGAACCGTAACTGTGCCCCATACCGGAGCATAGTGGATAAGCGCCAGAATGGATGCAATAGGGACTAACAGTATCCCAAGAATCAGACAGCCCCATGCGAATGCTTGAAGATGCCACGATACAGTCTTCATTATACACCCATCTTGAATTTCAGGAAGTCCACCGCGTTTTTGATGTGGAATCCCCGATGATTGATTTGCTTGATGACATCTTCGATGAACCGGAGCGTTTCCTCGATCACCGTCTTGCGTTTTGCCAAATCCTGTAGGACAGGGTCCGCGTCAAGATAGATGGGAAGCTGTGGAGAGAGCACCTTGATGGGCTGCACGGGCCAGTTCTGGGCCTTGCGGACCTCGTCGTCTAGGCGTCCGTTCCAGTATTCGTAGCGGAGATGGTAGAGTGACTTGTATTCGTAATCGAGCTTTTTGTAGCGGAGGCGCTCCGCGACATAGAACTTCCACCACTTTGCGTGGAGGATAGGCACTTCCCGAGCTGCCGTGTCAAGTTCGCTGGCATCGAGCGGAGCATCTTTCTCCCACTCTGCCGCGTATTCATCAAAAGTCATTAAGGACATTATCTCATACCCGACGCAACTTGTCAAGCCCTAAGCAGTCGTAAAGGCTCGAACCTCACCAAGCGCCAATACATCCTCAAACCCGCTGTCTGTTCGCCGAAGGCTCCAGTCGTAGATGGCCTTATCGGCAAGCAAAGCGGTATTTGCCGCGGAGAGGAACACATCAAAAATGCCGTATTTCAAAGCATTCTGGACTGTTGAAAGCGACCCGGCGACACTTAGGATGTTATTGGCATCGCTCTCTTCTGACTTGACGGTAAATACCGTCGTCCATCCTGTTACATAGTCAGGTGCGGATTCCGGCGTTGTAAGCTGAAATCGGAGGATCACCGAGGTGCCGCGGTATAGTTCAAAGTTCGTTTTCTCTGCCATCTTAGTAGTCCAGTGAAATGGGAAGTTCCCTTGTGCGCGACGATGAGGCTCCAAGCCAACGGTCGAGCCGCTGGCTATGCGTAGAGATAAACATGCTGACTCCTAGACGCGGTTAGTCGTTTGTGACAGAGCCGCACGTAATCTGTGGTGTGATCGTGACAGATTCGCCCGGAGCCGAAATCACGAACGGTGCGACACCTACAGGTAGTCGTTCCACTGCGATAATCTTAGTTGCAGTATGCACGATGTAGCCAAACACGTTGGTCACAGCCGGAACGCTCGTAAAGGTGAACTGCTGTGCTGCGGTGTTAGCCACAGACGGAGATCCACCAGTCGCGGCCCATGCGGTGTTTGCAAGTGTCTTAGCTGCATACCCACCACCGGTGCAAAGCACAAAGTCGCCTAGAACGCTTGCGTTATTCGGTGTGGTGTTGCTAGAAAACAAGTCGAGAATGAGGGAAGCGCCCGCCTCAAGGTTGACCAAACGGTTGAGGATCGTTACTTCGCCTTCGTTGGGAACTGTCAGTGCCATGTGAAATCTCCGTTACTGTTGAGTGTAGAACATCCCTGCGGGATCGATGTCTATCAAAATGCCGCCCCTATTGGGCATCACAGGATTCGTGATCGTGACGACGGCAATAGGGATGCTGTCTGTGTCACTTGTGCCGAATGCGAATACAACCGCTTTGTCTACTTGCGGGCCTTCTGCGACAGCGGGAAACGACAACGGATCGGACTGGTAAGCAATCCGGTTGTTGATGTCGTCCTCCACGGGACCGACGCGACTGGTGACCACCAAATCTGTCACTGCTAATCCTAAACCCGTCATGACGGTGCTGTTGCGATCCGGGGTCTCTGTCGTTTGCGACAACCGAGCCCGAATACTTGCCGTTTCCCAGTTTATCGTTCCGTTCTGGAGAAGCAGCGCGCCGTGGTTAAACAAGTATCCTGCCATTCAAACCTCTTGGTATTTATGCTAACACAAGTTCAAAGTCTGTAAAGGTGAATGTCGCGATAGTTGTGAGGATTGGCGCATCACTCTGCACGCTCGTAAACTCCATCTCCCCAAGCATCGTCGGGAAGACATCTGTGAAATGAAACTCCGCAATCGTCTGTTCGGTATCAGGCTGAAGCACATAGAGTGTAGCACGGGTTTTCTCTAGATCCTTGACTTGCGGACGAATGTTGCCGATTTGCTTGGCCCGAGTAGCGCGGAACTGGAGCACCTCTTCATAAGAGTGCGGGAATCCATAGCCCTTCATCCACCAGTAAAGACTGCTATAGGTCTTGAACGCGCCGTCCACCAAGTAATTTACAGTAAACGAAGCGTAGTCCAAGTGATCGCCGACCTCTTGAATCTTGGTGAAGGGGTTGGCGCGGGGCACAGACGGGACACCCACGCTTGGTAAAGTAATGCTCTGCGCGAAGAACGTCAGGTCGGGGAGCGCATCCAGCACAAAGCGGAAGTGGTTCCCATAGAGCCCGTTCTGTTGCTCAAAGTGCGTCGATGGGGCGTAAGTGAGTTCAGGGTCCATACTCGTATTTAGACGATTTTGCAAGGGATTTCCGTGTCTTCATCAAACTCATACACCGCACAGAGACGATGATACCCGTCCGCGATAATGACACGCCCATGATCGGTGTCTCGCACCAGAAGAATAGGGGAAAGTTCGTCACCCTTCTGGATTTTCTCTTGGTTCTTCTTGACGTGCAAGTTAGTTACAGGAAGCGCAGGAAGCCCCGAAGCTCGAAAAATGTCTTTTGACTTGAAGAGCAGAACCGGGGCCTTTTTGAGCCTTCCCACATAGAGACCCGCGGTCGTATCTGTAAAAATGAGACTGAGATACGCATGGGCCGCAGGATAGTTGTGGTCCTCAGGTTCATCGAGCCAGCGGATGTGGTTCTTCTTTTTCATAGTTACCAGGAGTCCGCGATTCCGTCAAGTCGTTTCATGAGTTTGAGCAATTGATCACGAATCCCTGGGTCAGTATCCGCGTTTCGCGCTGCACTATTCACGATAGCTGCAGCGATCTGCACTTGCTCAGAGGGATGGCATTTCTTGGAGATATCGACAGCATCTTTGAGGTCCTGATAGAAGTTGTTGGTCGCTTTTGACTGCGCCCACGGGAGAGTTTCAGAGAGCTGCTGTGCTGCGGCTTCAACGAGAGGGTCTTTAGTATCAGCCATGGGCTATTTCCTTACCATCAATTCGTCGCCAATCTTGCTTGTAATGACGGCCGCCTGACGAGCCATCGATGCACCCTGACGGAACTTGCTCGTCATGAGCGTGGTTTCAAGGTATGAGAGTGCTGTTCCCACAACATCGATAAGGTCGTGGGCGTCTAGTTTCCCGATGTCTCGTTCAAATCTCTCCAACCACTGATTGGTAAGTTTGCTATCCTCGGAGATTTGCTTGACTGCAGCTTCGATGAGTGTTTTGTCGTCCATACTACACTCGATCCTTCAGAATGTGGATAACTTGTTCCAAAGTGTATTGGCGAGCATACGGCATGTCGTCAACGGCGGCCGGAGTGAGTTTGTTGATGGACCGACAAGTGTTATCGGCAATATCGGCCGCGATTTTCTTAAGGTCGTTTTTGCTTTTCGCTTCTTCTGTAAGAATCTGACGAACGGTGGATGCGAAATCTTTGTGTTCGCTCATGGTGCTCCTAATAAAAAGAAAGCCCGCCAGGCGACTGGCGCATGGCGGGCTGTAAGGTTTGCAACGCATCCCCCTTTGGGGCGTGGGTTACATCAAGTTGGTAACGAGCACCTTGCGGTAGTATTCGTTTGCCGCGAACACAATCGCGCCGTTGCTGGTTCCAGCGTAGTTGCTGAATGGGTTTGCGACCACTCCGTAACGAGTCTGGAATCCGATCTTCGGCTGGAAGCTGTTCGGGTCCTGTGCGCGAAGCATCTGGAGCGGAACATATGGGCAGTAGAACAGTCCTGCGTCATACGGCGATGCGCCACGGAATCCAACGACGAAATACTGATACGCGCTGACAGGAGCATACGGGTCGATGTAGACCTTGTAACGTCCCTGTAGCGTTCCAGCGAACGTGCTGCCCATGTCGTCCACCTGCAGGTTAGCGTCATACGCGCTCTGGTAGTGGAGGATGTCTGCTGCCGCGAGAGCACTTGCCGTATCTGACGAGCAGAGGATGATGTTCCCCTTGCCCCGACGGGTTCTCTTTGCGATAGCGTTGGCTTCACGCTCAATCTGGAAGAACATACCCTTGAACCGCTCCACCATCCAGCGTCCATCGCTGTCGGTGTCGAGGTTGAAGATGCCGGCCGATCCGGTGTTGTTCTGAGCACCTGGGACCGAACTCCAATACACCGTCCGCACGATTTCACGGTTGATCTCCGCGAGGATTTCAGCCGAGAGGATGTTAGCAAGTTCGGTCTCTGCGTCGAGTCCGTGGATTGCCTTCAAGTCCTGCGCGATCTCGATGGTGTATTCAGCCTTGAGCTTACGAGTCACCGCTGTGACTGTAACCTTGTCGATCTCGAACGCCATTTCGGGAATACTTGCTACGTTCGCGTTGATCGTGCCGTTCGCGTAGACGTGGGACAACCGTGGCCCAAGGCCTTCGCCCTGTAGCGTGGTCATACCCGTCGAGTAGTAGTAATCACTATTGGCTGCGATAGCGCCGGTCGCCGCGTTTGCCGCCGGGTTGTCGCCCACCTGGGTTCCCGATAGGTTCGCTGCTGAGAAGTCTGTGTTGGCTTCGTAGTAGAGAGCTTCGTTACCACCCTGTGTGGAGTAGTTCGACTTCAACGCGAAGATAAGACCCGTAGGACCAGTCATCGGCTGGACGCCGCAGATGTCATACGCAATCAGATTCGGCATAGAACGACGAATGAGCGAAATGAGGATGGGGTCGAACCCAGTGAGGACCGACGCCCGTGGGAACGCACCGGAGTAGTTTGCCGGCACGTCTTCTGTGATGACCCGCGGCTGATTTTTTAGTTCACGCGCGGTATTCTCAAGCAGAATCGTGGTTACTTTCTTCTTCCAGCTCTCTTTGATCGCCGGGATGTCAGGGTGATCGATCACCGGTGCCCACTTCTGCTTCACTTCTTCGGTCAGAAACATCTGGTCTGCCATGGTTGTTATTCTCCTGCAAAATCTGTGCGCGTGTCTGTCCGACGTGCGCTCAAGTGTATTTAGAAAATTGGTTGCCTACGTGTTACCATTTTGCTTGCGCCGACTGTCGGCTCAGCACTTCTGCGATAGCAGTCACGTCAGGATCAATTCCCTTCGACTTTGACTTCGGTGTCTCATCCTGAATGTTTTCCTCGGGAAGCATCTTTGCTTTGGATGCTGGCTTTGGGAAGTAGCTTTCCTTCAACATGGTTAGCTTCTCGCGGAAATCCTTGGCTGAGGTATACTGAGTATCCTCGGCCAACTTGTGAAGCTTGACGGCTGATACTTCGCTCATGCCTCGTGCGAACTCCGCCACGATTCGCGCCTTGTTTGCCTGCTCCGCGAGCCGGCGTAGCTTGAGCTTCTGCGCGTGCTGTTCATTCAACGATGCTTTCAACTTCGCATTCTGACGGGTCAACTGCTCGACAACATTCACCTTACTTGCGGGTACATCGATATAGTGTTCCTTGAAGAGCTTCTGGAGCCCGTCGAGGAAGTTCTCGGCTAGCTGAGTGCGTAGTGACTGACGAACGACTGGGCGATTCGCCTTCATCCATTCCTCAACCACATAACTCAAGTAGTCGTCCATCTTCTTCGCCATCGCTGCATCACGCTTTGCGAGGCGCTCTTCGTGGAGTTTCTTATAGTGTGCGTGAATCTGTGAGGCGACCTGCTTCGTTGTCGCACGGATCGCCTGTTCAAACACAACGCCGACCTTCTTCTGGGTTTTGGCGCTCATGTTGACAGATTCAAACAGCTTCGCACTTGGAAGCTTGATGCGAACCTTGACAGTCTCTTCGACCTTTTCGTCGTCCTTCTTGTCCTTCTTTTCGAAGGGGTTCTCATCCTCTTCCTCTACTTCCTTGTCCTTCTTCGCGAAGGGGTTCTCATCCTCATCATCATCTTCTTCCTTGATCGGGATGCCGGCATCTGTTGCTGCACTCTTGATCTTAGAATTTGACAACGCAGGGTCGCCAAGGGAGTCTTCCTCGTCTACTTCCTTCTTGAAGGGGAACTTGCCCTTCTCATCCTCTTCCTCATCTTCTTCGGCGAGCTTTTCGCCGTCGGATTTCTTGAGGCCAGGATACGGGTGTTCGTCGGTCTCGTCGTTTCCGGCAACTTCTTCCTTGACTTCTTTCTCGTCGTCGTCCTCGTCGTCAACTTCGATGTCAACGTCTATAGGCTCAACGTCTTCAAACTTGTCAAGTTCCTTATCGAGGTCATCGACTTCCTCGTTCTTCTCGTCGCCGTCGAACTCAACATCAAGGTCCTTCTCTTCCTGCTTTGGAGGAAGATGCGTTGCTTCGGGACCAGTTGCGTGAGGGATAGAAGTATCTGTGCCCACACCGCGTGAGGCATCGATCTTGTATGGCTCCTCGCCACCTTTGTTGTCCCAAGTTGGGCCGCCTAGGACATCGTAGCCACCACCCTTGAGGTGTGAGGGCTCACTATTCTTTGGGGAAAGTTGCCGTTTTGCCGTGTCATTTACCAGGTCAGCCATGTAAAAACCTCGTTGAAAAGAGTGCAGTCATTAGACTGGCACTATTTATAGAAACCGCACCATTCTACAGGTGTTTGTATCCGCGTTACTTGACGGACACCTTGATATCACGGATAAACCGTTCAAAAACGCGAGCTTCATCCACTTTCCGCTGTGCGACTTTCTTCTTGGGTGCGGCCTGAAGTTCCTTGCGATACTGCTGTATCTGTTCTTCCGTCAACTTCCCATTCTGCCAAACCCACTCTTTACCTTCCATGATCCCGCGCACGAAGGCTTCCGGGGCGCTTGGGTCTGCTACGATATCCGCAGCGGTGGAGAGATAAAAGTCATCGCCGACAACATCACCCTGTGACGTTGTATTTAGACTGCCAACACCCCGACTCGAAACACCGAGCTGCACACCATCGTCTATGAGGGCCTTGACGATCTTTCCGTTTGGAGTATCCAGTATCTTGGCCCGTCCCATAAAGTCGTTTCCAGACTGGTTGATCTCTGTAATGAGATGTGAAACTCGGTCCAAGTTGATCGTCGGGCTATCAGGATGCCCAAGTTCGCCGAGGGCGCGTTTTTCGCTGATAAACTCTTTCTTGTAGCGGTTCACTTCTCGCACAAGAAGTTCCAGCGGATAGACGCGCCCGTTCTTGTTCTTGAGTTCGGCTTGCAAGAAAGGGCCAGTAATGTAGTAACTTTTTCCAGCAGATTCATCTAAAATTTGAGCTTCTGCTATGATATTTTCTGTAATAAGTTTCATTTAGGCTGTTTCCTTCGCCTCACAGATATACGAAATCACCTGTCCCTGTGGATTGACTCGAAGGCCTGAGATTCCGCACAGAAGTTCCGTTTCTCCCACGTCGCCAATTTCGTCATAGATGCGCTGGACTTCGTGCTGAGAAACGGTATCTTCTTTCACAAGAGAGGCGCGCTGCTTCGCTCCGCAGTTTGGACATTTGGCGCGCCGATAGATGTCCGCTGGCTCGCTAGTTGCCTTTCCGGCTTTATCTATCTCTGCTCCACAGTGGCTACAGACTGGAGTATTCCAATGCGGCCTATCTTCTTTGACAACATTAGACAGCGGAGCCACCATAGGCTTAGTTTTCGTCCATCCACCAGGATTATCCACATCAAAATGAACATTTCCGTTCGAGACTTTCGTGACGATTCCTGGGATTTGTCCGCCCCGCTTCGTTCTTACACGGTCGCCAGGCTTGATGCGCTCGTTATAAGCATCATCGGCCACGGCCATGCTCCCAAGATCCGCAGGCGTTGAGCCCCGCCATCCCGCGCTTTCTTTGATGACCTCGAACCAGACGGGGTTGACTTCCATGATCTTTTCTGCATCCGCTTCTGCTGCTTCCTTTGATGCGTAGACCTTTCCGCTCGGGACTCCAGCCTTTTGGCACGCGGGTCCCGCATAGGGCTTGTCTGAATCTCTGGTCGACTTGACGATGATGAAGCCCTCGTTCACGCCTTCTTCATGGTCCCGCTTCGCTTGCCAGCACTCGTGGCACAGTCCATCGTCGTCCAGCGTCAAGCTCTTCTCACCGCAACCAACGCACTTTCCGGTTCGCCCCTCTGCGATGCGAGGATATAGAAGTTCCGCAGCGACATTCCGCTTCTCTTCAGCGATACGTGATGCCACCTTGGACCGCATGAGACGCCCGAGAGCTTCCGCAAGTCCCTGGTGGTCGTCATCATGGACGGCTTTGAGCGCTTCGCTAAACTCGCGAGCATGACACTTTGGACATTCCCATTCATCGGTCGGGCCCATCCACGGATAGCCGCACTTCTTACACTGGTGGCGCACGGTGCGTTCCTGCCCAGCGCCTTCTTTGAGTTTCTTGGCCATAGCTATTTTCCCACTTATCCAAACAGTTCTCTATCCGCCTTCTTTGAATACTTGGACGGAACTTGCACGCCGATGTGGTCTTGGTAGGGAGTATATCCCGGTTTTGCTGGAATACCAGCGCGGGCAAGTCTTGAAATGAGACTCTTTTGCGTAGTTGCTCGGTCTCCATAAGTGTCAATAGAGAATGAAACGTATCCCGCTTCAATAATGTCTAGGCCAGCATAGTTGACCCCATGCACCTCAACACGTTTCACAGATGGGCTAAGTTCGTGGACCTCGGCATAGTCAAGTTTTCCGGGCGCGGAAAAAATCACAGTTCCAGACTTATTAAACCCATATGTCGTTTTGAATGCTTGGTCCGCTTCACTGTCCTCTTTTAGTTTTCTCGCCTGGTCATACTTGGGGTCGACGGCTTCCGACAAGTCGATGTCATATCCCCCGCACTTAGGACATTTTGGGCTTAGTTCTTTCGTCTTAAAGACCTTCCCGCATTCCTGGCACTTGACTGTAAAAGTTGCCCAGGAATTATCTTTGGCTTCCTTCAGCGGCTCCGTATGAATTTGGGGCGACTTGCAATCGGGGCACTTGTCTGGGTCTGTGCGGCTTTTCCAAGTCTTTCCGCAGTCTGTGCAATGTGAAGTGCGCTGCCACGGAAAATCAAGCACATCACCTTCCCATATGTAATGCTCATCGCCCGCAGTCGCTTGGTGTTTCCCCGTATGTCCAGCTTTGAGACGACAGACTGCGCCACCTTTATGTTTTGCGTCACAGCCTAATGGGCCTTTAACATCGTTGGCTTCTCCCACCAAGTTCCGTGCGAGGTTCTGGCGTTCCTGGGCCAGGCGAATTTCGACCTTGCTCTGCAGCGCCTGAGCGACACTTTCGGTCGCTTGTGCATAGTCACCAGCGCGAATCGCGCTGAGAATGATGGAAGGGATGTTCGGCATAGTTATTTTCCGTGTAGATTTGGGTAGCCACCGGGACGAGAGTATTTCTTCCAAGGTTTCTTTGAGTCCGGTGTCTTTGTACCCGGTTTCTGTCCCTCTTTGATTTTCATGGGAGCAGCGCTGCATTCCTCAACATCCTTTTCGTCCTTCTCATCATCCTCTTCAGGTTCGACAAGAAGCTTCTTCTCGGCTTTACCAGGCTTTGGAGGTGTAAAGACAGCATCCTCTTCGTCCTGCAGTTCGCGCTTCTCAGCCTCAAGACGAAGTGCGACCTTTTCGTGGATCACAGAGTCAAAGATGTCTTTGGCGTCCGACCACTCATTTCGTGAAACGTGCTCGATGAGTTTGCGATAGATGTTGTGTTTCATGTTCCACCTTTAGTAAATCGGCCGCTGCGCGAAGCCCAGTTCCTTACGGATATCCAGCACAAGCGTATAGCCACTCTTTGCGGACAATCCATAGGTCGAAACGAGGATGTCGCCCGTCGCATACGCATTACCCGGCGTAATCGCTTCGGGGATGTTTCCCTTACCAAACCATCCCGTTCCCGATGCAGTAAACGCACAGTCAGAGTTAGCAAACTCAACGCTAATCACGCTACCTGTTGAGTTTCCGCTGATGCTCCACCAGGCACCCACAATAGAGACCTTTGCGGGGTTGAGTACCGCGCCCGAGCCACCTACTGTGAAGGTGACGTTTGAGGTCTCAGTCGTCAGCACATCACCATTCGCAAATGCTACTTGACTGTTTGCGAGAACAGCTTGAAATGTCGTGTGAGCTGCGTTGAGAGTGCCCACGACGTATCCTTTAGTTCCACCCGCTGATGTGATGGTCTCACCAGGAATCGGGCCGGCCGCCGGCGCGGGGTTGAAAGTGGGCACACCCGTCAGGGTCATCGTGCGTCCCGCAAGGGTAGCTGCGTTCACAACGAGGCGAGCAGATACGTCGCCAGCAGTGACGAGATAAAGCACATCCTTGACGACCGCACGAGAAGCGGTGTCTATCAGGATGACGGTAGTGTTGGTGTTTGCGCTAAATGCTGCCATAGTTGTACCTTATTTAGGGAAGCCCGACTTCTTCTTGCCAAAGGGCGGAGCTTTCTTTTCGTCGTCAAACTCCGTCTTGGGTTCGCTCTTATCTGCATCCAAGATGGGTTCCTCGGGCTTCTTGACTTTCTTGAAGCCTTGGTCGTCTAGTTCCGGGTGTTCTTCCTCATCGGGAGAGAGCTTGCGGAGCTTCTTATCTAGCTCATCTTCCTCATCCTCATCCGTATCCTTGTCTTTTGGAAGCTCAACACCAAACTCTGGATTGACCGCAGTGTCGTCTTCTTCGTCGTTTGTAGACTTCAGGATCTCATCGGCTTCGTCATCGGGGCTGGCAAATGTCGGGTTCTGTTTCGACTCGTCATCAGACTTGCCGAACTTGTCGGTGGGGAATGGGCTGGACTTCTCATCGTCCTCGCCCATCTCCAACCCCGCTGCGTCGTCAAATTCTTCACGAATGGACGCCCATTCCTCTTCGTTGAATTTGAGGATGTTACGGACCACCCATTTGGTCGAGAAATACTTGTTCACATACGGGTCAAGCTGGTTGATCATATTGAGGCGGGAGGTCCACATTTCCTGGCCCTTCAGTTCCTCAAAGTAGCTATCCTGCTGCCAGTCATAGCGGATGCTGTCTTTGATCTTGTACCACTCTTGTTCGGTGATAACTCCCTTGAGACGCAGCTGCGCTTCAAGTAGCTGGTCAAACATCGTATTGAACTGCACCTGGAGACGATGAATAAACTTTCCAAAGCGCAACTCGTCCCGCGAGATTTCTGACGCTCGGCCCAAATTGAATCCACTACCCTGATCGATACGAGACGGGGGCAACCCAAGCGAACGATAGAGTTTGCGACGGAAGTAATCGACGTCTTCCATCTCCGAGAGGTTCTGTCCTGCGGGAAGTGTGCTGATTTCCGTGCCCTTCCCACCTTCTCGCCGAGGGAGCCAGAAGTCTTCCATGATACTCATGAACTTGCGGTCGTCCCGAATCTCACCTGTAGACACGTCATACACCAGCTTGTTACGATACTTTTGCATGATATCGTAGAGATACTGTTCGGCCTTCTGTTTCGGTAAGTTTCCCACGTCGATGTAGAACACTCGACGTTCTGGTGCTCGCGCAACGCGGTAGATGACGCACGAGTCTTCCATCATGCGGAGTAGGTTGAGGGGCTTGATCGCTTTATGGAGCCAAGAGAGGACGGTACGCTTATTGGCATCAAAGAGCCCAGACGGGCAGAATGCGATGGCGTCCATCGTAATCTTGATGCCGTTATACTGAAGCATGGATGCTGTGCTACCCGTCGTACCCGACACACCAGAGGGCGCAACAAACCCCATCGGGTTATACACGAAGTATTCCCGTTGGACCTCCACCAAGTCCATCTGCGTGTCCATGTGACGCTTTCTCGTTACTTCACGGACCTTGCGGATGGTGCGGGGATCGATGACTCGTAGCTCTTGGATGCCTTCCTGTGGATTTGTCTCGTCTACCAGCATGTGGTAATAGAGTCGTCCGTCAATATACCACTGACGCATCACAGCGTAGGCATTCTTGTGGAATTTCATCATCTTCAGGAGGTTGTCGAATTCGGCCTGAACCCGGATTTTGCTCTGTTCGTCTAGTGCTGTCTCATCCACGTAATCCAAGTTGAGTGTGACCGGCATTCTTCCAGCATCTTGGATGACGATTTCGTTGATGATCTGGTCAATCGCCTCGTCCACCTCCGCAATAATCTGCATCTCGCGGTAGCGGTTGATAAGCTGGAAGTCGTCAACAATCGTCCCGTCCAGGTCCAGGTAGTACCCGAAGTAGCCGCCACCAGACCCGTATTGGATGTTGATAGCCCCGTCCATGTCCTGCGGGGGAACAGGAGAAAGGACCGTGCCGGTAGGATAGGGAGAAGTCGAGCCAGGCTTGGATGATTTACGATTCCAAGTAAACTCGAACCCGAAAATTCGTGGCATGTAGGTTCACCTTTATGAAGGGGGCCAGTTTCTTCACGATGATCCGCTGGCCCCTTCGGACAATAATCTTACCAAGTGCCGTTCTGATAGGTCTCGCACGTCCACCACTGATAGCGGAATTCGCACGTATACCGTTCAATCTGGTCGTAAGCTTCCCAGTTCAACTCAATTCCCGAAAGGTTGATCGGGAACATTCCCTCAAAGATGTAACGCTGTTGCTGTCCGCTGCCCTCTTCGTTACGCGAAAGTTGGCGAACAATTCCGCGAGTCGCGTAGGAACTGCCTGCACCACTTGACGTTGCAATTCCACCCTGGAACGCTGAAACAGACGTTGAGTGCGACTGAATTTGCTTCAACCAATCTTCGAGTGAATGTCGGATCGCATAGTCCTCATCGTTAAGCACGGTGATGGTGAGCGATTCGAACTTCCGATCTCCAGCATAATACAGTTCCCGTCCGAAATAGGGCACCGTGATCTGTCCAACGGTGCTGGCCGGGATCTGTGAAATGGAACACAGAAACGGAAGCTGGGCCCGGGCCTGAGCTGCATCTACTGTCGCCGGCCAGACGATCTGCATATCAAACTGCGACGGCCGTGCGCCTCCATATTGGAGTGCGTTGCGAAAGTCGTTTAATACGAATGCCATGTGTCTACTCCTAAGATGACGTTACTTCAACCCGATCTTTACAGCGCCCCTGTGACTTCTTGGAAGCTGACGCCGCTCCGCACCGCCACGAAGTTCAACTGGATAAAGTTGATTGAACGAGCCGGCTTGATGTAGATGTCGCCTACGAACTGGTTCTGGTCAATCACCTCCGGGGTATTGTTGGTCGTGTCGCAGATTACGGCAAAGTCGTAGATACCACGACGCGACTTGACATCCTGCAAGAATGGGTTCACGGTGTTGCGGAACTGCGACCGTGTAAAGTCATCGTTGAATTCGAACAACTGACTTTGTGCCATCTGCGAAATTGTCTTTTCAAGCACGATGAACAACCGACGCACGTTGATCCGATCAAACGCACTCGGCCGGCTGAGCAGCGTCTTGTCGCCATAGAGCACGATGCCCGACGACGGGAAGCTGACCACGGGGTTCACGCCGACCTTATAGAGGTCGTCCCGATCTAGCTGATGAGGATTCCACGCGAGTTTCACCACGTTCTTTACCTGTCCGCGGTTGAATCCTGCTGGCGACCACCATGGGTCTGTCTGTGTGTCTGAGCGAGCAGCGATACCTGCGATGTCGCCGTTGAGCGGCACCCACCGGTATTTGTCGTTATACTTGTCGTAGGTGTATTTCCACCCGCTGTCCAAGAATCCGTAGCTGCTTGACGGCAGACTGTTGCGGAACGCGATGATGTCCGCGACTTCGCTGCCGATGTTGCTGACCACGTCCGCCTTCTCTGGCGAAACGAAGACCACACAGTCTTTCCGCACTTCTGCAAGATCCTGAATGAGGTAGCTTGCAAGTGTGGCGTCTGCTGGACCCGAAATAACGAGCGATACATCAATCGTGTCGGTTCCCGCGAAGAGGTCGTATGCGGTTTCCAGGTCGCCATCACCGATGTTGGCGTTGTCTGTTTGTCCGCCGACGAGGCTCTCTGAGGTCGGGAGCAGATCCGCACCAAAGGAAGAACTTGCGTCCTCGCCCCAATTTGTCGTATCGGTCGTTGGTGCACTCAACCACCAGATGTAAGCACTCTGACGATTGATCTGCGTGACGTAGTAGTTGGCATCACCATTCGGAGTCTTAGCGTCAATCGCCTTGGACACGAATGCGAACTTTTCGAGGATGGTACCCGGAATGCCCGTGAACTTACCATCTTCGTCGATGACGGCAATATGCAATTCGTCGTTCTGACCGTTTCGGTCTGTTGCATACTGACTAGTATCGGGCGCAAGGTCGAAGAACTGTGACCATTCCCAACTGCGCGTCCAATTCGTGCTCGTGATTGGGGTAGAGGTGGTCTTCACCGCTGCGGTCGTCAATACTGCAAGGCTATCGCTCGTGATTGAGGCGATCTGATACCGGGCACCGCCCGACCAAGTGATCCAGTCACCTGGAACCAGTTCCGTAAGAAATGCGGAACCACTAGTTCCATTAAGTGCGGTATAACCAGCGGTGACCGCAATTGATCCCGATGGCGTTGATTGATAAGCGTTTGCGCTTGGGCACACGCTAACCTTGAGGCTATTGCCTAGCTCACCCGGATACTTCGCAATCCAGTCACCGAACGCGAACATTCCACCATTAGCAAATTCGTTGTCATATTGACTGTCGTTCCGTAGCTGGACGCCGTAGGTTGCGACATCCACACCAATATAGCTGATGGGCTTGATGCTGCACGCTGCGTTGCTGACCGCCGGAGTCTCAACAACAGTAAACGAATTGGCGCCGGCGGCGATGGTGTTGACTGTATACGTTGCTGCACCAATCGTGATGAGCATACTGTTTGCAAGCCCCGTGGTCACCGCGTTGGCCGAGGCGTTTGCAATCGTCACGTTACCTGACTGAAGCACCCAGGTTCCCGGGAGGTTTGCAACGACTGCTGCGTTTGCTACGGTGTGGAACTTGGTTGCGGAGTCTACACTCAATACGACGTAGTTGACGCCATCGAGCGTGATATTCTGTCCTGCAAAGAGCACAGGGGTTGAAGCGTAGCCGGTATCCAACCCGCCGCCTGCGCTAGAATTCCAGATGTTGTTTCCCACGTTGCCCGTAACGGTACCCGTCAACGCTTTGGCGTCGGCTGTGGCGTTCAACGCGCCAGCACTCACCGCCCGAACGCAGTGGAGAAGGTTGGAATACGCAAGGAATGCCGCCGCGCTAAACCAGTATTCGTAAATATCGTCTGTTGGTTTGCCGAAGTATTTCACCAAGTCGTCTTCCGACCCGATGTTAAAAACTTCTAGTGCGGGCCCCCAATTGAATGGTCCGGCAAACGCCGCATCGGAAACTGAAATCTGCTGTGCACCTGCGGTAAGGTCTACTTCAGAAACATTAACGCCGGGAGATACCATGAATGCCATGTGTGAGTCCCCTTCAATAGAGGTTTGGAAATTTCGCCTACCACGACGCTGCGGTAGTTACTCCTGTATTTAGAAAAACCGGATGCCGCCGGTTTCTCCATTATAACCACGAAGTGTCCTCTTGTTCTCTCCAGAAATCCGGGTCATCGATGATCTCAATTCCCCCTTGCGTCAGTCCGACAACAGGCGTTTGCTCCAAGTCGCCCATGTGTCCAAGTGCGGGAGTATCGAATGTTAGCGTTTCGCCTCGGTCCATGAGCAGCTTTCGCATCGAGAGACCCACGTAATCCTCGTAACGAAGCTGAAGCGTGAGCCAACCCAGGAGCACCAAGGTCATGACAATATCATCGTGGTTTCCGACTTCTGCCTGATAGGTCTTGTTATGGACCACAAAGGTTGTCAGTTCGCGGAGCGTCTGATAGTCATTAACGATATACTTATCCTGCTCAAAAAGTGTCTTGAGCCCGGAACACCCGATGCGCTTGGTGGCTTCCGACATCTTCAAGCCAAAGCGGGACTTCAGCCCAAAACCCCCCGAGAGATGCTGTCCCTTCTTGGGGTGTGGAGTTACCGTCATGACCCCCGGATACTCAAGCTCGTTATGGAGCATTTCGGCAACTGCATGTCCCTCAAGGTTAATTTCCATCATGACAAACGCATTATTGTAATACTGCCCGATGTCCCGAATGATGGGTGCGAGCATCGTAGCGGAAAGCGAGTTGTTTCGCCAGATCGCCACTTGCCGAAATGGGTTCTCGGAAATGTCTGTGACGTTGATGACCGAGTAATCCAAGCCCTGTCCCATTCCGATATCCACGGTGATCTGATAGACGTGCGAGGGCCCTTCGTCTGTCGCCTTGACTGGACGGGTATAGATTTTGAGGTCGCCCCTCGTCTCAATAGGTTCCTTGTAGCCCAGCATCGCGAGCTTGTGCGCGGGAATCAGCGTGTTCGCAGACCCCATGAATGAACAATTGTGTGAAATAATTTCATCAGTATAAAACGCCTGTTCTGGATGGTCAACATCAATGGGGTCGTATAGATTTGTTATTTCTTCATAAGATGTAAGACGCTCAACACAATCGAGGCCGAACAGAGTTTGAACATAATCACCAACTATAAGGTTACCAAGAATTGTGAATCCATTGGGAGTTAAGATGCGATGCTTGGCACTACCAGTAAGAATACGACCACTTCGGGTAAATACACTAATAGTCGATTGTTGAATACAGTGTAATCCAACAAAAGACCGGAATCCATCCGGAGTTAAAATTTCATAATGTCGATTGAGAACAAAACTCATCGATAGTTTTTCCTTTAAGTGCCCGAGCGTGAATGCCCTTTCGTCGTTTGCTCCAGTGAGTTTTTGTTTCTTCACTGTGCGACCAACCCAAACGGGGATTGGTCTTGCATCGGCGTTTAGCAGATTCGCTCATCCTTTTTCGGCTTTCTTCACTAAACTTGTATCCCCGTGTAGTAAAATGTAGAGAATCGTGCCCGCTTCCTTTACCACTTTTTGTGAGGTTGAGCCCAAATGGAGAAAGTGTGTTGTATTGTGTTATAAAGTCTGCTTCTTGTAATAGAATAGCAATTTCTGCATTTTCAGCAAGTATCTCTGTTGAAAATGTATGACCAACAAACCGGGAGGTACCTCGATGTTGGCACATTCGATTCTTAAATCGGGTTGAATCCGTTGTGCCAATGTAAAGCATTCCGTCATCCCGAGTTAACTTGTAAATGAGGTAAGTTTTTTCTACCATACCTCTATTTAGCATTCAAAGACTAGTAACCCGGTAATTGAATGTCTCCAAGTTGTTCATCATACAACGTGGCATAAAGTTTTACTATTGGTAGTGTGGTAATGGTTCCATTTTGCTTATCTCTAATGGTGACAAGTGTTGACCCCACAACCGATTCAAACTCTTGTTCGAACTGCATGTCACCGATATTCTGCCGAGTTTCCTTCTCCCATTTGTTGACACCGTTTTCGTCTACTTCCGTTCGGCCAGGGACATCGCGCCAGGTGAAGCCCATGCGCGTATAGGTGTTCCGTCCCTCTTCGCTATCATTCCAAATCTTATAGAACAGGTTGTATCCCGCGGGGGTTGAGACGATGAACATTTTCGTCGTCTTACCTGATGTGATAGTCGGATACACGGAGGTCATGAATTCGAGAGCGATGTTCTCGGGAACGAACGCAAATTCATCGAGGAACAGAATGTTGAAGGTGTCTCCTCGGACCGCGCTCGCGCTGGTGCTCTCCGCTCGCACACGAGAGTTATTGGCGAGCATGATGAGCTTCTGGTCCCACTTGACGACGCCCTGTTTCAAGAAATCGGGGAGCAGTTCGAAACTCTGTTTCAAACGACGGAGCAGTTCGATGGCGGTCGCCTCTTTGTTGGCGAGTAACCCGACGCTGATATCTGTATGAAACAGGATGTACCAGAGGAAGTATCCGCAGACCACGACGGTCGACTTTCCCGACTGCCGGGCGAGCTTACAGATGACGAACCGGTTGTGCTCGAAGGCCTGAACGATTTCCCGCTGGAAGGGATACAATTCGAACTTGACGATTCCGCGGTCTACGTGGACGATCTTGACATAGCGTTCGATGAAGTAAATAGGGTCTTGAGAGCAGGCGATGTATTCCTTGAGTTCGTCTGCGGAAAGGGCGACCTGTGCGTTGGGCAGCGGGAGTAGGGGGTTCCCGTTGTATCCTTGTGGGTTAGGATTTCTCGGCATCAGTATCTACCTTGGACGCGGCAAGCGCCCGGATTTCACGAAGCAGGTCAGATGCGCGTCCGACGAATACTGCTTTGTCTATATTCACAGAGCCACCAGAACCGTCTGCACGGGCCGTAGGGGCGCCAACTTGTTGTGTATCTCGTTTCGTTTTATGAATGTCGATGAGTTGTTTGTTCGCATCGATAATGACGCCGATCATGTTCCCCACCACCTCATAGGCTCGGGGGGCATCGCCACTTGTCGCAAGCATAATAGCCGAATCGACAGCTTCCTGTCCCTTCTTGATGAGATCCCGCATTTTCTCTCGGGCAAACTCAAAGTCCGTATCGAGTTTTTCGTCCACGGGGGTCGACTGGACCGTGATCGCCGTTTGTTCCCGTTCGAGCACTTTGGGCAAACTGGGGGCATCAACGACCGCTAGTGCGTCGTCTGTGGGTGTCGTATTGTCGGAAAGTGCTTCATCGGGAACAATCCCCAACAAAGTATTCAAAGTGTCATCTATCATAATTCAGTTATCGTGGTGTTCGCCTTCACATCGGGTGGCTGGGCTTGTTGGTCTTTCGGGTCTGCGACAACATCGATTCGCACAACCGGGTCTGTTGAAATGAATACATCCTCGGTGTTCTCGGTGACGATGTGACCGCCTTGTTCGTTAGTAATGAGTGTCGAAGCGTCATCTTGGGTCGCAAAGTATTCCGGGGGTTCGTTGAGTGAGTCATATGGAGCATTATACACATCCACGATGACTTCTTCGATGCGGCCCTGGCCTTTGTTGGGACCGTAGAAATACACCTTCATCGTATAGTCCATCGACCAAATGATGATGCGTCGTTTCTCAAAGTCGCCCTCATAGTTGTCGTTCTCGGAGACTCCCGTGAGTGTGAGCGGGATCTGGTCCGAGATCCCTAGCTCTGGCACATTATTGATCACGAAGGTCAAGTCCGGCGTGAAGTAGGGGAGGATCTGTTCAACGATTTGGAACCCATCGGTCTGAAACTTGACGAGCGCGGAGAGGTTGAAATTGAGGATGTATGGGACGCCGATGTAGGTGCGGGCGAGTTTGGAAGCTTCCCCGTTCTGGTTGGGGAAGCGAAGCTGGTTGAGGTTATTGAGCTTTCGGCTCCCGTCATAGGTAATACTCGTTAGTTCAAAAGACAACCGAGGGACCGTGATCGCGACACTCTGTAAGAAGTCGGGGTCTTGTATGATATGGAGCAACCACTTCTCTTTGGGCCCGTATTGAATGGGGACCTGGATGCGCTGCGTCTCTTTCCCGGTGATGTCGTAGCGGACAACGAAGATGTTGTCGAAGAACGACCCAAAGGCGAGAAGGTAGCGCCGAAGCTGTTGATGGTCAAAGGTCGCAAACATTTATGAGTATCTCGGGTTCTTTCCTCTATCCACAAGCACAGAGGGGCTATCAGTTTGAAGCTCTTGGTTGTCGGAAATCGGATCGTGCGCGATGGGCGTCGTCAGCGGAGTTGCTAATGGTAGGTAGGACGCACCACTATCCACGCCAATAACTGGCAAAGCATTACTGAATGTTCCGGTGATATTCTGCAGCGAGAGCACCGACACTTCGCTATCCCACGACACCACCATTCCCGTTGCAGTCGCCACCGCGTAGTTATCACCTTGATAAACCTGTTCCTCGTTGTTGTAGTCACCCGTGCCCGCACCAAGCAGAACATCGATAGTATAAGCGTCCCGTTGCGGGCCCTGGTTGATAATGACCTCGGGCGTCGTCACTCGTTCGTGCGAGAAGTTCATACGCTCGCAGTGCAGTTCGTAGGTGTAGAGTTTTCCTAACTGATACATCTGTTCCTGGTTTTCTACGAACCTGATGTCGAAGATGTAGCGGCACACGGGAGACATCTGTATCCAGATCAAGTCGCCTTCGCGGGGGCGAAGCATATTGGGGACCGTCTGATGAAAGCGCCGAATGGAGACAGACAAGTCGATGCGGTCCTCGATGATCAGCCCGAACTTGCTCACAAACTCCGACTGGCCCTGGAAACTATCGTGGGTCTTTATATACATCTCGATGGGCCATGCTTCGCTGAAGCTCTGCAAGTTGTCCTCACCGATGAGCGTGTCCATATTGACGACATCTCTGCGGATGTAATACACATCATGTCCGTAGATTTGGATGGCCTCTTCGATAAGGTCCTGCACCAACGCTTGCTCTGGTGCGAACGAAACTTGGTTAAAGTATGAGTTGAGGGCCATGTTATCCTACGATGAACATAGGTGGTTCCTGGTAAGTATTCCGCAGTTCGTCTTCCAGTTTGTCGCACTCTGCTTGTGCGGTGGTATACATCGTTGCGCCATCTAGCGTCACACCACCGGGGAGCGCGATCCCATTATACTTGGAGAGGTTTGTTCCCCACTGACGCTTGATCAACGCGATAGTATAGCGTTGAAGCCAGCGGTCCGACCAGATAAGCGGGTATTCCTCGGGGTCCAAGACTGCGACACCATCCACGATCACGAAGTATCCTGGTGGGAGGTTCGCTTGCAGGCTGATATCCAGGCACACCTTGTTTGTAAAACGCTGGAACCGGATACCTGGGCGTCCTCGGAACATATCGTTGAGGAGCTGCTGATAGCTTCGACCGATGTAATACGGAATGACGGAGCTACTGGTGAAGTTCGCCAGGAGCGACATATTGAACTGGCTTTGCGGGTCAAACAGCACATCAGCGGAGATGCGGGAGTCGAATGGCGCGAAAATGCGTTTCACACCGATGACTGAAGGGTCTACTATGATGTAGTTGTTATCATAGTCACCCAGGGTTACCTTACTAATGATCGCATTTGCGTTGGTATTCGCGTTTCCCTCGGTTGCTCCAAATACCATCTCTCCGACAAGGAAGTTCGCGGTGTTGCTTGGAATGAGGCTTGCGTAGGTGATCGTTGAGGTATTGACGACCTGATAGACAAAGGCGTTGAACTGCGAGTTGGCCCCGATGAGGCGCTGGTTCATCACAAACGATCCCTGCACATCGGTGAGGGTAAGCGTGCTGGGCGTGATCATGTGCTGAATGTAGACGGACTCCACAGCATCCATGTGATACTGCTGATAGAAGAATAGCGCTTCAGCCATTCGGTCTTCGACTTGGTCGTCGGTGACGTTGATCTGAAGCACTCCGTCTCCACAGGCCCGGAGGCAATACGCTTTGAATTCGTCGCGAGTTGTAGGAATAGGCATCGGGTTATCCGTCGTATTTATGGAGCCACCGTGAGCGCCGGGAACGTGTAAGGAATCGTATAGGTCAGTTCTATCGTAAAGTTATTGAAGAAGACATCCCACGCGACGGTTTTTGTAACCTTGTTCGTCACCTCAAGCTGGAAGTAGAGCTGCACAGAGGTCGTGGGCGACTGATACGCTGCGCCAATCGGTAGTCCGCCGGCTCCGGCATCAACATACGCACTATCGTAGCCTATGTGCGGCAAACTAATAGCCCCGAACTGGAAAGGAGAACCCGTTACTGAAACCGGACTCGTCGGCCAGGACCCTGCAGTAAAAATTTGGAATCCCGCGCCCCATTCCTGTAGGTTACCATACGACACCCGCTTGCGGCTTCCATGAAGGATATCGATTCCTGTGACCGCGGTGGCGTTTGTCGGCACACCCCAGTCTCGCCAAGTCGCAGCAGGGCTGATTAGTGGATACTCGTTGGTTATCTGATCATAGGACCCGAAGGAATCGTTACTTTCAATTCCATCGACATTCCAGCCCCACGAGCTGCCCGTCCATCCCTCGATGCTACTGGCAAACGTCCACGTTTTCGTTACAGTCGGCATAGTGTTTAGCTCGCTGAGTAGTTCTGGCTATAATTGCCAAAGTAGAGACTGAGTGTATCGTTCCAGACAAATGTAAAGAGATCAAGTTTTCCCGATGCGGTCGTGAGCGTTGGTGCACTTCCACCAGGCCACCGCACGGTGCTCGGCCATGTCGCAGTGAAACTTCCCGCGCCCGTATTGAGGAGAACCACATACCGGCCACCAGGAACAGGGTTGGAGAATGTAAAGGTACAGGACCCCGTCATCGTCGCATACTGTTCGTTTCCGTTATTCCAGTCCAGGGTTTTCGTCGTTCCGGTGCTTCCCGCAGCGACAAGGGGCGAGAAATACTGACCCACAAACTTGGCTATCGCGTTCGCATCAACCGCGCCACCCACACCGATGCGCGAGAAGACCGCGTTGCTTGCGGAAACCACACCCAAAGACCCAAAGGTCCCGGTGTTGGCGCTCACCAGGTTGGCATAGAGCGTGTTTGCAGTCATACTATTAGCGGTGACTGCTCCCGCGAACGCTCCCGATGCACCCGCCACCGAGGTCGTTGCGGTGATACCCGCATCGCTGAGTATCGTTCCCGCTTCAAGGTTCTGGATGAAAGACACCGCGGACCCGTTGACGGTGATGTAGTTTGAAAAGATCGTGACGCCGTTGGCCGCAAAGGCGATGTTCGCAAACGCAACGTTGCTGGTGACGGAGAGTTTCGTTGCTCGGAGGTCGCTCACGAATACGACACTTTGGAAGTTTGCGTTTCCTACAACGTCAAGAGGATACCCCGGCGTAGCTGACCCAATCCCCACTCGGCCCGTCGCCTGGTTGACATACAGGGGGATCGCTACAAGGTTCGCGGAGAACGTCGCGACTCCACCAACACCCAACGCACCGGTAATCGTCAAGTCTGTAAAGGACCCCGAGGTTCCCGCCGCACTCCCCCCGACGACTTCCCACCGCGAGGTTGACTTCGTGTAGATGAGCAGGACCGTCGTATTAGGAAGAACGGTCACGTCTCCGCTGGCGACAAACTGATTGACCGCGGATGAGGACCCGTTCGCGGGTGTGAGCACGATCTTCTTGGTGCTGGAGACGTTCTGCAGGAAGAGCATTCGTGCGCCATCCGCTGCTGCGCTAACTGCGCTATGTCCTTGTAGCCCCGTGAGCACCACGTCCGCTGTGGGATTTGCGTACCAGACGGCTGCGTCATCGAGTCCCGTTGTCGTGTAGTCGTTCTGGTTGCTCGAAAATGTGCTATTGACGACCGCGCCGTTTGTGGTGAACGAGACTTGCCGCGCCACCAACGTCCCGTTATTGGCGGTGACGTTTCCATCTGCTCGCAGTGCTGCAGCAGAGATGGTCCCCGACGAAGCGATGTTGACCGCGGTGATGTTTGCCAGGAACGCTGCGGTAGCGTTGACGGTGAGTGCGGTGTTGACGAGGATGCTGGTGACGGGGTTGAGGACGATGGTGTTAGCGACAACCAGGAAGTTGTTTCCAAAGAAAACAGTGTTACCAACCCCGATAACGCTAAAGTTTCCATTGACGACACCCGACGCGGAATTCGCATAGAACGTATTGCACAGGTTGATGTTTCCCGTTGGGTCGAGTGTAAAGGACCCGAACGCCACCACACCGTTTGCAAGGACCTGATCATTGAGGAGCGTTCCAATGTCGTTCGTGAAGGTATACCACTGGGTGAATGTCGAGGTCGGCGTGAGATTGACAAAGGCCATAAGAGCTACTTTCGCGTATTGTTAGGTTTGCCGGTTGGAAACACCTATGAGTATTTAGGGCAAGAGTGACGGAGGCATCATCGGGTACCGCTCCGCAAGAGCATTAGAGTTTGGGACCGTCGCAGCGACCTGCACCCCGCTGCTTCCAGGTACTGCGTATCCCAAGCCTATAACGAACTTGGTGATCCGGTCCTTCGCGACAGGGACATAGATTTGTTGGTCGCCCACCGGAGCATTTACGGGGCTCCATATACCTGCGATTTGAATGGGTGCAGCGTTTCCTACAGGCGGAAATGAAACTACCGAGGGCGCCGGGAATGAAGTAATCCCTGAGAACTGAGACGGTGTGGTGTTGATGTTGATCGCCATAGCGTTACTCCCATAACATCATGGCGCGAGTTGCACTTGCGGTTTGCCCCGAACGATTTGTTTGTCCATAGCAATAGAGAGGCAAATATGTGTGTGGTTGACCAAAGTGCGTAAGCGTAACCGGCACATGCACGGCAAATTGCGCGGACCACCCGCAGGTAAGCATAAGTGAGGGCGCGGGAAGGTACATACCCCCGTTATTAAACCAGATAGGGTACCAGAGGAACTTAGGACCTAACCCAGACTGAGACGCCGCGGGCATAAACACTCCGGTGGTTCCTTCCGCTGGCCCGGGGCCCGCACTAAAGCTCACATAGCGTTGTGTGCAGTAGGAGGTGTTAAACGAACCGATTTCCTGGAAGTAAAACCCATCTGCGGTGTCGTTTCCATAGTTATCGTGCGTGCGTTCGATACTCCACACGTATGAACCAGTATTTGACGACACTCCCGGGTAACTCCAACCAATAGCGAGTCTATTGGAGTTTCCGCTGAAGAACACAGGGGTTGGCGCCCACGGGCTGAACCCCATACCCCCGAAAGGGTACCGAGGCAAACTAAATCCTGTAATGTTTCCCCCACTATCTGCTCCCTGTCCTATAGTGATCCATCCCCCGAAGCTGCCGCCAGTGGGACATCCATATTCGATCTTGAGAAAGATGGGCGCGGTGTTCTGCAGCGTATCATTCATGTGCCAGATTTCGTATCCCAGGTTGGACCCGGCTGTTCCGTTCGCCGTCACCGTGCCCCAGTTGATTTGCGTGCCGACACCGGTAGCTTGTATCCACCCTGCGTTTGCGAAGGCATTTGAGTATGCAGTTCCGGTGGCGCGACAAGTCGTATTGTCCGTAGCGTTAGGGCTGAGGCTTGCGCCGGAAAGAAGAAGTGAAGCCATGTTACTCCCAAAGGATCATCGGTTGCAGGTTGAGGGTACCCGTTCGGTAGGAGGCCGAATTGATGATGAATGTCGGTAAATACTGACGGGTCGCACCATAGAATGGAATAGAGACCGGAGCATAGGGTGTAACCGTGCCTGTTACCGCCCAAATGATGTTGAGCGACGGGTTCGTAAAGAGCCCATCGCAATAGTATTGCGGATACACTTGCAGGACGTTTCCTGTCGATGTGAGTGTCGTCGCAAAGACTCCATAGTTCTCTGTAGCGTTACCCGGAGTTCCTAATGGTGACCAGTATATTTGCGAGCCTAAACTGTTGTTATTATACGCATAACACGACATCATCGCACCCGCAACAGTATCGTTTCCCCCGGCGTCATGGGTGCGTTCGATGGAGAAGAACATACATCCGGTATCGGGTGTGGCTGTCGTCCATAACGCCATCGCAAGACGACTAGAAGTTCCCACAAAGAAGCACGGCTGCGCGGTAGGGTTTGCCAACTGCGTGTTCGCGACGACCACCACGCTCGTCACGCCAATAAGGTTGCCTGCTCCATCCGTTCCACTCCCGATCTGGAACTGAAATGCGGGAGTATTGGCCTGGGCGGCGCCGCTACGATACGCGATCTTCAAGTAGATAGGTGTGGTGTTCTGCAAGCTATCATTCATCTGCCAGATTTCATAGCCAAAGTTCGCGCTCATAGAAGCGTTCCCCGTTACGGAGGTCCAGTCAATTTGTCCGCCCTGGGCCGACCGCAACCATCCTGCGTTCGCAAACGCATTCGATATGGCGCCGCCATACAGACAAAGCAACGTCGTATTCCCGGTGTTCTCGGGGTAGCTGTTTGCAAAAAGAAGAGTTGAAGCCATGTGTTATTCCCACCGCATCATATAAGTGATGCTATTATTACTTCGCGCGGTCCCACCATACCACGCGGTATTCCCCAAGGGCATAAACGTGTGGTTGCTCCCATAGACCGAGAATGTATTTGCGGTCCCTGCTGAAAACTCCGGGTGAAAATACGCAAACACACCAAGCCCCGGTTGAAGAAATGGACCGCCACCTCGCGTGAAGTAGACGGGATAGACCGAGGTATTCGACCCCAACGTGCTTCCCCCGGCTGCAGGGTTCAGTATCGCCAACGATGTGGTCGAGGGTTCCCATAGTATCTGCCCTATCGTGGGATGCCACATGAGTTGGTTATAGTAAGGGGAAACCGTCGAACGGTCGATAACAAACACTCCATCGCTTGTCGGGTTCCCGTTCGCATCGCATGTGCGTTCAATAGAGAAGAAACACACATAGGTGCTTGTGGATGATCCACGACACCATAACCCGAACGCCATACGCCCTGTATCCCCGCAGAACAGAGACTGCATCGTCGTATTTGTGCTGGTTGCCCCGGGCTGCAACTGCATGTTTCCACTCTGCGGGCCCAGAAATCCCGTCAGAGGACCGACACCCGCTGTAAGGAACGAAGTATTGACCCCCGAACCAACGCGCATATACAGCGCAGGACGGACGTTAGCGGCCGCCGTTGACCCATACCCGATGTAGAGATAGACAGGAACGGTGTTCTGCATCGCGTCATTCATGCGCCAGACCTCCCACCCGACGGTCTGCGAAACCACGTTTGGTGCCGGAGCAGATGACCAATCGAGGCTGTTTGCGGTCAGCACCCATCCCGAGTTGGCCATCGCGTAAGAGATAATGCTGCCCCAAGCCCGAAACTGGGTATTCGTCGTCACGTTACACGACATGTTTGCAGTAAGTGTGTAGCTCATACTAGTCCCATCTCATCATGAGAGCCGTTTTATAAGTGCCCCGCACGGATGCACTATAGAAGAACGTGTTTCCAAGTGGCATAAACGTCATCGTGGTGTTTCCAAATGGAAGAGTAACCGCGGTTCCCGTGACGGTATCTCCGTTGAAATAACATGGGAATAGCGAACCCTGGGCCATCGGTCCTCCGACGGTGAAGAAGCACGGATAATACGCTAACTGCGTAGCACTTGGCTCACCACCAGGTGCTCCGCTATTCACCGTGGAATCTGGTGTGAGGAACCCCCATGAGGTTTCCCATGCTGTGGTGTTTCCCGCTGCGGGGGTCCACGACACCTGGTTGTGTATCGTTGTTTGGTCCCCATACATGAGAGTCGCACCCGTTGATGTTGGGGTCCCATTTGCGTCAAGGGTGCGCTCTACACCGACTATCAAAGCATACGAGCTGCCATACATCGCCATCGCAAAACGGTTATTCGCACCAGAGAAGTAGCAGTTATACACCGTTGCCGAACTTCCCGTGAGGGACGCTTGAACCCGTGTCGATGTGTTTCCTGTAATGTTCCCCGAGGAGTTTGCGCCGGCGCCCAACGTCACCCATAACCCCGGTTGTGCTGCGCCACCACCAGACCCGTATTCGATCTTCAAGTAGATAGGTGTGGTGTTCTGCAAGCTATCATTCATCTGCCAGATTTCATAGCCAATAGACTGGTTCGTGGCATTCGGTGTCGGAGCAGTCGCCCAGTTGATCTGCGTGCCTACTCCGGTGGCCTGCACCCATCCACAGTTAGCAAGAGTGTTCGAGATCCTCTGCCCCCATGCTTCAAATAGCGCATTCGTGCTGTTATTTGGCGCCGCGGTTGTTAACAAAGTATAGCTCATACTATTCCCACCGCATCAAAAATGCGGATTTCCCACCCGACCGTATAGAGACGTTCGCGCAATATGAGTTCCCTAGTGCTATGTAGGTCATCGTTGTGTTCCCAACAGGAAGCGTATAAGGTACTCCGGTTGTAAATTCTCCGCTGAAGTAACCCATGAGTGTCGTTCCTGGTGGGAAGAACGGACCATAGGAAAAAAACAGCGGATAGTAAGCAAGTTGCGTTCCTATTCGGCCAGCACCCTGCGTATACCCCGAGACGACACCACTTACATCGGGCATCAACAACCCAAATGACGTTTCGATGGCCGTGGTGTTTCCTGTTGTGGGGGTCCAGGCGACTTGCTTATTTCCTGCGCTATAAACCCAGGATGCGACGAATGCTCCGGTTCCTGTTGGGGTTCCGTTGGCATCCACGGTGCGTTCGATAGTAAACATCAACGAAACAGCCGCCCCTCCCGCCCACATCGCAGCACAAAAACGGTTGTTTGCACCGGAAAACCAAGACGGCCACAACGATGTGCTAAACGTATAATCCTGTATATCCAAAGCAGAGGAGGTGTTCCCGGTGATGTTCCCCGAGGAGTTTGCACCAGCCCCAAGCGTAAGACGAATGCGAGGGATAGTCGGGTTCGCGGAGTATCCCCCATATTCAAACTTCACATAGATGGGTGCGGTGTTCTGCAAGCTATCATTCATTTGCCAAATCTCATAACCAGGAAACTGGACTGCGGTGTTGGGAACTGGTACGGTGCTCCAATTAATCTGGGTACCGACTCCGGTGGCCTGCGTCCATCCGCAGTTAGCCAGCGCATTTGAAATGAGCGACCCCCAGGCCGCAAATGTTGTAGAGTTATTATTGATGGGATATGTCCCTGCTGTTTTAATCGTATAGGACATTCTAATACCCCAAGTTGTAGCTCATAAAGTAGACGTTGGCGCTGGAGCGATACACCATCGTAAAGAGGTCGTTGACGTTGGTGACCTGGCTGTTGAGGGGCTGTCCACCAAGACCCCACTTCACGTTGGCCGGCCACGTCATCACAAAACCACCCGCCCCCGAGTTGGCGAGGAGCGTATAGCGGCCCCCGTCAGTTGGATTTGAGAACGCCAAGGTGCAGTTCCCGGTCATCTTCAAGTAGTGCGTTGACCCCGTGCTCCAGTTGATTGTGATCGAGGTTCCGCTGTTCCCGTCATCGACCGGGGTAGTCGTTCCCCCCGATGAGTTTGCGGGATACCAAGTGCTTCCGGCTGCGTTCCAGGTCAGAACTTGGGCGTTTGCGGGTGTTCCTGTGAACGGGCCCACATAGGAAAGTGTCGTCCATCCACCGAGTGTTCCGTTGCTAGTGAAGATCTGTCCGTTCGTGCCGATAGGAACACGGGACCACACCGCACCGACTGTCGTTCCAAGTGCATAGTAAATGAGCAGTCCGAGGTTCTTAAACTCATCGATGATGACGCCCCCACCCGAGGACCCGGAGATTACATCCAGTCCAAGAGTCATCTGCACCGATGAACTGGAGTTACTATAGAGGCTCGACACCGCGGTATTACTTCCCGCCGAAAGTGTGCTGAACGACCCTGCGGTGTTGGGAAGCGTATAGCTCGCTAGGTTTGACGTGCCTGCTAGGACTGTTGCGGTGGTGTTCCCCGCAGGAGAGATCCCAAGCGTCAGGATGTTATTGGCGATGTCGTTAGCGGACCCGACCTTACGGTCCAGTCCTATGAGTTTGACCGCGGTAACAGAGGCGTTTGCGGGCACACCCAAGTCCGTCCACGCCATCACCGGACCGGCCGCAGTGACCAGATACTTCCCGGAAAGGTTGCCAGAACTTGTCGTGTAGTTCACGATCAACGTGACGTTCGAGAACTGAATGTCCAACATGCAGTCTGTTTTAGCTATGTGACTGCTTACCTCTCCGTCCAAACGAAGCGTGACCGTAGTAGCGGCGGCTTGATACGACGATCCAATAGCAGCGTTTGTTGAGGGACCAACAGGAACAGGCGAACCATCAGTCGCGTTGGTAACCCAGGAGTATCCACCAAGTGCGAGATTACTTGTGAGAATGTTATTGTTTGACCCGTCCACCAAATAGAAACCAAAGGACGGTGTATCAAGGTGTAGTGAAGCAATACGCTGTCTGTTGAACGCTAATGCAACAGACGTAACATTCGCACCGCCGGGAACACCCAACGCGGTCCACGCAAATGAAATAGAGGCGCCACCATCAATAGTCTCCGTGTCGTCGGGAACACCAAAGGGCCCCGCCGAGATGTCCAGGTACCCAACATCAAAACCCAGCGAAAGTGCTCCCCATCCACCCCATCCATTTGCAGTTCCTGCGGGCCACGTCCATGAATATGCGACATTTGCTGGTGCGGTACCTGCTCCTGTAATCGCAGCATTCGCGATCTGCACGCACCCATCACCCGTATTTGCGGTTACTCCGGTCCAACTCTCCACACCAGATGTCCACAGCCACGTATAGGTCGTGCTATACGTCGTGAGGTTACTTGAACCTCCCTCGGCCATAATGAGGTCGCCGTTTTGAGCCGTTGCGACGTTTGCGTCCGTGTGCGTATTGCTGAGGATCGCATGTGGTGCGCCAGAACCTCCGGCTCCCGGGAACCATGTGCTCCCCGACCCGTTCCAGGTCAGAACCTGCCCGTCAGACGGAGACCCCGTGAAGGGGCGCACGAATGCAGACGAGGCGTAGCCTCCAAGGTAACTGCTGTTATTTGAGGTGTTGGCGCTCACAGCACTATTGACGTTAAGTGCTCCCTCTGACTTACCGAACGCATAGGTGCTGTTATTGGCGGTGTTGGCGCTGTTGGCGGTTACTGCGCTATTGACGTTGAGCCCAGCTTCGCTTTTGCCGAACGCATAGGTGCTGTTGTTCGCGGTGTTGGCCGTGACAGCAGACGATGCGCTATTGACGTTGAGCCCAGCTTCGCTCTTACCAAACGCATAGGTGCTGTTATTGGCGGTGAGAGCTACGTTGACGCTAAGGGCCGACTCACTCTTTCCAAACGCATAGGTGCTATCATTAGCCGTGAGCGCACTATTGGCGCTGTTGGCGGTTACTGCGCTATTGACGTTGAGCCCGGCTTCCGACTTTCCAAACGCATAGGTGCTGTTGTTTGCGGTGTTCGCAGAGATAGCACTATTGACGTTGAGTTGGTTTTGCGACAACCCGAACGCATAGGTGCTGTTATTCGCAGTCAGAGCATTTGTAGCACTATTGGCGGCGATGGTATTGATGTAAGCCGCGTTGACGAACACACCATAAGCGTTAGAGATAATCCCGGTGTTTGCAATAATGTAGTTTGCAAGGTTGGCCGTATTCGCGCTGTTCGCAGTCACCGCGCTGTTGACGTTGAGTTGCGCCTCGGAATGCGTATTCAAGTAGTTCGCGTTGTTTGCGTCAAGCGCAGTTACGTTACCGGACGGGTCCGCAGGGTACCAGTTACTATTCGCAGCACTCCAATAGAGCGTCTGTCCATTTGCGGGAGTAGTATTTGAGACGGGATAGAGATAGGTGTTGGCCGCGTGGCCACCGAGATATGCAGCATCGTTCGCGGTGTTCGCGCTATTGACGTTCAACTGGTTCTGTGAGAGCCCAAACGCATACGTGCTGTTGTTGGCCGTAAGTGCAGTATTGGCGCTGTTGGCCGTTATCGCGCTATTGACGTTAAGGTCGCCTTCAAGTTTGCCACCCAGGTGGAGTGCGTTGTTTGAGGTCTCAGTATTTCCACTCGTCCCAATAGGGTTCCCATTCAGGTAGTCCACGACCGTTTGCACCCGGTCCACAAGATCGTGCGTCGTATTGGCGACTGAGATGTTCGCAATAGGAAGGGTGGGTGGAATATACTGCATGGAGTTTAGCGTTTCACAAGGTCCAAAAGACGATCAAGTTTCTCTGTGAGTTCGCGCACTTGGTCTTCAAGTCGATGCTGCGTGGCCCGAAGAGTGACCAGTTCGTCTGTCGTCGTTCTGGTTTTAGTAACCTTACGACGGTGACGTTCCAAGGCGCTCGTGTCAGTATTGAGGAGCGCCCTGGAATAGGTATCCCGCGCAAAAGACGGGTTATCCGTTTGAATACGACGAGGAAGTGTCATAGTTATGCGTCAAATGCTATTGCTCGGAAGTTCGAGACCCGTGGAGCATCCGGGGTATTGCTTGACGCCATTACTACCTTGATCGCGAACACCTTGAACTGGTTAGTCGTATCATCGCTGGATGCGAGTGCCTGCCCCGTCGGCGTCACAAACTCATACTCCCGGTAAGAGGTCCATGTTGCGCTGACCACGGTATTCGCGGTTACCATCGTCATCAAGCGCCACGGCTGGTCGTCAAAGCGAGCATCAGCCGCCGCGGAGACTGGAAGCACTTTGTAATACACGTAGAAGTCTGCGGTGTCCGGTCGGTACGCATCGAAGTAGACTTTGAGATCCCGTGCTTCAAACCCGTCCGCGAGCGTGACTGGACGAGTGATATAGCGTGTGGTCTCTACGGAGTTGTCGTTCCCCACCTCACTGCTGTAAGTAATGCCAGCAGAGAACTGAAGCGACCCATCAAACCCACCAGGTGTTGTCGGCGCAGCGATAGTGAATGTTGGTGTTTCCGAGTATCCATATCCTGCGGTGTCCACGACAACCGTGTTGACCACTCCATCCCGACCAACAACCGCGTGAGCGACTGCTCCCGTTCCGTTTCCACCCGCGATGGTGAGTGCGAGCGTATTGTTCGCTAGGTCGACAGTTCCATAGGTGAACCACGCATTTGCTGTCCTGGTTGCGCCCACCGCGACCGTCGCGGTAAAGTGGACTGCGTTTTCAACAGACTGGACGATCACCTCAACGTTGCCGCCGACGATCACCGTATCCCCAACGTTGAGTTTCGTATCAAACGTCGTAGTCGTTCCATAGACGTTGGCCAGCCCTGTAACCGTATTGACGGTTCCGGTTTGTAGCGTAGCAAGATACCCCGCACCCGGTGCGATGAGGTTTACGCTGTCCTGCTCAATCCCGAGGTCATCAATATGGTGCTGGATGCAGACCACGCCCATCTTCTGCAAGTCGAGATATGGTGCGACATCCGCGCTCCACGTATTGAGAAATGCTTGTCCGTCGATGGTGTTCGCGGTGCCCAGCACGTTATTCGACCAACTTGGAATCTGCTGTGTGGTCGTGGGCCCGTAGCCCTGCAAGAATGACCGAGCGCCCGTTTCCTGCCAGCTATTTGGGAACCCACTATAACGAAGCGTCGTTCCGTTGCTTGTATTCGACGTCAAGTCCATTACTTGAATGTCCAACAGATACGCGCACGCGGTCACGTCGGCAAAGTTTGCATCATGTGGGTAGAACTCAAAGCTATCAAACCAGGTATTGGTGCTTGGCGGCACGCCACGGATCACCAGTTTCCCTTGCTGCGGTGTCGCGGAGGTCCCCGACCATACTGCTTTGTTCAGGCGGAACATCAAGTCCTGCAACGGCGATTCCGTCCAGGTGCTTGCGTTCTGTGACTTGAAGAAGCTTCCCGCATACGGCTGTTTCGAGACCTTCCGATCTTCGCTGCCGACGACGAGTGCTCCGATCTCTGCGGTCCACACATAGTAATGGTCGCTGTCTGACCGGATGACGATAGCATACTCGTATCCTGGTGCCAAGTAGACGAGAGACGGGAACGTGATCTTCGTGTAAGCTGTTGGGTCGTCAAAGTTCGGCGCCTGTGTGGTATTCACCTGATCCCGACGAAGGGTCACGCTTGCGCGGCCCGATGCGGAGATGCACGGCACAACTTCCTGGTTGTTCGGGTAGCCGTTCACGGTGGTGCGAATCTCAATAGTCACCGGGATGTCCTGGTCGGGCACCGTTGCGAAGCAGAGGTCCAAGTCCGCGAGGAATAGTCCCTGCGGATAGATGGTCTTGTCTACCAAGAAGGTTTCCGCGAGCGGGTCCGAGTAGATCAACCCTGCGCGGCCGCCCCATCCCGGCTCGCCAGGACCAGAAGCTCCACCTCCGCCGCCCCCGATGGTTCCCGCCGTATCGGTTACGCCGATTTCCGATTGCGTAATCACACGAGTCGAGATGATCGTTTCCTGTTGAATGGTCGTCAACCCCGACGCCTCATACTGGGCGTCTGCAAGCGTTGTGCCATCTACACCATTTGTTGCGCTGTCGGTGAGACGCACCTGGCTGGTTCCTGTGGGGAACTGCGCTTCTTGCATATGGAAAGCACCCGCACACGTTCCTGCGCGAGGTGATGTTGATGTAATCTCGCCAAACCCAGCCGATGCGAGCGGCCCGATACTATAAATCGACTCTCCCGCGACAACTCCCGTGAGCGATCCCACGTTGACTGTCTGGTTGGCGCTATACGAGTCTCCCACTGCATAGGTGAGTTGTCCTGCACCAGGACCTCCGACGATACGAATAGCGGTACCCAACGGAACAACACCCGCATCGTTATCGAGACGAATCTGACCGGAAGATGGGTTCCAGCCCCGCACAACACCCGACGGGCATCGCGAGCCTGTGATCGTCCACCCCGCAAGGGCATTTGTTCCAAAAATACCATTCGGTAGAGTGAGGAGCACCGCGCCCGAGGTCGTGTTTGCTCCGTCGTTTACCAATTTGGTGATACTCAACGAACCAGGAACCGGAACATACGGAACTGCTTGGTCAACTGCTGTATCGCGCTTGGCCCGCACAACCGAGATGTTATACACCACGTTCCCCGTTCCGTCATACCACGGCGATACCGCGGCGATAGTTACGGGAGTGCGAGTGTAGATATACGCATTTGCGAAGCTGGCATTTGCCGAAGTCACCAACGACATCGCGGTGTTGGAAGTGATACTGTTGACGAACGCATCGAACGAATCGTTTACACGAACAACGTGCACCAACTGTCCGGGCGAAAGCTCATACTGATAATAGGTTCCCGTTCCCGCGACGTTTGCTTGTGCGGAGGTCGTTGCGGTTAATCCCGTAATGGCTTTCTGCACATACACAGTCTGTCCTACGATGAATGGCGCGCCAGTTAGTGATACGGCAGCGCCTCCTGGTGCGACAATCGATTCAAGCTGAAGAACCGTCGCCTGCTGGACATAGTTACTGATGTTCGTTCCCGCAAAGAACAGGTAGAGGTTGGTGTCGGGTTTGAGCCCGCTGCCAGAGAACACAAGATCCCGCGCCCGAACGCTATGCACAATCGACGTGCCTACGACCTTGTTGCCCTGCGATTCGTTCTGTGTCGTCACGGTGTATTCAAACGTCGTGCCCTGACGAGCAAAATTTGCGGCGACTTGTGTGTCTTGGAATGTGGTGGTCGCTCCCCCGATGTTGAGTAGTGTGGCTACAACGTTAGCGAATCCACTAAACGTGCGTGGAGCAGTCGATGCGTTGACTCCCGACCAAGTTTGATCCCATTCACCCCACACGGTGTAGGACGGCATATTTGCGTCTATCCAGGCTTGCGTCGGTCCACCACCGTCGATCACCTGGGCGGGTAGCTGTTCTGTATCCTTCCACGTATCCACCGCGGGTGAGAGTGATATGCTCCCATAGAATGTTGAGATGTCGAACGGGTTCACGGAGATTGCGGTGGTCGCCAAGTTCTGCACCACGAATGGTGTAGTAGTGTAGGCGATGGTCGCCATATCCCCGATGATTGCGATATTCGCGGTCGTGCTGTGCGCGAAGTCTGGTGAGAATGAGAGCGCAAACGAACGGAACCCCGTGCGAAGTTCACAGTTCGCACTATCAATCGACGCGGTGAAGTTTGGTGAAGCCACATCTCCTACATCACCACCCTGGAAACTGTCCACGAGAATCCCATTCTTGTAGCGTGGATTTCCCGCCGCATCTTCTTCGGGCTGGTTCGTAGTGATGGTTTCAAGCGAGTTGAGCGCCGTGTAGTATTCGAGATGCGCGACACGGTCCTCGATCTTGCCTACGTCGTTCATCGTGTAACGCTTGTAGTCGTATGCAGTGAGCCCGACTCCTGTTGGCTTGCCATTCGCATCCACCAAAGTATATGGTGGAATCGTCAACAAAAAGAGCGGAAGGTCCGCACTATCATCCTTTGGAGCAACTGGGTGGACCGCATCTTGTCCTTCGTTGATCGTGAATGTTCCGTCATAGCACAGCGCCACGGTGTCCATTCGCCCGAGATAGAACTGATAGCTTCCGTTCCATACGCCGTCAGAGGCCGGGATCAAATACGGGACGCTGGTTGATGTGAGATATGCAGGGTCTCCGTAATCGTCTCCCGCTGCAAAGACTGTATTGGCCTTTGCGAGGATGTTCTGGTAGGACCGTTCTGGTCGGAAGTCCAGCACGTCCCGCAGAGATACAGTAGTTCCAGTAACCGTTGAGGTATATGAAGGGATGCCGTCATAGAGGATATCCCCATAGCTATCAACAGTCGCGTATCCTCGTCCCGCGGGTTCAAACCAGTCAAAGATGAAGAGCAAGCGTCCCGTTGGGTGGATCACGTAGCTCGCACCGTTATTGACGATGGCCCGGCCGTATTCATAGCTGTTATCCCGCTGTCCCGTGTCGAGCGTAAACTGGTCGGTAACATCTGTTGCGGTCGTAAGGTCTGAAGTGTCAAAGGCTGTATTGCTCTCTTTATAGAGCACCTTGACAAGCTGGTAAACGTCGGGCACAAAGAGGGAATACGCAAACCCCGGTGCGGTGTTGAGCGAGTAATACTCAACCTGTCCCGCGACTGCAGCGCCTGTGGTGTCCGAGAACAGACTGGTCGTGTTTCCTGCATTCAGCGTTTTGGTGCGGATTGCGAGCCCAGTGACTGCTGCCCGAGCAAACCCCAAGAATGTCCGCACACCACCCATCGATGAAGAATGATGATACTTGAAGTTGATGTTGTAGTCCGACCCCGATGCAACCACGGCCACGTTAGAAATCCAGCGGGAAGTTACCGCACCACTTGTGTCCGACACCTCAATAATTTGTCCCTGGCCGTCCACGTCGTCAGTAACATCATAGAATACAAAGTACCGCTGGGCTTCTTCTGCGGTCATCGCGGCGCTGGTGGGGAGCTTATACTGTGCGCCAAGCGTAAAGGTGAGGGTAATGTTCGCTGTTGGCGATCCGCTTGCGGGGTCCATCGTAGCATTTTCGTCAGTCGGCACCCACGAATCGAACGATGAGGTCGCAGTTGTCAGCGTGTTGGCGACAACGAACTGGTTGGACAACTCGTAGATAAGTGAGTTTTGGCTCATCCCTTCAACGATAGTCGCACCGTAGGGAGACCCACCGACTTTTCCTGTTACCCAGTCGATGTCTGCCTGGAACGCAAAGTTGTTTGCCAGGTAGGACGAGGCGTTGATCGTCGCGGTGTTGTCGTGCGCGGCGAATGCGTCGATATCCTTGGTCTGGTAAAGAACGCGATACGTGGTGTTTCCGTTAGGAATAGCGGGAAGTGGTTCGAGAAGACCCACGTTTGCGTGTGTGGCGTTGGTGAGGGCATACGAGTTGACCGTGAAGCTTCCCGACACCGGAGAACTTGCGCCCCCGAGGACGATGCTGGCCCCGAGGAGTGCGTTACCAACATTCGCCACGCCGTTCGCAAAGGCGATAGCCGCATACACCGCACCATTCGAGTCCATCGATCCCGATGTGCAGTTTCCTGTGACCGTATCAAACTGCGCGTCAAAGAAGAAGAGCTTGAAAATGGAGTTAGCTTGATAGTCCGCAAGAGCCGGGATGTCTTCGGCTTCCAGCATTCGGAGTTTGGCCGTTCCGATCTTGGACAGGCCATACGTCGCGTCATTTGCGCCGGCAATCTGTTGCGACGGGACTGTGTGCAAATCTACTGCGATGGTGTTACAGAAATACGTGCCGGGAACGGCCGCACCAACCCAACGCACTCGCACATAGTTTCCGACCTGGAGCGCAATACTCTGACTATCCACGTTCTGCGTTGTCCGTCCCTTGCGGATAGACAAGTTTGTCGGGGTCGTCTTATTGACTTCCCACCCGTGAACATAAGCCTTTCCCGCGCCGACTGCGAGACGGAAGTGATCTTCTGCGTCTGGGTCATCACCAATAACCGGTGAGAACGACTTGATCATGTAGTTCCCGGCCTCGTCATACGTGCGCCGAGCGAGCAAGTCATTCAGTTCCGACCACTTGACGTAGCGTTCCGAAACCGTCTGTGTATACTGGATGACGCCTTTGACCACTTTAGCCAACTGGATGAAGTTTGTGGGAACCTCTACTGTTAACCCATAACTTGCGAGCGCCAAGCTCAAGCGGAACCGGTGAGCACCTGGAGCATTCTGGTTCGCTGGGTCGAGGAGCGTTTCCCCAACTACATCGTCCAGTTCATCAAGGATCTCTTCACTAACGAGCAGCCCCACGACCGCATCCGGGGCGCTAGACTGATGGTCGAGCACGATAGTTGCGGGTTTGAACCGCACGAGGAACCCGGAGATAAAGAACACACCACCTGCTACGCTAAACACCGACGCATCGCTAAAAGCGTCACTATCGCTAGAGAACGTCGCACTCTCCGTGCCCCCGATAATGCTGACTACATCGTTCGGGTTGAATGCCGCATCACTTCCATACGTGAAGACCAAGTAGTTGTCTGTATAGCCCTCATCAATCGCCACATAGCCTCGGACCGACGCGGTGGTCGTCGGCACATCGACGGACTCGATCTTCTGGCCCGCATCTAGCGTGCGGCTAAAGAACGCTGCGACGTTATCGGTTGTCTGCACTTTACCAGCGCGGACACCGTTATTGATCGCCATTTCGCATCCATAGACCGGCTGCCCATGCTTGAGGTTTGCTGAACCAAGCTGCTCAATCTGTGCTTGAAGAATGGTCTGAAGCTGGGTCAGTTCGCGGGACTGGACCGCGTATCGCGGACGAAATAGAATGCGGTTAAAATCAAAGTCCTCGCCCCGAAAGAGGTTGGGGTCCGTGTTTGACTGGGCATAGTAGTCATCGAAATATGTGGTCCGAAAGATGCGAGTGGTGCTATTTGATAGAGCCATAGTTGTTTTCTTCTGCTCGCCGGTGATAAATGCGACCACGAACCCACCCGCTAAGTTCGTAGTTTGCAAAATCCGTTAGAGGGACATAACAGCATTGCTGTAACTTATCGTGTTTAATCCAGATCCTTCCACGATTTTTTGCGCTAATTTGTTTCCACGCTATTCTGGTTTTTTCCGTAGCCGAGTGACCCTGTTTTGTAATAGATATTTTTTGTTTTGTAGCAATACTCGGGCGACAACGATGACGAACTTGAAGCATCATTTCACGGAACTTCGGGTTCTTCCACTGCTTTTTAGTCGCCGCAGATATCTTTTGGTGTCGTTCTTCTGTCCAGTTACGAAGGTCAGTCGAGCCCTCTCCACCAACTATCTTATTGTATGTATCGCTCCTGCTAACAAACTCTTCATTAACTAACGCTTTTTCTTTCGCAAACATTTCCTCTGGTGTATCAAAAACAAAGAGTATCTCTTTTACAAAATGTCGTCTTCCATACTTTTTCAAAGCCCGTTTGATGTGAATACCCGAACCAAGGTACCCATCATCAATATTCTCTGTTTTGTGGGCGCCGATGTATATTTTCCCCGACAGCAAGTTTGTGGTCTTGTAGATAGTATAGAGCATAACTCTATTTATAAGAACAGGGTGCATCACCCAAAAGGTAATGCGATCTTAAATTCCTGTGTCTGGTCCGCGGTTCGGGTCACAGGAACACGCTGCGTCACATACAGCACTTCTCCAGTATACGGGAGTAGTTCTGGGTTGCTCACGGCGTCTGCTGAAACTGTTGAAGGAGAAGATTCGACAACGTTGAGTGTATCGCCTTCGCCGAACGGCGTCGTAAAGCCCTGCACATTTACGTCCGTCAAGCGAATGATCTTCTTTCCGGCCTCTCCTGCCAACGTATCTACGACCACTCCGAATGGTGACGGAGATTTCGTGGTATTTATCACCACATCGTCAGGGTTATACGTTGGAGCGCCCGCCTGCACCGTTACATCCCACGTTTGTTTGTATTTGGTGTCCGTTGCAAGCACTCCGTTTGCCAAAAGTGGATTGACGACTAACCCAATCTGCCGAAAGTCATTATTAACGGTGAGCTTCCCACCTTCGTCTCCATAGAACTCGACAACGCACATTAGATGCTTTGCCTGTAGCTCGTGGACGTTATCGTAACCGTGATTCGGATACGGGGGTATAATCGCTCTGGCCGTCGCTAGGCTTGCGCCAGACTGATAGATGTTGATAGAGCCGACATTCGTATAGCCCGTGCCCCCCGATAGCAGGGTGACGCTCTGGACGGTGCCGCCAACGATTGCGATGCCGCCGTTTGCGACGGATGCTCCCGCGCCATCTCCCGTAAGTGTGCAGACGGCGTTCACGCTGGCATTATAGTTCGCGCCAGGCGTTACGATTACGAACGGAACTGCTCTCGGAAGAGTGCCAGGGTTTGCAAGCGCGACTGCCTGAAGAGACGAGGTTTCGTATACCGGCATCCAGTCGTCGGTGAGGAAGTCGTCCGTGGTCGTTGCTAACGAATACAAATACTGCCAAACGTATCCGTCATCATAGGTTTGGGGGTCGCTATCGATTCCTGTCGGTTGATACGTGCTATTCGCTCCACCAGCGTTCCACAAGCATTTGTATACTTGATATGCAGGGGTTCCGCCCGCATCGTCCAGCACCAAAACATAGAAATTTGTGTTCGCAAGGACCGTAGTATCATCATACTGCGTATAAACGGTGTTGGCGTTCCAGTCAATACGAGGAACCACAAACGCAAAGTCTGTTGAGAGAACCCGTTTAGCAAACAACATGTGCCGCCAGTAATCGTAGGTCGTTTCCTGTGGAGTGTCTACTGGTGTCGGGGGTGCGCCCTCGGTCGGCCACGGTGTCGTATGTCCGATGAACGCATAGAGCGACACCGTATTGGCCGCAGTAAGAAGCGTAGTTCTGCCGTCCGACGTGAGCGCCCCCGCGGCAGTCAGGTCATCGACAGTTTCCGCCCACGCAAGACGGGATAGCAATTCCGTGGCGAGGTGCGTGCGATAGTTCTGTGTTAAAATGCTTGGCATAGTGTGTATTTAGAGCACGTTATGAGAGGGGTACCGGATTAATCATTCCAAGAATAGGACGATAGAAGCCCGCCCACGAACCATAGCTCGGATATAGAATGACATCGGGCGTGAGCGTGATTTCTGTCATCGTCTTCGTATTCATATCAAACTGTGAGAGTTTGACCTTTGTCGTTGTGTGCCCCTCGTAGTCCACACCCACGGCTTCTGCAATAGTGAATACCCCGGCGCCATCTTCTGGGCTTACGGCGAACGCATTATAGTTATACCAGAGGTCGCCCCACGTCGAGTATGCGGTACCAACTTCAGTAAATGTCGCACCAGAGTTAGATGAATACATCCAGTGACGGTTTCCTGGGTCGGCGGAATCGACCGTCGCCATCAGAATACTTTCCCCCGTTGTCCAAATGATCATCGGCCCCGAAGTCACGTCCTCATCGATGTTTTGATATGTAACCACCTTGGTCCACGTATTGGCATAATCTCGACTCCACAGCGCGATGTTCGCTGTCGAACTAGACCCCTCTTTAACTGTGAGCCAAAGTGTATTTGGGTCGCCCCCACTCACCGTCAAGGTCGCTGGGTAGTTTGTCCACGGGCTCTCCACCTTCCACGCGCCCGTATCACCAATCGTCTTGTAGATGATCCCCGAGAATGTGCTATGATCGCAGCGCGTCATCACAAGTTTATCGGGGGCCCATAGAACTAGCGGTCCGGTGATCGGTCCGAGGTATCCAAAGTTCGTATAGTCCGCATCAACCGCACCATTTGTGATGCTTCCCAAACTCACCGACCCTGCAGCCCAAAGTGTCGCGGTTGAAGGGTCTGCAATCGGGATTTTGACGATAAAGATTTTTGAGGATGTCTCACACTTTGCAAAAATCGTCGTTCCATCCGTTACTAAACTATCGATAGCAACTACTGGTGCAGGGTTTCCACTAATGTAAATGCCCAGGAGCGCGAAGTCAAAGATAAACTCCGATGTGAGCACGCCACCCACATTAGCCAACAAACGAATTCCAAGATTTCCCACACCATCATCTACTGGAAAATACATCGTGTTCGCTGCAAACGGGATAGACCCTGTACCCCAGTTCAGCGCGCCCGCTCCGCCGCCATTTCCACCACGAAGTGTCGCAGGAAGTGCCGTTTTGGTGGGCGAGAGGTCGGTGAACGTAGGAACACTCCACGTTGATCCACTATCCGACGAAAAGAGCGGAGCCCCGTTTCCCGCAAGCATCATAAACTTCGCTCCGCTGATGCTCGGAGGTTTCGTATCTTCCATGTCCGCGCTGCCGCCGATCTGAATGTCTGCACCCTCGGGGAAGATTTCAAGATCCAGCACTGCATCGTCCGCGACAAACGCATCCAACTGTGTATCCACGTCAGCATCTACCGCGAGGACAAACTCTCCGAGGACCTTGAACCCCGCAGGATGCAGGATCTTCTTATAGATGGCCTCCCACCGGTCAAAGGATTCCGCGACTCGCACCACATAGGTGTGGTCGTTATAGTAGTCACCGTCCTGCAAATACTTGTCTGCACTCAAAAATCCCTGGGTATTGCGATACGCACCGAACTTGGAGGTGATTGATCCCAGCCCGATGTTCGCTGTGAGTTGCGCGTCCCGTGCTTCCGGTACCATCAGAGAATGAATAGCGGTGACTGCAATCGAGTTCGCATCCGTGTAATAAACCCCGGAATCCGTCATATCGATGTGTGTAATCTGTCCCGCAGATTGTTGCGCGACGAGGTTCGCACTCTTAAAGACGTGGATCGTTCCGTTCGATGCGACGAATGTGTTCGACCCAGCATCGTAGTAATAGACCTCTTGCGCGAGCGCGAACACGTCATTCGCGGTCGTGATCGGGGGCGCAGCGTATCCACTTCCTGGTGAGAGGAACTGAATATGACGGATCTTCCCAAAGTTCTGTTGCGACTGGTTCGTAACCGAGCGCACGGTTCCCGTAGGCACGATAGTAAAGGCCGCCGTCACGCTTGACCCTGGTGTGGTATAGAGCGTAAGGAATGTGCTGTTCACAACGGACTTCACAACATAGGTTCCGCCTGATACAGATAGGTGCGCGTTCGGTGAGACCTCTGCAAGAAAACTCGTTCCGGTACCCACGACATTTGCGAGCCCCGAAGTGATCTTGACGACTCCCGTTCCAACCTTATTAGACCCCTCATACTTGACGGTCTGCAGCGTAGCAAACCCCATCGTCGTATTGGTCACATAGAGCCGGTTGCGGTTGTTCCCGCCCGAAGCGATCTCCGACAGAAGCACGCGCCCCGTGATGCTTGCTGTGGCGCGAGTGGTGGTAGCATCAGTCGGTGCGGCGATCACATAAACATTCGCGTCGTTATTCGCAAAGGTCGCGTTGGAGGTCATATCGACCACCAACATCGTGTTTGCCAGCGTCACATTCGCGGTGTTCCCGCTGAAATCCCTGAAACACCAAGGGATCATAAAGGCGACACGTCCCGTTGATGCGAACACATACTCAAGGATCGTATTGGCAGTCCAGTCTGGTTGGTCGGCTGCGCTGTAATCTGCGGCGCCGATCTCAATCGTCCCGTCCACGAACTTCTCTATCGTCAGGTCCTGCGCGATGAAACTGCGGTCCTCAAGATCGAGATACTGGATATCTCCCGTGAGTTTCGCTTCTCCGAGTATATACCCCGACCCGTCTTCCAACAGGAAGTTTCCGGTGATGACCTGGTCGATCACCGCATCTGCTCCCGTCCCCGATGAACTTGTAAAGACCACCGGGTCACCAACGACATACCCATCGCCGCCATCGTTGATCGTCACGCCGTTTAGCGGAGCCTTGCCTACTGCGGAAACAACCGCGGCCGCGCCGAACCCCTCGCCTTGTCCCGGGCCCTGACTGAATGTAACGATATCCCCAACTTGGTATGCGGCACCACCCTCAAGGATGTCCACGCCGGTGATACCTGGAAGGATCGTCGTATGGATTTCAGGGATGCTGTTGAGGTTCCATACATCCTGTCCCGCTTCAAAGGACCCAACGATGCTATCTTTATTGAGCAGCAGTTCGTTCACATACAGATACGACCCAAAGGACTGCCCGACGACGGTGGTTCGCACTCGCTCAACCTGGGCTTGTCCCGTTGCGGAACGGATCACCTGTCCCATGTAGTATTGCGCGACATCTGTATTAGGGTACCCGTTCGCTGGAGCACCGACTTTGAACGAGGTTTCTGTATACCAAGTTCCATCGCTGGCTTTGAGGATGTCCGTGCGAGGGTAATAGAGGTCCGCATGTTCGTTGAAGAGCGCCCGGAAGAACCACTGCGCGGTTTCCTCAAGGCTCTTGTGCGTGTAGAAGTAACGAAGCGTTGTGACGAACTGGTCGGGAGTCACATAGGTATGCTGTGGCCAGTTCTTCGCAAACATCTGCAAGAAGTGAGGCACAAATTCGTCAAGCGTGGTGCTCACATCCCGGTATTCAAGGAACTTCCGCATCTCGTAGGACACGCCCCCAAGCGACACCGTAGTAACTATTTGGTTATTCGCCAGCGCACCATACTCACTCATCACCGTTGTGTTTGCAGTCACTCGCTCTTGTTCCAAGTAGGTGAGAAATAGTTTGAGGAAGTCCACAAACATCGGGTATTCCGCTCGTATCACCTCGGGAACGGCGGTCTCGATGAGGTTGTAGAAGTCTTGGCCGGGCAGATAAGGGCGCATAGGTTAGACCACGCCTCCCGCAAAGAAGGCTGTTTGATCGCTGACGGTTGCGGTCAAGTCATTCAATAACTGCACTTGAATGTCCGTTTCGTCCAGCGTGTATAGTTGGTTCAGCGTTGGGGTAAAGTCGTTCACGGATGGGATCACCTCAATCCGCACATCCAGTTCCCCGTTCTCTATTGCAGTCGGAGCAAAGTTGGTGAGGATGACCAGCCCATTATCAATATCCACCGTTCCGATGCTGTTTGTGATCTTGGTGACTACTCCCGTGCCCGCAAGCACCGCAACATAGATGTTTCCGACCTCTTCGTGTAGGAAGCAGTTAGTGTAACTTTGGCTGTCTAGATCCGAGATGTAGTCAAACCGATGTGAAGTGGCTTGGAGGATCACCGAGTCTGTACCGTTGCGACGGAGCGGGGCCCCAAACTTCAGCGTGAACTGGTTTGAGTTTCCAAGCACCGGGAAGATGCGTTTTTCCAAGTCGCACCGCGTGAGGCTGCTGACTATCGCATCATCAGAATCATCAATAACCCGAGTGAACTTGGAGAACCGGAATGAAGTATCAAACTTTTCGACATTTTGTTCTGCGTAGGCTGCGATACTGTCATCTATCGCCTGTTCGAGTTGGAGTTTCGAGCGTGTCGTTTGCCGAGGGTCATAGCGCACGGAAGTGATGACGCGGATAAACACATAGTCGGGGTCCACGACTTCGGGGATCACGCCAATCACCGCGTGCGGTTTGACGATGTTTGTCGTAATGTAGGACTTGATCGTGTCCGTAAAGGTATCGCTCAACTTGGGTTTGAGCACGATGTAGACGTGTCCGAAGTTCGGTCGGTTGAGTGGGTCGTCTGGGTTTCCATCCTCGCCCCCGAAGACGTTGATCGCAGCGATGTTCTCGCCGTATTCCTGCAGGATGATGGCTTTGTAGTCTTCGGCGGTAACGCAACGGTTCTGGGCTTGATAGACTTGCGGCGCCATAAAGCGTGCGTTATCCAGGGTTTCCGCGTCAGTCCCACCAGAACTTGGTGCACTATTGGCGTTCACGTAGGTCGCACCTGTTGCGAATCCCGCGATGTTCGCGGTTTTGATACTGAACGGTCCCCTGATGCTGTTTCCGCCCGTCCCGCTGCTAATGAAGTAACTGGTAATCACGATACTGTCTATCGGAACGGATTGCCCGAGCACATCGTTGCCGAACTTGATTTCTGGGTACCCGTCGTAGCTTTCCTGCACGAAGAACACCGGGTCGGTCGGACCAATAGTGAGATAGTCCGTTGCCCGATAGAAGTTCGTAAAAACGTTGCTATTTTCGTTCGCCTGCACGGTAACAGCGATGGTGTTATAGTCGATGTTCGCGTTTGGAATGACGAAACGTTGCGTGGGGTCGGTGCTGACCGTCCAGCGATACGTGAGTGGGCGCCCCTCAACCAACAGGACATTCGAGTTTTCGTAGTAGCCCGAGACCGCGTTAGCCACGAGGGTCTCATCCTGCGTATTATAGAATGTATAGTTGCTATTGGCGGAGAGCACAAACTGCGTGAGTGCAGGAAGCGTGATAACTGCAGCGTCGGTGTTATTCAAGAGGACCGCGACGTTCGCATAGAGTTTCGCGGACTTACTCCCCGAAATCTCGTAGCCCAGCATTCGGGCGTGCGCGGCCACGCTGCTGCGAAGCTGCGCGGTGTCGAGGAATGACTCGTTGATGGCCGCTGAGAGGTAGTAGTTCTGGTAAAAAATAACATACGCCAGCACACGGGAGAGCAGCCGCAATCCGCTTCCCGAGAAATCATAGTCCGTGAACTCCGGGTCGTTCTTCATGAACGTCACGAGGTTCTGCAGGATGGTATCGTAGTCAAGCTCGCCGATGTTGATTTGGTTAGTAAGTGCTGGCATGAATCACTCTTATCTGAGTCGTTTGAGATACAAGCTGAACGTCACGTCCTCGGCAGTATTGACGATCTGAATTTCCAAGAGGACAAGATACTGGTTGTTGTCCGGGTCTGGCGTGACGGTGATCGTCTGTATCGTCGCCCGCGGTTCGTAAGCGTCAAGGATCGTTTGAAGTTCGGTTTCTATCAAACTGGTCGTAATCGAGTCAATCGGTTCAAAGAGCAGTTCTCGAAGACGGGACGCGAAATCTGGAAAGAACGGTACTTCTCCCGCATAAGTCTGCATGAGCGTCTTGATAGACCGCACGACCGCCGCGGCGCCCGTGAGAGTAATAATGTCGTTCGTGACGGGGTTGAGCCCCATCGATAACGAAATGTCCTTATACTCCCGCACGTTCTGGAAATTTGCGTCTGCCATGCTCGTATTTAGCCGTTCTTTTAGAAGTTCACCGCGGAGTTAGAACTGGGCGCCAAAACGACAGTTTGCCATGCGGTGGTATATTGCGAACCTGGATCTATCGCGGGCTTCCACCGTGACGCTGACGGAGGATTCGTTGTCCCGGTTGTTGGCGCTGCGGTCCACTGCGGAAGGAATGTCCCAAGAGGTCCAAGAATCTGAAACATCTGTCCCGTTGAATAGCCGACCCAGCGCCCCGAAAAGTTGTAGCCCCCGCTTTGTCCGTTCGCGGTCGCATAGTTCACAAAGAAATCCTCATCCTCGCTTGCGATCTGCATTCCCCGCGAGTTGGTTGGAGTAATGATGAGCCCAACACCCTCACCCCGTAGCTGCCACGCGACCCGAAGCAGGATCTGAAACGCAGCTTCTCCCTCGGGAAGTCCACCCAGATACGGGAGCATAATGTCCGTGATCTTGGAGATCACTTCTATGTATTCGGGGCGCGAAGCATTCGACACCAGCACCACCGTCTGTGGCACATCGTCTCCATAGACCACAGAGGTCGCAGAGCGCGTCTCTCGGGCCTGCTGTGTCGTTAGGGTGTTCGCAATCAACGCATCGACTTGTGCTTGCGCGATCAACATCGTCGCGGCTTCCTGCGTGGTGTAATCTATCACCATCCCTAAACCTTGGTGGAAGTTGTCCGCATAGTCCTTGGTCTGCACATCATAGCGCAGAGATGTGGGCGAGAACGACACATGTATCCAAGGTTTCTTATCGCCTTGTGCTGTAAAGTTGAGGATCAACTGGTCAAAGGGAAGATGATCCCGTATCCACGACGCGCACTCATACAAGAGCGCATCCGTTTGGTTCTTGATCTGGATGTCTACGGCCTCGCCCCGTTCGTGCTGACCAATCCCCGTGTTCGTTTGCCGAAATCCGCTTATCACCACGATGTTGGGATACTGCTTCTTCAGGGGCTCCAAAATGTTCGTCGCTACTAACGCGAGACGATATGCAATCTCGTCTTCCAGCAACCCATTCTGCGCGAAGATAACTGACGCGGGAGATGCGGGAACCGCGGTCGTTGATGAGGTTACAACGAACGATTGACTTTGTGCTTGGTACCCACCAGACCCGAGTTTAGACAAGTCCGTGCGCTTGGAGCGAATATCGATATCCCGCACGACGAGCCCCTGTGGCGTGTCCGCGGCATTTGATGAATAGGCGACACGAAGCTTGCCCTGCCACGCGATAACATCCACCCAGAATGCTTGCCCGGGCGCAGCGATTCGATACCCCATCAGCGAACTATACGGGTGCGCGACAATACCAATAGTCGTTTCGTAGATGATCCATTCCTCTTGCCCGATTACAACGCGCTTCGGCCGGTAAGCTGGACCCGCTTGTCCTACCGGCACACTTCCGTTCAAAGCGTGTATATCCCCGTTGAGCGTCCAGATCGCAGAGGTGGGACCAGTTACGCGCAGAGCTTTCATCGCCTCCTGTGGCCCCTCTGTGACCCGTCCATCAGGGGAATACAGACGACACCCGAGACCGCTTGCATAGATCGGAGTAATCGCTATTGTGCCGTCGGGGCCGATGTTTTTTAGTCCAGCATGAGCATTTGTGAGACTGCCGAAGATGCCGGATGTGCCGTCGGTCCAGCCGCACCAGCGTCCAGCTCCTGCTTCGAGGATATTGGCGCCCCGATTGGTGAGAATGGTGCGAGCCCCAGTATTGATATTGAAGCTCTCGATGCGGTCCTGTGAGTGATCTGTGGGATCTACTGCGTTCCCTGTCGTATAGATGACCGTATCGTCATACAACCATTTCGCCCAGCCCCCGTATTGTGCGACACCGATCTTTCCATCCACAGAACACGGACCCTGCGCGACACCTTGAACGACACGACCTGTATTCGGGTTGAGGATAGCCATTATTAGTCTTTCTGTGGACGAACGAGGAAGCTTCTATCAATCCCCCCGCCGCCAGTATTTGAAGTGCTGATAGGCGAAGTATCGATAGGAACCGTTACGGGTGTCGGAGTTGTCGGAACCACGACAGGTTCAACATTCGCTGCGGGTGATGGTGCAACCGTATTGGCGACGGGTACCTCTGTGGGAACCGTAGCGACTGCAGCACTTACTCCGTTGCTCCCGATCACACCCTGTCCTGCCAAAGTCTCTGTCTCTGCTGTAAGCGCCAGGGCCGCGGGGGTTGCGCCAAGCGCGACTGCTGCATCTGCAGGAGTAGCCTTCGGGGAAACCACATCCGCGGCCAAGACCGTATCCACAAGCATTCCATAGCTAAAGGAAGTTCCGCCCACTTGCTGTGATCCTCTATAAATGAACTGCCCCGCGAAATCCTTGAAGTTGAGGAAGTCGATGGACGCTATCGCGCTTCCGTTTCCTATGGGGACGACACCGGTAAGTTTTCCGCTCAACTGGCGAGGGTCCGCGATGATACTGATATCACCAAGCGCCTGTTGCAGCCCAATATGTGACGCATACAACGAGAAGTTCCCGCACTCTTCGGGGGTATCAAAGAACCGCGCACGATACGCAGCCGCAGCGGGAGTCGCAATAGTGTAAGCCTCGGGGTTTGCCAAAGGGTTTTGTGGGAAACTTGGGGGAACCGTGGTTTGCGCTGCTTGCTCTTCCGGTGACTGAAACTGGAGTTTGCTTGCAAGCGAAGTTTGGTCCAACGGGTGCGCGAGCGATTCCTGCACCACATCCGCGAAGTTCCCCGTTGGGAAGTCCGCAGCCAACGCAGCGAGATTCACTCTTGGCGCAAGCCCACCGATGACCGGAATGATCTGGGTCGGAAGCGTGATGTAACGCAAATCTATAATAGCGCCGTCACCCTTGAAGTTTTGTTTCGCTCGGAGGTTGATGTTTTGTGCGAAGATGTTGAAGTCCTTTCCACACTGCAGGTTGAACTCGCCCTCGGTTTGAATATCGATATCACCCTTTGAATACAGCGTTGTGTTCCCGCCCACAAAGATGTTGCACCGACCCACCACTTTCACATTCTGGTCGGCCATCGTCAGCATGTAGCCGTCGCGCATGTTCTTATAGACCACCGTGCCGTCCGGGTGCCATTCAATAAAGGACCCCGAACGATGGAAGATGTGGATGCGCTCCGCACCCGGTGTGTCGTCTAGTTCCCACAGGTGCCCCGACTCGGTCTGGGTCGCCTTGTTATAGGGATACTGCGCCGCATACGGTGACGCCGGCTCACTCCACCCACCGGAACCACTACTATCCGCGAAGGACTGCCCCAACTTCTGGTTGATCCCTGGCGCAACAGAAGCAGTCACCGAAGTTACTGCACGGGACCAGAACCCAGGTTTCCCTGAAGCAGTCACGACGCCCTGCACCAGGAACTTGGCTTTGTCTTGGATGATCGGGTCTTCCTGTGCAACCGCTCCACCCGTCGCCGAGCGCGGGAACAGCGGGACATTCAGTTCTATGGGTAGCGGATAGTTCGAACGAACTGGGTTCTCGGCGAGTTGCACGCCGCTTGACGAGGGGTTCGCGGCCGACGCGGAGAACCGAGCTGCAAGTCCCTGCACTTGGTTCTTACGGTCCGCTATCGCGCCCGCCATCGAGACACTCGGCATCTGTCCTGGTCGCAACCCCGAGAACTGCACGAACTGCACGGGCCCTGGAAGTTGGACCCCTGCATCCAATCCGTATGAGGATGCTGCAAGTGAGAGCCCGGGAAGGTTTATCGTCGCGCCAGAGTTTTGAAGGAACATCGGATCAACGGCAGCACTCACCGCGGTCCCCGACTGGAGGTTCGCATAGGTCGCGTTCAAGGCGGCCGCGTATCCCGCGGTCGTTGAGTGTGAGATTTCGGCGGTCGCAAGCACTCCCCGAATAGCTCCTGTGACCTGCGCCATACTTGTGATCGAACCCGGAGACGCAGCGCCACCAAGCGCCAAGTTGAGTGAACTAGTGTCCGTCGAACTCCGGCGAGCAGGTGCAGCGGGAGCGAGGAGCAGTTCTGCGGCGGTGCGAGCGTCGATGAAACCAAAATTTGGCACCAAAAACTCCTATGTCGTCACAGCGGGAAGCACACCAAACAGCATCGGCTGCTGGCCGAGTTTTCCGTCAAGGAAGAACCCAAGGCACCAATCCCCGACACGCCAGTTCGGCATCGTGCGAGCTTGTGAAATCGGGAGCACCGGATATGCCCACGGAAGTTCATTTGTGGCGACCGCGGCCTTGTCTGGATCGTGCCACCCAATAATGCGGGCCTTGACCCGGCCAGCTTTAACGGGGTCCTCGATGCTTTCGATGACGGCCACAAACCAAATGAACCCGTCCATCCCGATGTGAAATGTCTGTGGGCTATCCATAGTTATTCCTGGCTTTTGAACGCACCGATGTTGGTGCGGAAGCTGTCCTTATTGACTTTCAGGTGCATCCGGTATTCAAACTGCCCCGACCCCTGTGGGAGGAACATATGTCGCACCGAAGTGACCAAATGCGGACCACTAAAGAGCGGGGTCTCGACTTCTGGTGTGGACATTCTCGGGCTTACATCTGGGTTCGCCATCGGGCGCGTCGAGGGATACTGAATGTCCATTACATAGCCCGCTCGGATTTCTGGGTGACCCGGCAGCTCCACAAGCGTCTGCACATGTGAAATCTCTTTCATCTGTCGGTTATGCAACACGATAGCCTCATAGAGTTTCTGTTCCGGGGCGTCATCTTTCCCTTGCATCCACGCGCCGTTCGCGGTCCATACGTTGGTTGGAAACGTGAACGTTCGCACGCCCTTTGAGACGCCTTGGTCATAGTTCAACGGATACACGGGCCCGGGCGCGAGATGCGTGGTCTTGGGGAATGTGTCGGTGTAGCGGCTATCCTCAACATACTGGAGTTTCCGCGCCATAAAGTCAAACGAGATCATCTGTGATCGGAGCATCCCACCGGCGATATCCACCAAAGTATCAAAGGTCTGGTCCTGGTAAATACGGAAAATCGAGTTGCGAGCGACCTCTTCCGTCGCGCCCCCACCCGTCAAGGCTCCTGGGTTCACCCGATAGACGCGGTGTGATGGGTCCGCGATCCCTTTGAGCCCGTCAGTAATGAGCTTGGCGATACTCGTAAAATGGAACCCGTCCAGCGTCTCAAAGAACACGAAGTTACTTTCCTTGGTGTCCTTGGTCTGTGAAAGTAACGCAAAGAAGTTGATCGCTTGCAGGGGTGTGTAGTTTGGGAGCGTGATCGAAACCTTTCCGTTGGTCTCCTCGATTTCCAAGATACGCTCCGAGGTGATACCCAAGTCCCGCTGCAAGATGTCGCTCACCGCATCCTTGCAGGTCCACTTATCATACGGACGGGAGATACGGCTGGCCACGCTGGCGACGAACTCGTGCGTGGAAAGCTGGAGTGTGAAGAGCCGATGGTCATGACGAGGATACGAAACATCCTGCGCCTTGATGATACGGAACATCCGCTCAAACTTGCGTTTCACACCACTATCATCGACTTCAAAGGACAACCAAAGATACTCGACGCCCACGATGGGCACCAGTTCAATAAGCCCAACATTCTCCAAGAGTGTGACGGCTCCGCTAATGGTGTTATCAAAGATGCTCTCATAGATATCGATCTGTTGGATGTATTTGAGAACACTCAGCCCTTCAGTCTCGACCGTTGCCGCCAAGGTGCCGGGCAAGCGTTGAGCCAACCCTGGCGCAAAGATGTTGCACGCATTCAAACGGACTTGACGGGGTTCGGTGCGGATGGCCATTAGATGAATACTCGCTCAAGTTCCGATTGCAGTGACCCGACAAAGGCGGCGGGAATGACCCGGATACGACGCTTGGTTTCGTTCTTCTGTATCTCGTCCTCATATGCAGTGCGGATCTCTCCCTGCTCTGCGGGCGGAAGCGCATAGTAAGTAACAAAATCCACATAGTCACCCAGCGTCGTGAGATAGAAGTTGTTTTTCGTTGCGACCGCGTTGGCCTGGGACCCATACTTGTCGATGATGTAGCGCCCCATCTCTTCTTCGGTCAAAGGCCAGTCATAGAGGTTGAGAATGTTATTGGTGACGAGCACGATCCAGGTGTATTCCGGGCCACCATAGACCTTGGTGGCCACGGTATCCGGGCGTTCGCCGTCCTGCACCACATAAGGATAGAACACGGAAATCTTGGCCTTGACCGCTTCGATAATCGTCACATGACGAGTGATATCTGTGATGTTCAGCGACCACGAGGTGTTGCCCTCGGCGAAGGTATACGAGATAACTGGAAAGTATTCGAAGTAGTTCATAGACTATGCGTTTCTTGGGTCTCCGCCGGCCGGCATCCCACCGAGAATATCCGTATTGTCTCGTCCCAAGAGGACGACTTCTTGGAATTCGAGCGACATCTGCGTGACCAACGGAAATAGTTCGTTCTGTCCACCCTCTCCGACAAACGCGACTTTTCCGCCACCAGCTTGGTCAACGGACAAATTGGTAAGCACCGACCGACCAATCTTGTTGACTTTCAAGTTGATATCTCCAGTATTGAGGGGGTTGCCCAAGTTGCCCCGCGCATCATTCGTGTCTGTTCCGTAGTCAAAGGTCCCGTATGAATCTGTTCCTGTTTTGTCTTGCCCGGAGCCCGCCCCATGCGCGGTGATGGTCCACTCATATGGATAACCCATCATGTATGCGCCCGATGCACCAAGTTTTGTATCCGCACTACGATAGACCGGGAGCATGTAGAACCGGAACATGTTGACAATCTGTTCGATGTTTCGTGCTTCGGTGATCGTGCGGGGGATGAGGATGTATTCAAAACTCCACTTACGGTAATCCTGGGCGCTGAAGATGATGTCCGTGCGGGGGTTGACCTTCTGTCCCACCATCGCTTCAATCTGCGTTCCGAATTTGTCAACCGCCTTTTTTGCGGTGTATTTTTTGAGCCATTCTCCAATACTCTCCGCGCCAAGGCTGCCTGCCAGCTTCATCGCGGTGCCCAAAACTGCTTCTGCGGCGTTACCAATAGAATCCAGTCCGTTCTCTCCCAATTTCATATTCGCAGCTTCCGTCGCGGCTTGCGCGGCTTGTTCCATCATCATCCCCGAGAACTCGGTTGTGTCGTAGTTGACGGTCATCGAGGATTTCAACGCGCTGGTGGGAAGATACATCGCAGCGCACATGACCACACTATCCGTCTGTCCCGCCTCGTTGACCATCACGCCCCGCCCAACATGGCGGCCTTTCCGCGCATCAAAGCGAAGCCACTTGTTGAACTTGGACACGTTTTCTGGGTATGTGAGAACTTGCGCCATGTAGGTCTAACCTCTGTAAGTATTTAGAGAGCAAGCGGAAGCGGTCGCCCCCGCACTTTCGTATTGTGTTGTTTTCATCGCCTAAATAGCCTCATGCAGTATCATCAGGGAATCTATCACCCGGAGCGCCCTCAGAAGTATGTAGGGGATGCTAAATACTGGTGGAGGTTGCTATCTAATGATATGCCAAATATGCCATAATGATATGCCGGTGCGCGCATTAGCTCAACACGTTCGTAGTCACAAACACACCTCACAGAGTTACTATGATATTTACTTATCAATGGGAACCTCGGGGAAATGCCTTATCTGCCAAGAACCAACTCGCTATGTAGATTTAACTAACGGCTACACGGTTCACTGTCGAAAACACGCATATGTCTGCGCGAGTGAACGAGCAAAAGCAGGATGGAATGACGAACGTAAGGCCGCATGGGCTCCAATATTCACTGTAAAGTGCAGAAACAAAAATGGTCGCCCAAAAGGCTCTAAAAATAAACGACCATATCCTGTAAGGGCTTGTCAAAATAAATCAAAACAAGCAAAGGAGTATATTACGCTACATGGTTCGAATTGGCGGAGTCAACACCATACCGACGAAACACGACAGAAAATGAGCGACACTCGGTTGTCCGCATTTGCTAATGGAGATATCACATTGCCACAGTTTAATCAGGGGAAATTTCATCCTACCAATCCGCAAAAATATGTAGGAGATTCTACAAATATTGTTTATCGGTCGGGGTGGGAATTTCGTATGATGCGGTATTTTGACAACACCACAGGTATTGTTAATTGGTCTAGCGAAGAAATACGCATCCCTTATATTCGCCCAGACGACTTGAAGCAGCATACCTATTTTCCCGATTTTCTTATCCGTGTTGCGGCCAAAGATGGAAGTAATAAGACATTTCTCATCGAAGTTAAACCCGAAAAACAGTGTAAACCGCCGGCGGCGCCCAAGACAAACCGACAGCATAAACGACATATTAATGAAACAGTTACCTTTGCTATTAATTCTGCTAAATTTCAAGCAGCGGAGGAATGGTGTAAACTTCATGGAGCCCAATTTGTTATTTTAACCGAACGCGAAATTTTTGGAACAATCAAGTAATGGCAGTCAACATCTTTCAGACGCTCCGGGCAAAGATCGAGAAGAACGACGCGATGCTCCCGATGGAGAAGCGAGCGATGTTCTGGTTCAAGACGTTCTATACGGACCTAATGGCTTGGCAGCGTTCGCTCGGCAAACCAAAGTTCTCCGACCTCCAGCAACAGCCCATCTCCAAGCGCGTCGTTTCACCTTCACGAACCTTGCCGGGGTTCTGTTATTTTTTCCTGTATGAACCGTCGGGAAAAGACACACTCCCATTCTATGACCGGTTTCCATTCGTCCTCGTGATTGACCGAGACCAAGAGTCTTTCACGGGGCTCAATTTTCACTATCTGAGCTACTACTGGCGGGCCTGGTTGTTCGATAACCTCTATGAGCGCCGGCAAAAAAGCAAAGACCCGCTCAAAGTCAGCATGAAATTCAAGTATGATTGGTTGGCGACCAGCCCTAAGTATGAGCAGTTCCGTCCTTGTTACCGTCGCTATCTCTTCAAGAACCTGCGGTCCCCGATGCTTCAGGTCGGAGAGTCGGAATGGGACATCGCACTCTGGCTCCCGGTGGAACTATTTGCGAAGGAAAGTAGAAGCACCATCTGGAAAGAATCGGAGCAAAAATTCTAATGCAGCAACTCAGTCAATTCTTCAACGAATTCAACCTCGGGTTCCAACAGAGCAATCGGTTCGCGTGCAAGGTAATCGTTCCCCGAGCGTTGGCGCTTACCGGGCCTATGCTCGTCGCCAAGAATTGGCTTGCGCGGGGTATTGCATGTGAATCAACATCTCTTCCCGATAGATCATTCGCCGAAACAGAACTCACACAGTATGGGTTGACGGAGCAGTTCCCCTATCATACAGAATTCACCGCGCTCAATTGCACGTTCAACACTCCGCTCAACGGGGGCGACAACCCCATCCAGCGAGTATTTCATGCGTGGCAGAACCTCATACAGGACATGACCGCGGGGTACAATTCATCGCGGGACTTCACATTTGCGGGGTCCGGTGGGTCTTCCGACCCCAAAGGATACTATGGGGAAATCTATCTCGCAGTGTTTGACCGACAGAACAACCCTACCATCGGGTACCAATTCGAACGAGCATATCCCAAACTGGTCGATGCAGTCGCAGTATCGTGGAGCACCGAGAGTGAGGTGACCAAACTTCCCGTAACCTTCACGTTCAGCGCATGGTCGGTCTGGCAAGTTCCAAAAGACTTCTTCCCAAACACACCCCCATCAGGGCTGGACGTATTCACACCGAGTGAGACAACAGGGATTCCGGGTGGGTCAAGTATCGTTCTTCCCGAGGAGGGACCCGCGCAGGGGGTTCCTAGTGCAACACCAATTACTGCAGTAAGAGAGGCACCGGGTCCGCCTCCTGGTGAAATTACTTCGGTAGCACAGCAGGGTGACCATGTTATTGCATCATCAACAACAAGTTCGCGGGGCACGCCCGGAGAAATGACATTAATTCCGTTGACTATTGCGCCAACTATAAGAGGATAAGTGAGACATGAGTATTCCAACTATCGTGACTCCGACATACGAAATCAAACTTCATAGTATTTCTCGCCCCGTGAAGTATCGCCCGTATCTTGTCAAAGAAGAGAAGATTCTGCTGATGGCCCAGGAAGGCAAGGACGAAACTGAAATCGACCGAGCGGTCAAACAGATCGTGCAGAACTGCACCTTTGATGCGATCAACGCGGATACACTCCCAACGTTTGACTTGGAATTTTTGTTCCTCAATCTCCGCGCCAAGTCTGTGAACAACCTCGTGGAACTCCGTTACGAATGCAAGAACAAACCGGTATCGCTTCCACTCGACACGACAGTTGATGGGCTCTGTCATAACATCGAGGTCATCAAGATCAACCTGGACGACATCAAACTGGTTGTGCCAAAAGGGCACACCAAGAAGGTCATGCTCACGGACATCTTTGGATGCGTCATGCGTTACCCCACGTCAAAATACATCAACGTGTTTGACAATACGAACCCGGAAGTAGACAGCGTGGCGCTCATCGCCAACTGCATCGAGAGCATTTTTGAAACGACGGGCGAAGTGCATGAAGCGAAAGATAGCACCCCCGAGGAACTACGAACATTTGTCGAGTCGCTCCCCGTGGTGCAAGCCAACAAGTTCCGGGTGTTCTTTGATACGATGCCCCGACTGGAGCATACGTTCCAGTTCAAGTGCACCAAGTGCGACTATACTGAGGACATCACACTCTCAGGGATCATGGATTTTTTCGTCTAGCGTGTCATCACGACACGCTCTCGAACTACTACAGAATGAACTTTGCGTTGATGAAACATCATGGATGGAACTTGACAGAACTGGAGAACATGATTCCGTTTGAGAAGGACCTGTATGTCCTACTTCTGCGGCAGTGGATGGAAGAAGAACGGATACGTCACAAAGAAGAAGAAATGAGACGCGCACATGGCCGTTAAAGATTACTTGGACCCGAGAACAAATGCTCCTCTTTTAGCTGCCCGTGAAGCCCGAGGTGCGGCCGAGGCGCACGGAAAGACCGGTCCCGATAGAGAGTTTACGGAGCTTTCGACGGCTCTCGGTCAGTTCAGCCGAGCATCAAGGTCTCTCATTCAACCATATATCGATGCGGTGGAAGCCAGCATGGGGTCCATGCACGGACTCCGCGAAACTGCTAAGGTCATCAGCGAGGCCATCGCGCATCTCAAAGACGCGCCGATGGATAAAAAAGACAAAAGCAGCGTCGAGCATGGTCTCAAGATTCTTCTGGGCTTCTGCCAGAAACACGCACAGTTCCAAACGCATGTAACACACGCACTCAAAAACATCGCACGCGAAAAGGTGCAAAGCGTCAAGCAGAACTTCATCGAGAACCTGACAGGGAGTGATAGCATCGTCAAGCGCGGGATTGGTCGGGCGCTAGACGCTCGCTTTGGCGAAAAGGCAGCCGAACGGAAGAAAGCACAATTAGAAGCTCGTGCCAATTTACAAGAGGACACACTCCCCGAGGACGAAGGAGGAAGCAGCTATAGTTCTCAGCGTCGTAAAGGTAGCGCGTCTCGGCTTGGCAACTTTGGGGGCGGAAGGCCAGGAAGTGCTGGCGCGGCCGCTGGAGCCGGAACGACAAAAACTCTCAGCGCGATTCTTCAAACAGACAAGGGCATTCTCTCACAAGTCACCAAGATGGCGGCCGCGCAAGAAGCGCAAAACGCTGACGAGCAGGCCGAGGACCGTGCGAAAGAACGCACAGACGAACTTGGTGCTAAACGGGTTGGCGAACAGGGGGGCCAAGGGGGTCTGAAAGGCCTACTCAAGAAGAAAGAGGATAAAGGCTGGATAGAGAGTCTTGTAGATACCGCAAAGGACTGGTTTGTAGAAGGTGGTGGGTTGGTCCTGGCGGGAGGTGCTGCGTTGGGCGCCGCGTTCCATGCGGCTGCTGCTGAAGCTGTCGGGGGAGAAGCATTCAAAACCGGTGCGGACTTCCGGGGCGCCAAGAACCGCGGTATTAATGATCGCAACCGTGGAGGTAATGAACTTCGCGTCCGTAATCAACTCTACGACGACGCGGTCAAGTCGGGAAAAACCGCAAAGGCCGCGCAGGCGTTAGCGAACGCACCGGATGCGGTCGAACAGGGTAAGGGCGGAAAGTGGGGAAAGGCCGCGCCAAGAACCGTAACGAAAGCCCCACCCGCGCCGGCGCCAACCACTTCTCCTGAAAGGGTCAACGGAACAGGAGCATTTGACTACAACTCGTTTGCGGAAACTCTAGGACAACGAGAGAGTAGTGGAGACTATCGGGCTATCAATACACTTGGGTATGTTGGGAAGTATCAGTTTGGATTGGCGGCCCTGGAAGATGCGGGTTATGTCAAACCAGGTATATCCAGAAAGCGCAAACAGAGCGTGGAGACTATTCATGACCCGAGCATTTGGTCCCGTCCGGGCGGACTGGAAGACTACCTCAACGATAGGGCTGGACAAGAAGCCGCGATGAAAACGCTCACCGAGCGAAATAAGAAAACACTCGAACAGAAAAAGCTCATCGGCCCTGATACTGACCCGAAGGAAATCGCGGGATACTTGGCTGCGGCTCACCTCATCGGCGCGAGCGGGGTCGCAAAACAGGGTCTTGGCGGGCAAGATGCGTATGGCACGTCAGCGTCAAGCTATTATAATATGGCATATAGTGCTCAGCCCGGCGGACCCCAACCCAGCGGAGTTCGCGCGGCCGGCACGTTCCAAGCACAGACACAAATGGTAAGTACCGCGCCGGGTGGCGGCGGAAGTGCAGTTGTCACCAACATCACCAACAATAATAACAACAGTCAAACGACGGTGCAAGGTCCGCGTATTGATCCGCGCAACCCGAACGCTTCGCTTCAGACTGTGCAAGGTGTGAACGCGGCGGCCTAAGCGAAGAAATAGCAAAAGTCTAGTCCTTTTTCCGTCGGTGAAGTGGAGCATTTTGACCCAAACCGAGGGGTTCAGCGTCCCTTGGTGGGGTTCAGGACGGGGGCCACGATGTCTGTATCGTTCCCGACGAGACGCTGTAGAAACCCAGCCTAGCGAGACTTTCGCTTCTCCTTCGCTTTCCATGTCTCAAAATGGGACACCCCAAAACATTAGCATTTTGAAGCACAAAAAGGCTGAGTCACGAGGACCCAGCCTTCTTGTTTCCGCCTCCACCAGCGCGTTTTCAGGGAACGCGCAACCTAGTCATCCTTCATGTCCGCGAAGAACGCCCGAATATCGGCATCGTCGTCTCCCGCTGGAGCAGGGTCCAACTCAGACTTCTCAACCGGTTCTGCCTTCTTGGCAACTGGCTTGGACTTCGGCGGGAGCTTGCGTTCCCGCTTTTCCACTTCCACAGCGGCTTCCTGCGCGTCCTCTAGCGTCGGCTGAGACTTGGCTACAGCTTCCGCAGCGGTGCGAGGAGCATCCCCGTCGTCACCCGAAACAACTTTGGCAAACCGGTCAGCCAGTTCCTCGTAGTTCTTGAACTGACCTTCCGCGGTGAACTCAAGCAGGGACTTCTCCGCTGCCCAAATTTCTTCCTTCTTGTCATCGTCGTCCGCGAACAACTCGGAGGGCGCATCAAACGAAGACTTGTCGTAGTTCTGGTAGCCCGCAACGGCCTGCGACTTCAACTTGAAATCGCATCCACCCCAAAAGTCGAAGGGGTTCGCTGGCGTCTGGTCGGGGAATTCGGGCTCGATGAGTTCCATGATCTTCGCATGGATCTTCGCACCATACTTGAACAGGAATACCTTGCCGTTGTTTTCGGGATGAGCAGAGTCCTCGATGATGAGGACGTTGCTGATGAACTGGAGCTTCCGCTTGCGCTTCCGCACCACTTCCTTTTCAGCCTCGACGCCGCTGTTCCAGAGCTTGGTGTTATCCTTGCAGACTGGGCAGGGACGAGCGAGGGTCGTCAGGCAGTTCTCGATGAACCAAGAGCCCGAAGGACCGGTAAACGCATGAGAGAACACTCGCGCCCACGGGATGTCTTCATCCTTTGGGGCCGGCAGAAAACGCAACTTGGCATAGCCAATCTTCGTCTTGGCGTCAACGGTGAGCTTCCAGAAGCGCTCATCATTTGAGCCGCCCTTGGCCTGTTCTTTCTTGACTTCTGCTGCGAGTTTGTCGAGGAGGGTTTTGCGCGAAGAGCGCAGTGAGGAAAAGTTACTTGGCATGTCTTATTCTCCGTATTTTTGTATTGGTATATTGTCGTGTCACATCACAACTCACCGTGAACATAGTAAGTGTATCACTTTTTGTATTTAGTGTCAATCAAAAAGCGACGGGGCCCAATAATTGAAGGTCAGCGCATCGGCACAGGCGATGTTTCGGTCTACGACGGCACGATGCGCCTTGGTGTTGCCCGCGATTTCCAGCAGACGCCGCTTGCACTCCCGCACGTTGTCTGGCATCAATTCCACGCCATAGGTCGTCTCTAAGGCTTGCGTCGGAGTGCTGCCGGCGGCAATCTTATGACGCAGGACTTCTACCAGGAAGTTGCCGTCTCCACAGGAGTTATCGAGGAACGTCTTGGTCGGGTCTGTCCAGAGGTCGGCCGGCAGCCGGTCAAGCATCTGGTTGACAAGCGCGACGGGGGTAAAGACTTCCCCCATCTTGTCAATGCGGTCCTGAGTGCGCTTGATGGTCACTTGGCGTTCGCCTCGATGTAGGCAATCTCGGCTTTCGTCAGACCAAAGTGAGCGTAGAGGTCTTCATCGGTCCAGTCACGGCCCAAGTCAAGCGCCGGAAGCTGCGACATCACACTTTGAAGTTGAAACCCCGAATACTTGCAGAGGTTCATCATTCCCTGATACAGCGGAGAAGACAAGATGCGAACGAGACGCTTACCCTCTGCCTTATTCTTCACAGTGATTGCGAGACCATGTTCGCTCGTTCCGCAGTCGTCCGAAAAGAACGGGGTTTGATACCCGCTACGACTCATGATGACCTTCGGAACGAAGTGATTGGGGGCAGGAATTTTACTCCATACCGACTTGCTGTTAGTGTAGAATACGCGGTACGGATATTGCTTCGTCTCCGTGTCGTGCATTCCATTATCATGAGCATCGTTATCACGCGGCCGAGTAACTTCCAGGCGGTCGTGCTGTTCGAAAAAGAACTTGCGCGTTAGGCGTAGAGTTACGGGGGTCACCTCAGACGGAAAGAACGTGAGTCCCTTCCAGTTCACATCAACGTCGCCCTTGCTCGTGGCGAACGTTGTAGTAAATGCCGGGGTTGCGTTCTGTGCAACCCATGCCGAAAATGTGCTGCCGATACCAGAGAAATGCCGGCTTGCAGTCAAATCAACATATTTGATATCATGACTGGTCATCACATCAAACGCATCATTCGGTGCGAACCAGGAAGCGGGAGTGACCATGGCCGCGTATCCGTTCCGCTTCACCAACTGAAACGCCTTTGAAACGAACTTGACCCACAGTTTGCTGCTGCTGTTCATGGTGCCATCCCGATACGGCGGGTTCCCTACGATAACGTCAAACTGCATTCCCATATCCCCCAGGTCCTCAAGACCTCCAATCCGATACTTTCCAACCAGCGTCGTCGTCGCAAAGTTCAACGCGAGCTTATCTTCCGCGAGCCCAGAGACCCGACCACGCACGTTCGCCCGTGAATGTCCTGCCGCGAGCAACCGGCGCTCGACCTCGCGCACGAACTGGCCGCCCCCGATGGACGGGTCAAAGAACGTCGTCACCTCGGAGGTCCACACGTCCTGCGGCAGACGGTCGAGCATCTGGTTGACTAACGGAGCGATAGGAAACTTCAAACGTGCGAGCATGATTAGTTAGACCTCCGCGATAACTCGATGAAGTCCAGATTGATGATACCTTCCGTCAAGCAGTCCCGCACCAATGACCACGGCATCCTAAATTCCTTCTTGATACTATCCTGATATTCCTGGTCGGCATCCACAGTGGCAATTGCGGCATCCACATCGCGGGACTGTGTGCCGTCAATCAGCACGTCCGCATTTTCCACGATGGTTGTCACGGCTTCCCGTGCCTTTGACATCAGCTTTTCCCACGACGCACCCTTCGGGGTTGCGGTGGTCGTTCGGTTCTTCTTGACCCCCGTGCGTCCCTTGAGAGTCGCTTCCGTCTGCTTCACGCGGGCATACTGTCCGCCACATGCCGCAAGTGCCCGAATGAATTCCTCGGTCACACCCGTCAAGTCTGCCGCACGTCCTGCCACGCGGCCCAGACGATTGAATGCAATCAACTGTTCCAAATATGTGTCAAGCATGATTCGCACTCGCCCCGTTCGGCCGCCGGCGAACATGTCGATGTGTTCGAGTGTCACCGTCAGCGCATCGCGGATGTTTCCACCGTATGCCTTCTTGAGGTTCTGCGCGGTTTCCAGCACCACAGAGTCCATCTTGTCATCGCGGTTCGGGTCAAATGACAAGCTAATCACGCGACCAATTTTGTTCTGCCCACCATCCGCAGTTAAGACGCGAGACATCTTCTGCGCGGTTGCCCCCGCCTCTCCACCATCATACGCAAGGTAGACTTCCGTGAGCCGCGACACGCTAAAGGAACGCTGTCCCATCGCAATAGATAAAACCAACACGTTCTGATTCTTCTTTTCCGCTTCGTCAATCGCCTGGTTGACAAGACGTTCCGCTTTACGTCCAGTCATCGTCTCGCCACTCATTTCCACGACTACCCAACCCGGGCCGAGTGCCTGACGAGCAAAATCAACAGTAAGCGTTAAATTTTCCTTAGTCATGCACCCACTCATGAACATCATCGCGTTCCGCAATCCCCGAGGGCGAAACTGGATATCCGCACTGGTTTCGGGGCATCCGTGCAACCCAAGGAAGACATTGCCCAACACGTTCATCCAGAAACCCTTACCTTGCGCGGGAGACATCGCAAACTTCGACCACGACGACAGAAGGTCAGAATCAAACGCTGCGCCCAGCGTCTTCTTCGTGTAGGCAACGATCCCCGCGAGGTCAAACTGATAGAACTCGACCGGCACAGCAACGAGGTCCCGCTTTCGATTGATCTTGAACCCGTTCAGCTTGCGCGTTTCATTCTTGCGCGGCTTTAGACTCAACTTACGTTCCACCAGCATTTCGGGATACGTCGCGGTCATGATGTAGTCAACTTTCCAGTCAGCCACAGCACGTTCGCTGTTCGTTCCCGTCATGAGGACAACGATATCGTTGTCCTGCCGAGCATCAATCAACGGTTGCACTTGCGCGGGCTTATGCACTCCGAAATCCGCTTCATCCACAAAGACCAAACGGTTAGCAGACAGCCCAAAGAGGAAATCAATGCGCGATTGCCGCTGCCCGCCGTTGCACATGGACAGATAGGCGAACACCTTCTTCCCCGTGAAGAGCGCATCTTCGATACGCGATTGATACAAGGGGTCCGTCATCGTATCCACGCGCACAACATCCGCAAACTCTTCAAACGAAGAAAGGTCCTTGTCGAAAGATGTGAAACTGGTCAGAACATAGCTGGCGACGACAGTAAGCTGCGACTTCAGGACTGATGCGACCATCGCAGCCCACGTCGTCTTTCCGAAACGAGGGCAGAGGTCTGCAACAATTGTGCGCTTTCCGCGGTTGAGAATCTGGTCAACGATGTCCAGCCCTGCACGATACTGAAGTGTCGAGGGGCCAAACGCAGCGAGAGGTTGGTTCTGCTTGTGCAGGAAATTATTCACGTAGACAACGAGGTCATCATACGCGATCTGGTGCACGTCGGTTCCCGCTACATGATTCGGAATGCACTTTCGAATCGTGTCATCGATCTTTGAATGCTTATAAAACTTGCCGACGGTCTTGGCATAATCGCTCACGTCCCAAATTGCATCATGACGAATACGACCATCGTCCCATTTGTTCTTCTGACGGGCCAGTGAGCTTCGCATGTATGCGAGTGTGCGCTTTTCCGCTTCTGCGAACGTGTCGGCGTTCTCCACGAAATGGTCGCCGAACTTGACTTCGGATTCTCCCGTTGCCTTAACGGCATCGGTGTCTTCCCACGCATACGTAATCATCCAATTCATAAGACAATTATACTCTAATTGCCGGCGGAAGTCAAGCGAAAACTGGCAACTTTTGTTCCCAACAACTTAGAACAGCTCTACCCCAGTTTTCCCCGAAATTGGGGCAAGTGTCCCTGTATTATGCCCCGCCATCGCGACCCAAAAGGTCTTAGCGAGATAGAATGCCATCATCCGCCATCCCGGTCGCTGCGGCACTAGTAGTTGGTCCATCTTCTTGAGACGCTGTATCCACGGACCAATACCCAGCCCGATTTCTTCAGTCTGTTTGAAGTGTTCCGTCCAGTTGTAGTGTAGTTCCGGCTGCGGGATCAAAAGCAACAGCGCCGCCAAGTCCAGCGGAAGCTCTCCGTTGATCGTCATCTGGATGCACTCGGGCATAGATGCTCGCTGTCCATCGATCCATTCGCCGTAGAGCCATTCATCGATATTCTTGTCCGCCAAAGTCTTGGATAGCTCGTAGAGCCCCAGTTCCAGTCCTTCGCGGCCCTTCTCACCCCGTGTGGCAAACTCCACCGCCGCGGACAGGCCTTTCGGTGTCACGAGGTTCGAGATGTGTGCGTTGGGGTTGAAGAAATACCCGACCAAAAACAACGCATGAACCTGCGCGTCCGTGAGCTTGTTGGCGAGCTTATGGTAATACACGCGGTCGGGTTGCTTGATGAGGGGCGGCATCTTCATGTTCCCCTTGTATTTCTTGAAGTCATACTTGCCCGCATAGTAGAGTTTATACACGCGGGCGAATTTGAAAATCTGTTCTGCTGTCATTTGCGAATACTCTTAAACCCTGAAAACTTCTTTTTCTTTGGCGGCTCGGGTTCGGGGTCGTCCTCAATCGGTTCTAACTCGGGGTCACCCGGCATCGTCACAAACCCCGCATTTGGGCCGATGACTATGTTCGCGGGTACGAGGTGCGTCGAGCGAAGATATTGCTGTATCGCAGGAGGCGCCTGGGGCAACGGTTTCTTGCTTCCCGCGTAACACGACAACAGCGTTTTCCAAATCTCTATCGCCCGAACATGGTCCCAAAAAGTTCCGACCACTGCGTAATCTGGTTCTGCAAGCCCACGAAGGAGAACCGGTGAGGACACATAGGACGCATCCCGAAGTCCGATTCCATGTTCTCGGCAGTAGTTGGCGGCTTGTGCTGCGTTGCCCGCAAGAAGGTAGATCATTAGATGTCCAATCCTCGCAGTTCTTCAAACCGCGCCCGAGCCATCGTGACATACTCAACATTCAACTCAATTCCAACAAACTGACGATCAAGAGAAAGCGCCGCTATCCCCGCGGTTCCACTTCCCATAAACGGGTCCAGAACGACATCACCGGGCTCTGTCGAAGCTTGAATACATCGTGTGGGCAACGCATTCGGGAATGTTGCGAAGTGCATTCCTTTGAATGACCCGGTCGGCATCGACCAGACATCCCGAATCGGTCGCGTCTCGCCCCGCGTTTCACACGGTTCCTGAATAGGAGTATAACGATACTTCTGGCTTTTTGTCAAGAGGAAAATGTGCTCATGCGAACGAATAGGCCGAGAGTATTGCGCCCCTTCCGGCATACCGTTTGTCTTATGCCAGATGATGTCGGAGCGAAGATACCACCCGTCGTCCTGAAGAGCCATCGCGACACGGGCGGGAATGAGCATGAGTTCTCTGGGCTTCCACCCCGTTGGTGCCTTGCGCGAGACGGGGTCTAGACGCGGCCCACCAAAATGCCCATCGGGGCCGCTATCCGCTCGTCCGCGTTTTCCTGTTGAATAGGTATCGCCGATATTGAGCCAGCAAATACCATCCGACTTTAATACCCGACGTACCTGGGCGAACACTTCAACCATTTTCGCAAGGTATATACGCGGGTGAGTCTCCAAACCGTATTGTCCTTCAACTTGATAGTCACGAGCATCCCAATACGGCGGACTGGTGACGACACACTGCACACTTTCAGACGGCAGCGTTTTCAGTGTTTCAAGTGCATCACCATGCAATAGTTTATAACCCATTTTTTAGAAACTCACCGGATACATTTTCACGCGAATGAACGAAATGGTGGCATCCTTCACAAAGCAACACCAAGTTACTTGGCTCTGCGCGAAGTGCTTTGTCCGCAAACGAAACAATGTGGTGTATGTGCAGCGGCATTCCCGCATCATAATCCAGTTTGCACCGTTGGCACATCGCATGGTCCCGTTTCCACACTTCACTGCAAGCCATTTTCCATTCTTGGCTGCCATAAAATGCTTGTCGTTCTGCCGAAACTCCGCCCTTCCAATTGGGGTTGAGTTCTCCCTTTCGGTTCCACATCGGGTTGTCGGCACCACATCGTCCTGGACCAAAGTTACTTGTTTGTGGACGTGCCGCAATACCATGTTTCTTCATCCAATACAAAATGGCGTTAGGACGCACCCCAAATTCACGCGCAATGTCGGTACAAGTGCGTTTTTGCTCTGTATAGTTGAGCACCAGCCACGCTTTATCGCGGAACGGCTGCGCTGGTCGCCAATGGTTTTCTGTGCCAGTAAGAAACTGACCTGTGGAAGTTCTCATACCCATATTTAGGGTTCCGTGCGTCCCAATAGGGCTAGTCCTCAAATGGAAGTTCCCGGCGCGGACGAATCAGGTGGAGCTTCTGCGCGTCATACTGAATCGCTGTCTTGATCTTAGTGCTCAGGAAGGGCACGATCATGTCCGGTTCGAGCTGCTGTTTCGCGCAAAAGTCCAGCACCGCATCCATGTAAGTCATCTTTCGGACGACAACTGAATGCTCGATGTGCTTGGCAAATGCTTCGGATGAGTGTGCTGTAAAGGACATAATGTAAATGCCGGTTTGTAACTTCAGGAGAGCCGGCTTCCCTAGCTAGGAGTTTCCATCTAGCGCAGCGTGCTTTGTTTGACAGGGTACGACGCCAACACCCCGGACTGCTCTTAGGCAGCCATCGGCAACATTTCGTTGTCAATTGTGTGTTTGCTCTGATTTACGTCGGTGCTCGACGGATAACCTCGATATCCTCTGTCATCTCCCGTCGAATCTATTTCCGGCCCGTTCTGTCGCGCCGTCTGGCTACCCAGTGACCTCCTTTGAGGTTCGGCGCTATTTTATGGTGGACCGGCTCGGTACTGCCCCGAGGTCCGCGAGACGCATCAAATACGTCATCAATTATCAAGAGTAATTATAACACCCTTTACGAACGGCGTCAACAAATTTCTTTACTTCGGCATCGGTAAAGGACGATTTGGCATAGTTCATCATCACAGAAATAAACTGAACATTACCAATAACATACCCTAGTGACGAGTCGATACGGTCAAGACTGGCGCGGCACCCGGGGTCCTCGGCCTTTGTTAGCGACGTTGGGTTAAGAAGTGCTATGCCGGTATACGCACATTTCCCTTGTTGCTGCAACCAAACCTCTTGTAGATGTTCCTCGGTGATGTTACACTCGCGGCCGCGCACCTTAGAGTGCGAGCGTGCTCTTCGTAGATGCTCACGGAACTCGTTGGGCACACCCCATCTGGCTGCCCGAGCAAGCACCAACGCATCCGGATTTCCTCCGCGTTTAAGGTTTTGCTTCGTGGCCACCAAAGCGCATTTCGTGCCGCAATAAGTGTTTAGACCCCGTCGAGCACACCGGCGGACTTCTTTTGCCGGTCGTTCAAATTCCGCTCCACACACCCCACATTTACAAGCTGCTATTTCCATTCTCGCCTCCACATCTATTTATAACGTGGAGCCGTTAGAGAATAGTGGAGCCGGGAGTATTCGCTGCCGGTTCATAGGTCTTATAGTATTCGTTGATCCGTGAGAACAACGCTTCCATATGTTCGCCGGGCGAGGATTCAAACACTTGCAGCCCAGAGGGGTTCACGATTGGCAATACCAACTTAGTGAACCGTTTGCCGGTCAACTCATAGACCGCAAGGCTGTAAAATGTGGTCTGCAAGAAGTAGTCCTCGACCCACTCTTCCAGTTTCTCTCGGGCTGCAGTCTTGACATCCACGACCGCATCCACACCACGGTATTGCGCTAAGAGGTCCATGCGTCCCGCGACTTCAAGCGTATAGGAAACCACGTCTTGCTCTTGCGCGTAAACCTTGGTGATGTTCTTCTCAAGCCACGGCTGAAGATGCTTCCACATTTCCTCGCTGGCAGGACCATACTCGGGAAGCTCTTCATTTCCCAAGTAGCACTCCGACAGCTTATGGACATTCGCTCCGCGTGTCGTCGCGACCGCTGAGACTCTTGCGGCTTCTTTGGCGCCTACGCGCTTTCGCCATGCAGTCAATCCAGGCTTCTCTTTCGCTGCAAGGATGCGCGTGATGGACGGGTAAACATCACCCAGATGCTTGCCCTCATTCACGAGGTATACCCGTCCAACAGACGAGTTGTGCTGCTTCAGCTTAGGGAAAGTCAAAGACGAATCATGAATAAACGACATACGCTCCTATACGTTGATCTGCGACCCACGATGCTGCTTCTTGATGTTCCGCAGAATATCTTTGAACGCATCCGAGGTCTTGGGTCGGCCACTTTCAGCAGTATAGCACAGACCGGTCGTTGAGGGAAGATATTTTTCGATTGCCGGTTTGCCGCACTTTGGGCACGGTTTGCCGGTAGGTATATCTCGCTCCGCAATCGTGTGGTCCTCTTCCCAAGTGTGTTCGCACTCTACACAACGATAATTATATCTGGGCATTCTCTACTCCTACCAACGCGAATTCACATACTTTTTGAGGCTTCGAATGTTACTCTGTTTTCCTTTGAGCAACACCTGCGCCAGTTCTAACGAAAGTCTAAACGCGGGACCTTGCTTGACTTTGACTGTCACATCGGGGAACTTCAGGCGCTTGGCGACACCAATCTCAAACTTGAGGTTCTCAAAATCAATCAACGGGTACGCATCATGGACATGCTGCACACCAAGCTCCTGCTGGAGAATGTCGAGTAATCCAGCTTCCTCACGGGTCGCACCAGGATATGCGGATTCGCTGAGGTCTTCCTCTTCATGAAAATATACCCGGTCGGGATTGTGTATGTCCCGTATTCGTATATCCGTTCCGGTCTTGATCGCTTTCTTCGCAGCCCGACGCGCCAGCGGAATACTTGGATGAGTGCTGACGAGTTCTTTCCCGTCATACACACCAAACTCAAATCCTGGGTGCGAATCTAGCCAGTCTTTCTCGTCTTCTTCGCGTCGGCCTTCTAGCAGCGGAATCTTCATCGTGAGCGGATGCGCCATGTAACACCTCGGGGATTATTTAGCGGAATCCCCTTTAGGACTCCCCTTCCGCATCGGGGAAATAGAGTGCTGGATTTTCGAGTTTGATGTTCGGGAGCGCGTAGGGACGACGGAGCATCGTGAGCATCGCCCGCGCCAGGCGCCCAGTTTGCCGATACCATTCGGCGCGTTCGGGCACGATGTCCGCAGTAATCGCCCGAGCTTCACAGACATTCGCGATGGTCAGGATCGTATCCATGAGATCGTGCGGGTCGGCCGCATAAACCATATGCAGCGTGAAGTCTCGCATCGCAGTATATTCGTCCGCGTCGTTGATGAAGCCACCTTCTTCTGGCGCCGACTGACGATATAACGCAACGTTGTTAGATGTCGGGTTCGTCATAGTCCTCGAACGCATCAAGGTCCTGGTGTCGGACCAGATGGCGTAGCGTTTGCTCGCGTTGCTGTTTGGATGGGGCCTTGTCGTCTCGCGGTGCGACTTCTTCCCGCTTGGACTTCTTGAACCCCGACTTCATGTTTTGCTTCATCCCGTGACGAAAATCTCTGGACACACTATCTCCTGGTTACATCCACCGCGAACCGGCGACAACAGGGAGCGGTCCCTGTGGTTTCCACCCAAACTTCAAAGGGAATGGCGGGTCGAGCAACTTCGGGAACGCGGCCTCCACGACCTTGCGCGGGAGCCGATACTGCTTTTCCAGCGTCCGATCCTTGATCGCCAAAAGCACCAGAGCTTCGTTCTGGTCTAGCGATTCAAGCACATCCTGAAAGAGCTTTTCCCGACGAAGCTGCTTCATGTTCGGCTCGATGCCCTTGAAGAACATATACAGACGCTTCACCGTATTCATGAGGTCCGTTCCGCTTGCACCAGAGCGTCCCTCAAAAGGCTTATAGGGCGGCGCACCCGGAGGCAACTGCCAAGGAACCTCGTTATAGGCCAGACGCAAAAGATAGAACAACGGCGCGGATGCAGCCTCTTGCAGCACCTTGATCTTATCATCATGCTTGATCTTTTTCGCAACGGTATCAAATACTTCACCCAACGCTCGGCGGCTGTTCATCGCTCACTCCTGTTATCGTAATCTTGCCCGCAACAATCGCGCAGACAACTTGTAACTCATCTATTGCATGGATCACATGCTCATCGCATGATGCGGGGTCCCACTTTCCTGTTGACTTGTAGTAGTCCACCAACTCCCGCACAGTATCCAAGGTGCGCGTCTTCAGCACCACAAACGGGTCTCGCTGTTCCCGCGTCATAAACTCTAGCACTTTTCCCATTAGTAGATCACCAACTTCTCCTGCGGTCGACCTTCTTTGATCACCACATCCAATAGAGCTTTCCACTGCGGTTTCCGTGCTTCAAACGAGTAGAAGTTCTGGTAGTAACCACTCTGAAGCTGGAGCGCGACCTGAACCGCAGGATCGCTGTAATGGTCCAACGCAGAAATCATCATGTTATAGGTATGTTGCGCGACATGGTCGGGGTTTTCGGAATACGGGAACATCCATGCCCAATCGCCACATGTCTCGGGCAACGCGCCCAAGCTGGATGTAATGACGAGACATCCCGACATCATCGCTTCCATGATTGCCATGCAAGAGGTTTCATAGTAGACTGAAGGATATGCCATCACATGCGCGTCTAGGCAAGCCTGACGGACCACTTCGTTTGGTTGAGTCCCGTGGTAGTTGACGCAGGGATTTGTCTTGAGCATCTCATACACATGGGCATACTGCAAATCCTGTGTATCTCTGCCGTAGAGTTTGAATGATGAATAGACATCCAATACCCAGTCCTGGCGCACTTTAGCAAGCTCTCGGGCGACGACCGCTAGAATCTCCAGCCCCCGATGCGGAGTGCTCGTATAGATGAACCTGATGCGTCCATCCACTATTGGCTTCGGGAGTGTGGGTTGTAGCAGCGGAACGCTGTTCTTCACAACAGTCAGTTCACTCGGAGCGATGCCGAGGAACACGCTGTAGTCATAGGCCTGCCGATGCGACACACAGACGATCTTATTGAAGTTGGTTCGGTAACTCTTATCTCGCAGACACGCACTCGCAGGGTCCTGCGCGGTATCGTGGAGGTGGAGAATGCGGGGCTTGTCCTCAAGCGTATACTCCTGCGGGCGAGAGGAAATATATTGCACTTGTGCCATTTCCTCGGGGAAGGCCGCCAAAAGGCGCTCGAAATGTAGTTCGGTGCCGCCCATCGGTTTCGTTGTCTCACTCATAGTATCTCACAGTCCTTTGCTACGGTCACAATCATACACCTACTTATTAGACGCTGGGTAATCATTCTTATGGAAGCCCTTGCCCTTCAGGATGAAGGTGCCTGGTGCGGACGGAAGCCGCTTCAACGGAGCAAGACACTTGGGACACTCCGCTTCTTGGGAAGCCTCGTAGGTCGCAAACGAGAGGTCAGGATACATCGCGCCGCATTCCTGGCAGTAGAAATCCCATCGGGGCATTAGTCAAGTTCCTTCACATGCCAGAAGTCTGGGTCCTTGAGTTGAAACTGGAAAATGATACCCGTGGCGTTGTTCATGTCGTCTACGATAATCCAGTCACCGGGATGAATCGTATAGGTGTGGTCAAGTGGAATGATACACGAATAAGAAGGGTTCTCGGGGTGATGGATTTTTCCGTTGAGCGTGCCCACCTGAATACTGTGGTGCCACTCGGGGTCCTCGGGATTGAACTGAACCGCGGTGACCGTGATACTGCGTTCAAAGGTTTTCTTCACCATACTGTTAGATTATCTCACACCTCGTCGTAGAAATCAACAACTTTTTCGCGTTTGTTTGCCCCAAATCCCGCGATGTCCTGTGTTCCCAAGCACTTCGTTTTCTGGAACGCCTCTTGCACATCTTACTGGAAAGGAGTGTTTTTCTACACGATATGTTGATTTTTACACTAGCGATCATCGGCGGAGTATTCCTTGGCGCGTCATGCGCTTGGGACCGGCTCAAGAAACGCTAATGGTTCCGCACTCTCTTCTTCTCATCTACAAATTGAAGGCGGCGGAATACGTGCTGTCCGTCGTCTATCTCTTCTGCTTCGCCGCGTTCTGGCGTTTTATACACCCATCCAAGTAAGTTGGCAGCCTCTCTAGGATTCGCACCTAGACTACCTGGTTCAGAGCCAGGCGTGCTACTATTACACCAAAAGGCTGTATTCTATTTCTTTACTGGGCGCGGAACGTTTCCGCCCCACATATTGATCACGTCAAGAGGACGCTTTACGGTCGCCGGACACGGAAGCTCTCCAGCATCCGGTTCGTACCCAGTAAATGCGATTCCCCATGCTTCACGAATCTCTTGCCAGTCCGGGTGCATGTCGCAATACTCACACTCTCCGGGCGCATGAAGCACCCGTTGATCGCAGTGAGGAAACTGACGAATGAAATGCTTGGTATGTTTAGCTGGACGAATCTTTTTGTGCATACTTTCTCTTGTGTGTCTTTCCCTCTTGCTCCGACCTCGTGCTATGTTGTCGGTAGGCGCGGCCAGGCGCCTCGTTCTTGGCAAGATGCTGGGTCTGGGTGGATTTGAACCACCGACCTTCTACAAGTCACTTATCAATTGGGCGTTCCTGTCTCAAAACTAGTATCCATTTCGGAATACATAGATGCTCTAACCGGACCTGAGCTACAGACCCACACAAGATGTGTATGGCGGAGGCTTGTGGAGTCGCACCACATCCCCAGGGTCCAAGGCCCCGTGCGCTACTGTTACGCCACGCCCCCGCTTTCCGCTAACTTACTCTCCGCTAACTTACGCTCGTCTTCCTTCTGTCGGATGTCCCGACATGTATAACACAACGTTTTGATCCAACCTCCATCGGGAAAAATCGGACCCTCTGCGACGATGGCATACTTGTTTGTGCGGTCGTCATATTCCCCGTGCCAAAGTCCGCAATCCTCACAACACTGCTCGGATGCACTTTCAAACACTCGTTCAACGTTAAACAACCATTCGGGGCCTGCCGCATAAATGCGGAGCGTGCCGAACTTCTCTTTAATATCGTTGATTTCAACATCAGGACATGCTGCTTCAACCATCGTAAGGAACGGAAGAACCAACTCTCGCATCCACCCATCCCCGACACACTTTCGTTGCTTCCACTGCGTTGCTTTCATACTCTAACTTTCTCAAATGGCGGGCCAGGAGCGAATCGAACGCCCATCAGCGGGTTTGGAGTCCGCAGTCCTACCGTTAAACGACTGACCCAATATGGTGCGGGCGGAGAGACTTGAACTCCCAACTTTCTCCGTGTAAGAGAGAATTTCTGCCATTGAATTACGCCCGCAAAATTCCGGCGTGTATTTTACGATGGCAGTTAGCACAGACGCAAATACACTTAGCTATCTCTTTTAGAATGTGCTCTCTAGAATACCCATAGCCCCCGGCAATACTAAACTCTTTCTCTGCTGGGTTCTTGTGGTGAAATTCCAAGCATACCCTCTCCAATTCACCACAAAAAACGCACACCGTCTTCAGTGAATGGATGAATTTTTTAATTTCTTTGTTTCGTTCTGTCTGCCGGGCGATTTCTGCGGGTCGATTATCACGATACGCTTTCATTCGCTCATCCGACGAACACCGCTTACACCACGATGCGTGCCGTTGTTTTGACTTTAAGAACGAAAACTCAGCCAGTTCTTTATCTTGATGGCAGTGAGAACAACGTTTCATATCCTCTATTTAGTATTACAATACCTTGCCATATGTAAGATAATCACTCACGAACTAGTAACTGACTATCTATTCGACGTTGACCAGCAAACTCAAAGAACACATACGGTCGGTCGTGATAGACACGAATGACCATCACCTTCCCCACCGACTTTCCTGAATCTTTCGCGTCCGGTCCGACAAGTTCCGTGTAAAATAACTCGTCGCCGACCTTAACGCTCATCGCTTCGTCATGCGTCATAAAATGTGGTGGGAAGGGTTGGAGTTGCGCCAACGGGGGACCGAAGTCCAACGGGTTTACAGCCCGTCCTCGCCCTACTACGAGACTACCCGCCCACAAACTTACTCACCATCTCCGTCGTCATCTCTGAAATTGGCTTCCCCGCACGGGCCCGTGCCAGGTGTGGGTTCGCCGGGGTCTTCCTGCAAATACGCTTTCCGTCGTTCAAACTCCGCAATCACCATCGGGTGGAGCTTCGCTTGGTCATTCGGTGACAAGAAGTGCAGGGACCAGAACATCGGAAGACCGTTCGCACTCATCGGCGCGGCCTTGGAGTAAAACTCCCAAATCAATCCAGGTGGATTGGCCGCGATGAACTTGCGGTCACAGAGCTTCATGAACATCAGCACCGGAAAGCACAGGCTCACTTCATCAAAGTTACGGCAGTGACGATCCGTGAACACCTTGTTGTCGCAGATGTCCAAAACAAGCTGCCGAAGCTCTGGTTCCGCCAGGTCCTGGTAGCTCATCGTTGAGACTTCCGCTTCCTCCACGGCCCGTTGCTTCCGTTCCGCTTCCTCAAAATTCCAGATCCGCCAGCAGTCCTCACACATAGAGCGGGGCTGACCCACACCCTCATACTTTGGATGCTTGTGGCACTTCATTCGGTCCATACTCATACTCGTTCCGCCAACTCTTTCTTCAGACGGGCGACAAACGCTGCCACGTCGGCAACTCGCATCGACAAGATATAGTGTATCACATCCTCTTGTGAGAAGTCAAACACTCTTCCGCCCCGAATGGTCTTGAACTTTACCATCATAACTTTGGTGCTCCCGGCAAGACTCGAACTTGCGTGTCAGGCTTCGGAGGCCTGTGCCTTCATTCCGCTAGGCTACGGGAGCGATTTATTACCAACCGCGGTGTTGGGTCAAATGCGGCCTTTCGCATTGCCTGTTCTCGCAACACCTTGTTCGTTTTCCGCCGGCGATATCGTAAAGACCTGCCCCGCGCAATCGGCGTCATACGTTCATACGTTTGCATTGAAGAACTGCTATATTTCGTTCTATCCGTCTCACCAGGTGCAGGCTTTCTCATATTCTCGTTTCTGGAGCTACGTGATGGTTATGCTCCATCGTCACATGCTTACCAAGCACGTATTCTGCTATTGAACTAACGTAGCAAACTCTACTGCGACAACGCAGTTTCTTTTGTGTGCGCTACCAACTGAATAAGTGTCTGGTCCGCGCCCATCTTCTTCAACGCATCAATCTCCGCATCATACGCGGGACCCTCATTCGGGTTTCCGGCCGCGTGAACGCCCTCATGCACTAGCATCGCGGCCAACAACATGAGCGACCCTCGGTCTCCTGCTTTCGCGCTCGTATAGGTGGTCGTGGTCGTCAGCACCCAAATGACTTGCGTGTGAACATACACCCACATCGCCACTTCCGCTGGAACCGAGGCCGGCCGGAAATCTACTAGCTCCACGGGATACGGCGGCACGGGAATGTGACTCTCTACGAGCAACTGCTTGGCTGATGCGATAGGGTCCGCGACAGGTTTCGACGGGAACTGCCACGCCAAAAAGACCACAACAAGCACCAACGCAATCGCACCGACGATGAGCTTCTTGTTCACGCCTTCGTCCTTTTATGGAGCCGCCAGGCCGATTTGCACGGCCATCCCTCGGGTACAGGCCGAGTATTCTGCTGTTGAACTATGGCGGCTAATATGTTCTTCCTTCTGCGTATCGCTTGAATGGAGCGGGCTATGGAACTTGCATCCATACCTGGAGCTTGGAAGGCTCTAATGCTACTATTACACCAAGCCCGCAATCTCTGGAGCTACTGGCAGGAATCGGACCTGCAATGCGACCTTACGAGGGGCGCAGTATACCGTTTACTTACAGTAGCTCAAAACTGCCATGGCGCAACAAGCACCAACAATGCAATATGTAGCATCTGGTCCGCGCCAAGCGTAAGGAAGAAGTAACGTCGTTCTCCTCGTCCCCAAAAATACGCATTCAGGCGGCTCGTCACCGCGTCAATCACGAAATGCGTACCCATCAAGGCCAGACTCACTTGCCATCCCCACGGTAGGAAACACACGCCGTAGATGAAGCAATGGAGAGACAGCCAGCGCCAACTCTTGGACTTGTTCAGGGTCATCTTGTCGCTCTGGAACACGAAATCCGCGAAGTAGTGCGCGACGAACAGGCAGAGCATTACAACAGGACTAATCACAGCGGGCACCACTGAGGAATCGGTGTTTTGTTTGCCGTCCAAAAACGTTCACTTACAACGATGAACTTATCTGCCTTCATGCAGAGCCAATCATCGTCGGCCATGTCAAACGAATCACCCGTGTAAGGACTCGACTGAATCTTACAGTGTGGACAATCCTTACAACTGGAAATCACCAACTTCACGATCTTCTGTCGCTTTTTCATAGTTTCTAGACCACCGTAACGGACTTGCACCGTTCTCTCAAGGGTTGCAGCCAAGCGCATGAACTACCTCTGCTACCGGTGGAAAATGGAGCGGGCGATGGGTAACGCTCCCACTTGTCGGACTTGGCAAGCCCGCGCATTACTTTTATGTTACGCCCGCAAAATTGTATCCATCACCACTCGCTGCCCATCCCAGGTAACCGTAAAACGTCCACTGTCCGCCGACGAATTAGTTCTGGGCCAAAAGCCTTGTCCGTGTGGATACAAACTCTAGTTCTTAAGTCCTAACCGAGACACCAGAATCTCCCAGGCCTCTTCGCGAGTCTCCGCTTCAAAAGGCTGAATCACTTCCAGCACGAAGGGGTTGTTCTCACAATCCTCGGTGTAATCTCGCACATCGCCGAACCAACGCTTCAATTGGGGCGTGCCGTTCTCGTGGAGATAGCCCCACCACATGATCTTGCTCAACATGTTACTTCCGCGCTCTCCGAGCCTCGCCCCGCTTGGACTTGCGATTCTCGCACCGTTCCTTGCAGATCACGCCCCAGCCCGTGAGGTTTTCACGCGCATGGTTCTTCATGTCGAACTGGCCACACTCCGACAGACTCATCTGGTCCTGCTTGGAGGTCTTTGCTCCGCGAGCCATCGGGGTTTCCGCAATTTCCGTCACTTCCGGGGTATCCGTCATTTCAAGTTCCATGTGTCGTCTCCTTCAACGATAGTAGCATTATCTCACAAACCTTGCCGTTTGTCAAGTTCTATTTTCGGCAAACTTTGTTCGTTTGAATTGCCCGATCCAATTTTCCCGAAGACACTCCACACAAACAGGACGAATCCCGAACGCCCGGACGAGGTTTTTGACTTCCTCATCATCCATCTTCTGCCAATAGTCAGGCATGTCCTTCTGACACACCACGCATCGCTTGATCTTCATACCTTACCGAACTTCCGCACAAACCCCTGTGTATCCATCATGTAATCGAGCATTCGCGCTCTCGCCGAAGGACTGGGGTGCATGAATGACGCCTTTTTGGCGTTAGCGTAATCGACCAGTTCCCACGCATCAAACTGCTCTGCGGTCAAGTCTACAATAGTGCCGTCAGTCCATCGCACGAAGTAATGCTTCGCGTGTTCGCCTGGGACCTCAACACGAAACGCGAAGGACCCCGGAGGTGCGACATAACAAATCAGCCACTCCGACACCACATAACAGAAGTTCCGTGTCGGATTCTGCGGGCGCCATTCCTTACGGAACTCACCCTTCAGGTAGCGGGGCGCCATGTTGCAGAGCACCTCATGCAAGTCGTCCCGCGAGACGCCCGCATGTTTGAACATCGCGAGTGAAAGCTCTATCGGTATCTTCATAATAATGGTGGGCCTAGAAGGAGTTGAACCCTCATCTGTCTGGTTAAAAGCCAGCTATAATAGCCATTATACTATAGACCCATGTGGAACCGCCGGCGGGATTCGAACCCGCGTTTGTCGGTTTAGGAAACCGATGCCTGTTTAGAAGACAGGAGCCTTCATCCACTCGGACCACGGCGGCTCAAACTTAGCTCGTTAGCTTTGTCGTATGCTTATCCACTTTTCTTGCGAACCCTACCAACTTCTCCAGCACAAAGGCTGTCGTCACCACGATCCCGATGACGGGGAGAAAGATGCAAAACATCGCGCCCAAAAACGGCGCTTTGAATAGCATCCACACAATCTGTCCGGTCGTAACATTCTGTTTAGTCATCTCTGACCTCCTGCATGTATTATAGCAGGAAATCAGCGATTTTGAGTCCGAGATATAAGAGTTAAAGTCCCTATTCTCCGCAGTTTTATTCCCTAGATCCAATCAACCGAAGGCGGCTCAGGGCCTCGTTTTTTGTTCCAGACGAACCAAGAGAACCGAATGCCTGTTTGATTCTGCTCCATCACCAAGTTATGGTCTCGGGATTCCTTTGAGTCGCGGCAAAAGAACGAATACACATCACCGTCGTATCCCGTTACCTTCGCTCGTTCCCATACGACTCGTCGCCACTCCGCTTCCGGTTCCGTAACAAGCACGACGCTTGACACAAACATCGAGTGCCATCCGCCGCCCTCATCGCGGTATTCGTCTAGTACCACGCGCCCTTGGTCATCTCGACGCACATGCGTCACCAGGGGCGGCAGGACGAACATGTTCTCATGCGAAGGCTGGAACTTTGAGACCTCTTCTGGGCGCTTGATGTGCTTGAACCCCATCAGTCTTCTTGTAGGAAACGCTCCCATCGGGCTTCATCAAGTTCCTCAAGGGTTTCTTCTACATCCTCTTTGTCCGCCGGTACCCGAGCGCGGAGCTTCAAGTCCTGCAGACGCCGATCTTCTCGACACCAAGGACAGCTTCCACCACAACGGCACGACCGGTCAAACGCTTTGCTTTTACGATACGGCTTCCGAAACTCTTTCCCATGTTCGATAGCTTTATCAAGACTCATACATCCTCAAAACTGGTGGGGATAGTCTGTATCGGGGTCAATATATAGACTGCTGTTTTCAGATTAAGTCCGACGTATGGTCACTAGTAACACATACGATGCGGCGGTCATCTTACACCCGACTCCCCGTAAAATAATGGTGGACCTGATGGGATTCGAACCCACTACTAGTCTAATCCTCTCCAGAGGCTACAGGCCCACAAAGTTGGTCGGAGCGAAGGGATTCGAACCCTTAGAAAACAAGGTTTGAGCTTGCCGCGTCTGCCAGTTGCACCACGCTCCGATAAAGCTAGTCAAGAATGGTCTGCGATACGTCTCGGTATTCGGACTGTCCGCACCGGCCGCATTCCCGACGTTGAATTTCTCCCGTGCCGACTTCCCTGCGGGGTTCCAACGTAACCCCCATGATTCGCTTGACGGTGAAAATCTTGTAAGTCTTGCTCACCGTCCACTTGGACCACTTGTGAATCCCAAAGAAACACATTATCTGTCGTCCTCGTCCACGAAATACACGCGCTCCCGCGGCTTTTCGAGCTTCGCGGGGTCGAGTGAAATGGCGCGTTTCACCACTTCGTCGTGCGTCATAGGTCCGTGACCCCCGTAATACTTGCACACGACCTTCACGTTCCCGCTCTGTCCCGTCACGATGCTTGTCGGCACTAGCGGCGTATAGACTGCTTCCTTCATTATGTCCCTCTACGCTTTCAAAATCAGCACGGGCTTTCCGCGCTCTTGCGCTCGCCGTACCGTATACCACGTTCCCGACCGCGGAGCAGGATCGCCCGCTTTGGGACACGCAATCAATCGATCCGTTGCCAGCACAATCGCAAGATCCCGCTTGAGGTAATCCTCGGGAGGCAGAATGTTGGGCGACTGGCAGAACGCTCGACGATTTGGATTTATAGGCGGATGAATGAACACTCGGTCAACCCCTAAGTGATACACCGCAATGTGGTGCGCTTCCGCATCCGCGCCCACGCAATCCCCATGATGAAACTCGGTGATTTCGTGTGCGAATGTAGACAGCGCCACACCCAGTGCTCGCCGCTGTTCGGCGGACATCCCTTCACGGGTCCCTGTAAACCCAATCTTCATAAGAGATAGTATAGCATGGAATGTTTGCCGTGTCAAGCTCTAAAATGTTGCCGTTATTGCTATGCCGGCGCTGTGGAGCGTAATCAACGGAGAAACCCAGAGGTCTTTAAACGGCTGGTGCGGGATTCTTCCCAAGTTTACCGAGACTGGTAGAATTCCGACCTTTATGGTCTTAGATGCGATGAAGACCACGGGAGTCGCGACACTCCACACGGAGTCTTCTGCATCCTTGGTGTATCCGCGTTTGAGCCACTGGACCCCCACCAATCCACCGAGTGCTCCGGTTCTTGTTGCGAGCGTGACATCATACCCAAACCCCGCCTGAATCGAGGGACCCAAAAACCAAGCCTTCGTCGTGGGGCTTGTGGATACGACTACCACCTTGGTATTTGTAAGTTGTGTGCGTGTCTCGCCTGGCCAAATTTCAAAGAGCTTGGAATACACGACCTGCTGTCCGTTTCGATCTTTCCCGACCGCGACTTCCGACTCCATCTTTTGTGAAAGCGCATACTGCGTCTTTGGCCCGACCGCATCAAACGTCAGGCGCCCGTCCGTGAAATGTGCTTCTGGTGCACCAGGAGTTGTTACATAGACCGTCTTAGTTTCCGGTGGAGCAACAGTGATGCGATGTAGTTCTGCAATCGTCTCTGTCAACGAGGAGATAGTTGCCTTGTCCTTCTCCGCCTGCGCCAAGAGAATCTTCGCCTGAGTTTGGTCTTGCACCGGGACCGGAACGTTCTTCACCGTGACTGGACCAGGAACCTCAACATACTTTGTGTCCACAACGGTCCGCACAACGGGTGTTGGAGGTGTCTCCCAACGAGCGTAACTCCAGGCACCAAGTCCCGCACCAATACACAGGACGATCAAGTAGCTCATGATGATGTGAACGATGGGCTTGCTAAAGAATGACGAAAGCGTTGTTAACATACTATTCTACCTCTTGAAAATAACGAGTCTCTAATAGTATGTAGGGGATGGTCCCTGCGGCTAGATTCGAACTAGCACTGGACGGGATTTTAAGTTCCGCGCCGCTGCCAATTGGGCTACGCAGGGGAAATGGTTGCAGGGAGCGACCCTGCATTCTACGTAGAAATGGTGCCAGGGGTAGGAGTTGCGCCTACTAGAGTGAGCTTATGAGACTCACATTGCACTGGCATTCCCTGGTCAAAATAGATGCCGGCAAACCCCTTCACGCGGAGGCTAATGGGGTGCCAGGCGGAAATCACTCACATCGTTGTGTGCGGTTGGTGTCTAGAATAACACACATAGAGGATGGATGCTTATTCGCTCTGTCCGGCAAACTGAATTGTCAGCGGCAATAGTTTGGGATACGCCAGCTTTTACCGGCCACCATCAAACTAACAATCAGGGGAACCATTCAAGGTTCAAGCTATTGCGCGTAGCGGCCGCTATCGGCGTACCGCTGACAACCTGGGTTCGCAAGAGGTAACAACAGACTTACTTCCCGTCGCTACTCCGTAGAATAACCCGGGTTCACTCTGTCATATTAGCGCATACAGGCCCGTGTAGTGTAGATGCGCGTCACCCCCCCGCGAATACGATGGTCGCAGGTATGGGAGTCAGACCCATCTTGCACGCCTTATGAGGACGCTGCCTAATCGCTCGGCCAACCTGCAACAATCTTAGATTTTCGAAGCCACGGTCGGCGTTGACGGCTGCGTTCCCGACACAAACGTTCCCGTCTTATTCGCATCCTGCTTCGCTTCGTTGCTCAACTGACAAGCAGACAACGTACCGTTGAACTGCTCACCATTTCGTGCGGACGATGCGTAACACGATACAGTATCAAACACCGCGCGGAGTCCACCACTGGTGTAGGTGTAGTTTGATGTTGCCCAGGACGGCACACCATAGCTTCCCGCAACATGGAACGAATCGATGTTCGCACCCAGGAACAGGAATTCCCACTGATACTGGTCGGACTGGTGCTTGACCATGTCCTTAATCTGCGGCTGAGTGAACTCGTGCGATGCGTTTTCTTCCCCGTCCGTCATGACTACGATAATCACCTTGCTCGGGCGATCCCGCTCTTTCAATCTGCGGAGACGTTCTCCAACCGCGTTGATCGTCCGACCAATCGCGTCACGAAGCGCCGTGCTGCCGCGGGGGGAATAATCCAACTTCGGGCTGACATGCTGGATGGGCACCGCGGTAAACGGTGTCTCATACTGGTCGTCAAACTGAACGAGAGAAAACACGCAATCTCCCCGTTCCTCACGCTGCTTCTTCACGAACGACTCATACCCACCAATCACGTCGTTCCTCATGGACGACATGCTTCCGCTACGGTCCAAGATGAACGTAATATCCATCAGATTCTTCATGTGATTCTCCAGAAATGAAAGTAGGGAAACGAGCAAGCTGCATTCCGGGCAAGCCGGACCAGCCTAGGTGTCGCTCGAACGCTACGGACACCCGACGTTTAGCGTTAGTGCCGCTCGTTTCCCAACCTCTTCGACAACTGAATAATAGGACCCTCGGAACCACATCGATCCCGAAACTTTCTTAAGCACTCTGAATGTATTACGCCACGTTACTCCCGTCTGAAACGCTTGCAAGCACGTTCCAAACGATCTGCATAACGGAAGGATTTGACCTTCAAGCCCGCCGTCTACTGATACTTTAAAGTATAAGCTACCAGCTAACTACCCGCTTGTCCGTGCCCTATCAGGGTTGATCTAGCACGGCCGCCAGATACGCTATCCTCGGTGCCCCCATATGTGCCCCCACACCCCCTTGTGCGAGTCGCCTTACCCCCGTAGAACGAGGTTTTCAGCCAGGGTCCTATTATTCAGTTGTCAAATTCCTCGCAAAGAGATATACAGTATAGCTCTTCGTGCGATGAATGTCAAGTAAAAAATATGGTACCGGATGTCGGGATCGAACCGACTTCGGCGGCCTGAAAAACCGCGGACCTACCAATAATCGAATCCGGCACTCTAAAAATGGTGGGCGACAAGGGAGTCGAACCCTTAAAATCGTGGTTCTAAGCCACGCACGTTTGCCAGTTACGTCACTCGCCCAAACCCTCGCAGCGCCTGCCGCGCACTAGGTATATATACGACTACTTTACCGGCTCGTCGTCTTTCACCCAACTTTGTGTGCGGTCGGAGTAGAACACCAAATGCTCAGCCCGAAAGCAGCGCTCGCAAATACGATGACGCGGAATGAACGATACCCACCGGTGCCAACCGAATACGCACAGCCAACGGAACATGCTATCCTCGGTTTCGCTTCCTGCTGGCTTTCTCCAGCGTGTTCTTCTTCCGGCGCTTGGTGATTCGTCCCTTCATCGCTCGGAGGTTCTCTTTCTCCCGGCGCTTATTGATCCGTTCCGCCAACAGAATCCGTGCTGCATGAGCTGCTCGTTGGAACGCTTCCTCACGGGTCACTTCAACCGGCTTGCTTATCGCATCAGGGTCCACCACCGCGTTGTTTTCTGGGTGCTCCGTGTCGATGATGTCATACACCATCTTCTCGTCATTTGGTGAAGTAAGCAACACCGTGCCCTCGCCAGGAGTCACAGTCAATACAGACTCCGGTTCCTTCTTGGTATCGTCCACCACCTGAATGAAGTTCGTATCTTCCATACTTACTTCCCCGCAATCGCCGCAACGATCATGATGAGAAGAAGGATGAGCATAAACGCGAGAACAAACCCCGCTGTAATCCACAGAGGAGACAGCACCCACCACCAGGACCAGTCGATGCAGTGGGTCAGCTTGAGGCCGACGAACAAGACTGTCAACCAACCTCCAAGACCCATTCCGGCACTAGACGAAGATGATACATTACTCACAGCACACTCCCATGAAAAGGTGGTCGGGGAAGAGGGGTTCGAACCCCCGATTTTTCGGTCCCAAACCGAACGCCATACCACTTGGCTATTCCCCGACTAAACTATCTACTATCAGACATGAGCCGCTGCACAGAATCATCAGCAAGCTCCGCGACCGAAAATCCCTCGCCTCTGAGAAATGCATCGATTTCTGCAATCTCCGCATCAAGCACTGCGAGACGCTTGGCCATGGTCTCCAGATGAGCCCGCACAGCCTCGACGTCCTGCTGTGCGCGGTACCGCTCCGACGAGCGCCAAACCCGACTATCCATCGCCGCACGAACGATAACGCTATCCTTTGTAAGTAATCTCATAGCAAATAGTATCTCACACTTCCGCTGCGGTGTCAAGCGATTTCGGCGCATCTTCCACCCACTGCTGCCGAAAATGATTGATGCTGCCTGCCTTGACCATCTCCGTCGTTTCAAAGTCCCACCACATTACAAGCGCGTGTCCGTTCGCATCGATGCCGTGAGGAATCTTTGCCTTCGTCAACGCCTTAGTCATGGCAATAATCGCCATCTGCTTACTCGTCATATACCGCTCATCCTCATACTTCATAGCTAAATTCCTTCACTAGAGATTTTGGCAACTCGTCGTTTTCAAGCGTTTTCTTAAAGCCGACGTTCCCCGCGACGTGATACACGACGACACCTTCGGGACGCATGAACCCTGGAGACGCAAGAGACCCCGCTTCGCGCAGGATATCCAACGCCGTCCCGACCGCATCCGTAGTAAACATCCCTCTGTAGAGCACCGGCACCGTATGGAACACACGTCCTGGTTCCGGCTGCCCCCATCGCACGACGTTGAAGAGGCTGAAACGCTTTTCCCGTAGCCCATAACCACGCTGAATCCCTGGTCCCCACCACTCACCAAAGTGTCGGCCCGGACCGAGCGCAAGCAAGCCCTGCTCGTTCTCATAGGCCCACTTTGCGAATCCATGGTTATCACTCTCGGGGAAGATCCAGCGAGTGCGCGATCCCACCAGGAACGGAACCACGCGGCCCGATTCAAGCGTGATTGGCGCACACTCCGGCGCGATGAAGATCTGGCCATTCGTCCCGTCGATCTTCTCCGTGATAATGATTTCACGGGAGAGCCGAGCCATCTTGGGCATTCCTACAAACTCATTTACTTTTCCGGTGTCCATTTTCCATCCTCGTCTTTCACTTCCACGCGCAAGTTCTCCATGTTCATCGCCTCATCTACGAGGTCGTCCACAGACTTACCCGTTTGTATCTGGGCCGCAGTCAGGCGCACCCAATTCCGAAACTCCGCGGTCTCCGCCATGCGCGTGAACGCCCGAACCTTGTTCGTATGCTGGTGACGCTCCTCGCGGCATTCGCCCACAGCACCGGACGGTCGATGAGTAATCCGCACGCCCATCTTCTTCGCGTTCTGGTTCTGTCCGCCGTGGCCTCCTGTGCAAAAGGTGTCCACGCGGCAATCGTCTATCGTTACAGAGAAAAGTTTGCGCTTCATAATGTTATGGTCGGGGCGGCTGGACTCGCACCAGCGTCCTCTCGGTCCCGAACCGAGCGCGTAACTTCTACGCTACGCCCCGATAAACTAGCTGACGGTGAAGGGTCTCGGATCGATGCTTTGGGATTACACGCTGATATCAACGCGCCCTCTACTCCCCGGTTGCCCTCTCACGCCTCCGTCACTGCGGACCTATCCGGTCAAAGAGTGTTTTGTTTCCCGCTAATGACACGGGTTCTATCGTCGGGGACCACCTACCCCTGACTAGTGGACCATTACTCCACGCGGCTCTATTCCTTTACAACCACGATCCAAAAGCCACCGTAGTAGCCATTATGTTCGTTGTGCGAGGACATGACAAACGTTCCCTTGCTCGTCTTCACGCGCAAGAACTGAACCTCATGCTCCTCACCACCTGCGGGAAGACTTGGCGCATCTTCCAGCGCCACATCGAGCAACTCCGCGCCCGCATAATCCGTGAGCGTGTCGTCCGTTCGCATGTAGCGAGACTCACAACAAGATTGCCCGTCATCATAGAGCTTGATCTTGGTCCCGTCCGTAAAGATAAAACGCGCCACCCTGGAATTGGTGAAACGTCATGTTCTCAAACCGCACCGCGTTACATTTCGTTAGTCCCTTGAAGTGCCGCACGAACCACTCGGTATTTGACATCCCGAATACGAGGTTCTGAAAGATCACGAACCACTCCGCGCCAGCTAACGCCGCACAAATACGAGCCCGCTCAACAAACGCAATCTCCGAAAGCGACCATGTCCCGATAACGAGCGTGGTACCGAGTTTGGGGATGTCCGATACATCGGACGCATAGTTGAACCGACCAGGATACGCTCCATCCAAATACGCTCGTTGAATATCGAGCACGGGCGCGAGGTCCAGTATCGTATAGCGTCCCGTGAACCCATAGTCCACGCAGAACCTGGCTAGCTCTCCGATGCCCCCGCCAATCTCTACGATATGCTCGTAGTATGTAATGGGTTTCAGGCCCTGCTCAATCTTGATGACCTCGTGCGCCATTCTGATGGCTTGCGCGGATGTTTTGATGTCATCTATTCCGAAATCGAACACCGTCTGCGCGTAACTATCCTCGGTATGCCCGAGCATCGGCTCCGTCAATCCCTTTCTGAACCGTTCCTGCTCACTCTCCGATATGGCGTATCGGTAATGATCCTGCACCCCGATCAGATAGTTCACTTCCAGCGGAGTGATATTCGGATACCAGAACGGAATCCGGTAAACCAGCGGCCACAATTTCACCGCTCCCGCATATAGGGGCAATTCCTTTGCGATTCGCTCCGAAACGATACTCCAAAAATTGGGGTTTTCCGCTGTCGGCCAGCCCGTATTATCAAACAACATAACCACGTCCTTCAAATGGCGGAGAGTGCAGGAGTTGAACCTACAGCCCCTTTGTTAGAGGCGACAGTTTAGCAAACTGCTTGCCAGACCGATTGGCCTACCCTCCGAAATTGGGGTGTCCTGCTGGAGTCGCACCAGCGTAATAGGGGCCACAACCCTACGCCCAAGCTGCTAGGCCAAGGACACAAAATCGTTTCATAACGTCCATAGTAATTGATGCTAACCCGTGTAATGTCAATACTTATGAACATTTTAAATCGTTTCAAAAACGAGAAGGCCCTACGGAACATATGCCCGTCCAGTGGGTGTCGCTCTACAGAAGCGGCCGCGAACACCAGTCCTTCCCCGTATCCGCTTGTTTCTAAATACCGTCATGCTCTCTTTTGCTCAATTCCTCGCAGAACGGTTCCTCAAAGGGGTCCACGGTTTCGGTTATGCCGAAATCTGGAAGGACCCGAAGTATCTCGAAATTCTCAAGTTAGCATACGAAGCAAACCGTAACAACGATAGCTCTTCCATCAATCGTCTCGGAACTGGCACCAAAAACATCGACCTCGGGGGTCTCATCCACGACGACCACCTTTATCTATGGGACCGCGGACAAGCCACGCACTCGACTGTTTGGCACAACATCCCGCATAAAGGCGATAGTGTGGAGTGCATCTATCTCCGATTTGACCCGAGGACAAAGGCCGCAACTGTCCGAATTGCTGAATACAGCCAAGGCGAAATGGGTGACGCGCAATTCGGATCAAACAACGAACTTGTTCGGTATTGCCGAAAACTCAAGCCCTTCAAAATCTTCAGCCGAGTGGCTGTTGATAATGAGAGCGATTCCTATTAAGTTGTCAAACTATGCTGCTTACCTACGAACACTTCCTCATCGAAAAGTTCCTCAAGGGCTTTGATGCGAACTACGGCGTACGCCGAAATCTACAAGAACCCCACGAAAATCGAATGGACTAAAGTAGGACACAAGCAACATGCTCCGTGGTCCCTTGAAGAAGACTACGGAAAGATGTGTTACTACGCTGGAGGCATTCTCACAAGCAAGGACCTCTATGTCTTTGATCGGGAGAACGCCGAACACCATTCAGCAAGCTATGAAATTTCCAAACTCGAACCCAACTGGTTCCCGCTGTATTGCTACTTCTTTTACATCCCCGACGTGCTGGCCATTTCCGCATCGTCGTTTAGCTTTTCGGACGCAGACAACAAGAAACTCGAAAAGTCCACAGCGAGTGACCCAGAACTTTCAATTATGCGTCGTCGTGTCAAGGGGCATCCGCAACTCAAGAAGTTCAAGAAAATCGTCACCTATGACGGCGACACGATAACGATCTAACCATGCTGACATTCAAACAATTCCTCATTCGCGAAAAGTTCTTTTGCGGCGTTGACGGCCAATTCGGCTACGGGGAAGTCTATAAGAACCCCACCAAATATGAAGTCATGCAGTGCGCTCGGGGCGGTGACCAAATCGGCGCCTTCGCCACCAACAAAGACCTTTTCATCTGGAGTCGCGATGAAGCGGAACACGCCGCAGTCAAGCCGAAAGTTATCAGGAGCAACGAAGACTTCATCCCGCTCTATCTCTACTATAATAAAGCCACCAACGGCGTCGAGGCTAGCATCGCGACCTTCAGTTGGTTCGCTTCAGGAAAAGACCGCTGGAGCGACGAGGACGAACGCGAAATGATTGAAGGGCTTGAGAAACACCCAGCGTTCAAAATCTTTAGTTCCATCAAGAAGTTCTAATCATGTTGACATTCCACCAGTTCCTCATCGAGAAATTCCTTCGTGGCGGTAAGGGCAACTACGGGTATACCGAAATCTACGTGAATCCGACACGGTCAGAACTTCGTGAGGTCGGACATCATTGGATCTCGGCCGATAATGTCTACGACCTCGGCGGTCTCATTATGCCCAAGAAACTTTATGTGTGGGACCGAGAGATTTGCACACACGATACGATGCTCACTTTACTCGACCGGCTCGTAGATGATACCGTCGTTCCCATTTATCTTACTTACTTCCCCGAAACAAAAACTGCCAAAATCGCGCTTGCAATGTGGTCAGCCAGCGACTCAATCGCTCATAAATTCGGCGCCGCAGGAAGCAGAACTGGTCTTATCAACTACGCGAAAAAACATCCAGCATTCCGCATTTTTGATAAAGTGGTATTAGCATAACTAAAATAGACCGGCGTGCTACCATTACACTAATTCTTGGATGCGGCGTCCCGCACTTCACGCACCCGTCGGCGCGTGTACCTGAATCGAACAGGTCTTCCGGTTTCTTGGTCGAACGGGTGGGAGTTGAACCCACACGGTTGTTTAGACCATAGGGCTCTCAACCCTACGCGGCTGCCAGTTACGCCACCGTCCGAAATTCAATTGTCAACGATTTCTTTGTTTCAGAGATTCGCTTATCTTTGCCCGAGTTTCCGACGAAGGGGAATGACCCAAACGATATCTACTTTTCTTTCCACCGGCATCAGTGTTGCATTTCAAATGAGAAAACGCAATGTTTTCCACGCTCCAAAATAGCGACACATCATTATGCAACCACGGTATTTTGTGCTCTAGCGAGAATTCCGTAAGCTCTGTTATTTCCTTTCCGCAATGAAAACACACAGTCATTCCCAACTGCCGCGCTAAGTGAAATAACATCCTCTTACGCAGTTGATGAACCGCGGTACCATACGGTATTCCTAGCTGTTCACTCTTGTAATCTCGTCGCATAAAATGGCGGAGGCGGAGCGAATTGAACGCCCATCCCCTTGCGGGGCGACTGGGTTCGAACCAGTTGACTCTTTGCCTACAGTCCACGCCTCCAAAAACTTAAGTGCCCGTCTCGGCAATACGAGCATGATGACAGTTTACCTGCCGAAAGGTCTAGACCCTCGACCGTCACTTTGTCTGGTATGCCTGCAGATTACATACCTGACCTGCCTTGGCGGAAGCGGAAGGATTCGAACCCTCATCCCGTCTTAGGGGTGATAGTTTTCAGGACTACTGACCCACCAGTTGGTCTACGCTTCCAGAACGCTCTTACTTGCAATACGTGTAATACGATGCTGCAAGTTCTTCCTGCGTGAGACGATCCAGGCCGCTCACCTTGAGCGCACGGCTCAACGACTGCTCACGTCCAACCGACTTATTGAACTGGTCGAAATAGTGGCAGATCGCGAATCCCTGTGCGATTACCTCGAACACTCGGCTCCAACGCACGGCGCCGTTGTCGTCAGTTCCCGTGACATGTTCCTCGCCTGTCCAAATTGCCAGTTCACAAAGCGTCACGCGCCGGCGAAGGCTCAACGCAAGGTTGTCCACGATCTGGCGGAGTCCGCCAGGCGTGCCCTGTCGTAGGTGCTTAACGTCGTGCGGGGAATGCACGAACTGAATTCGGTAGGTCTTGCCATTCGTTGTGGTAACTGTCATACTGTCTCCCTGCGCTCATGGCGCATTACTATTGTTGATGCTATTGTCTCACAGGACATACTTTTTGTCAAGTGAAAATGTGGGATTCCGTCATGTTATTTTACGTCGGTGCTGGAGAGTATCCCACTGGAACTTCCTTAGCGACCGGCCGACGATGTGGTGGACTCCCTCAGAATCGAACTGAGTTCTGTGGTTCTTCAGACCACCGCAATGACCACACTTGCTCAAAGTCCAAAACGATTACCGGCTCTTAGCGCGCCCGTGGTAGCACTTGCCCCTTGCGGTGCAGGCTCCCGTGCGGGTGTGTCCGACTTTCCCCTTGAAATGGGACTTGTCGGCCCGGTCGAACTTCTGTGCGAGAATCTTCTTCCCAGCCATGTTAGTTTCACCTCCTTTAGGTTACACTAACATGACTTACCTCCGCTGGACATACGACCTCCGCGTTGTTTGGCGCCCAAGGTAGGCTTCGCTCCTACGGCTCCTTGCTTAACAGGCAAGCACTCTGACTGGGCTGAGTTACTTGGGCATAAAATTTGGTAGGACGAGATGGAGTCGAACCATCAACCCTTCGGTTATCAACCGAAAGCTCTGACCATTGAGCTACTGTCCTATACTAAAAATCTGAGCGTCTTTCCGTCCGTCTATAGCCGCGGAAAGTTCTGACCATCCGGTCAGCAGTGTTTTTGACTCTCTGGCTGCGCTCACAACCTATATGTCTGTCTGGTACTCCCGGCAGGATTCGAACCTGCGGTATCCACGTTCGTAGCGTGGCGCCCTAGTCCGCTGGACGACGGGAGCAAAAATCGGCCGAACCTGAAGTAGTCAATTTCAGGCGGGGTGACTAGCCCCTTTAGGCGGACCTGGTCCGCACGATATCCGGCACTCTTGGTGTTCGCTGCCCGAGGCGTGCGGGCACTGGCTGTCTGGACGTTACCGCGGCCATTACTTGCTTGCGATCCTCAAGCAACGCGCACATAACTCTACTTCTTGATGGACTTGAACCCCTTGGTGCTTGGCGCGGGAGGTAGAGCTTCCACCTTCTGCATGATATCCGCGACACCATCTTCCGACAACCAACCCAACACGTCATTGGTCACGGGAGTATCATAGCACAAACTTCCATCCCACGCCAGCACTGCAACTTCATAGAAGCCGTTAGGACCTCCATACGACCCGCCGTGCCGAACGACGCCATAGCCGTTCTCAAAGACGTGACGCGCTCCAATGCCTTGCATAGAGGGCTCTTGCGTAAATACGTCGTGAAATTCAAGATCACTGAAGTTCGTCATAATTCCTTTAGCGTGTTGCTCGTAATAAACTGGGGTGTCCTTCCCTTTAGACGATCCTCGGGGGTTTCCCTCGGAGCGGGATTCGAACCCGCATTTCCCCTTTAGCCGGCGCATTACTCTTATGCTACCCCGCCCGTAGGTAAAGGAACAGGACTTGCACCTGTATCTCCGGCAGCTTGTTGGTGGACCTTGTCGGGGTCGAACCGACGCGAAAACCTTGCAAGGGTTTCATGCTCCCATTAACATCAAAGGCCCACAATTTTATAAACTCTGCAACATTTCTCTTGGCGTCAGACCCCTAAAATCCATCACCCAACGACCGTCAAGTAACCGCAAATGCCGACGAACGTGACAGGTCGGACAAACAACCTCAAGGTTTTTAATGTCGTTATGCACACGCACACCATCGATGTGATGCACCTGAAGTAAATGCTCTCGCGCCTCTTTGCAATCGCAACATACCTTACCATATTCACAGAAAGCATTGTTGCGGTATTGCTCTAACCCACTTCCCGTTCCATAGTGTGCAGGTTGTATTTCTTTACAGCCTCCCGCCAAACTTTGCGCGTATTCTTTACATTTACGTGAGCAAAAGAACAACCCCGAGTTACTTTTTGTAATACACCGAGGATACTTCCAAAATGTTTTACCGCAAGTATGGCATGATACCAAAACTTTCGTTATTTTACGTGATGCCGCAGCACACTCCAAAGAACAAAACTTGCGCGACCGGTATTTGGGCGCCCAGATTTCATTACCACACACCTCACATAAACATCGAAGAAATAACTTTCGCTGTCTTCCATCGTATTCGGTGGATACCTTATAATCTGTGTTTTCCATACAAATTATTTAGTATCCACGACTACTCCACAATATGGCGGTGTTGACGGGTGCTGCCCCCGCTATTGCCGACGTGACAGGCCGGCGACTCTGCTGTTCGTCCTCAACACCCAAACTCTTTGAACGGCGGGAACACTCAACGGCTGTTCCACTTCTCCTGCCACACCGGGTCCCTGTTTATGAACGTCTAACGTTCTCAATACGGGACATCTTGGCCTCGACCGTTCAAACTTCATTGCGGAATACAGTATAACACAGCATTCTGCCGTTGTCAAGTATTATTTTGAGTGTGCCGGTATATAGTCTACCAGATGATTATATGAACGTTTTGAGGGGCCGCGGGAGGTGTCGCCGCTGAAATGCCCCCGCCGGAACATCCAAGCAACAGAAGAATGGTAAGAATCAAAATACGAATGGTTCTCATTATTGCACCGTGATATACTGAGACGCCTGCTGTGCCGAACATCCCGATTCGTCCATGACGTAGATGTTGACGAGGAAGCGACCCCTATGCTTCAGCGGACCAATCGTAAAGTTTGGTGAGCCTCGCAGGTCAAAGCCCGTAAAGTAGAACGCCGGCAATCCTGAACCTGTCAAGGCAATCGAGACATAATGCACCGGTCGATAGGAAGCGATAGTCAACGGAATCGCCACATACCCATTATACGGACCTGTGGTGATAGCTCCCTGCGTCAACGTCATCAGCGTGAGCGTCGTGGAACTGGAGACGCACGTTGAATATCGAGCGTTCTGCGCGGACACGGGACTTCTTCCGCTGCATGAAGTGTTCGTGCAAGCCATCAAGTCCACTACGTAACTCGACCCGAAGGGCACGTAGATGGGGATGTCCGTAAACAGAATTTGATACTGGATGGGTGGCCCAATAGAAGCGACTGTCACCTTAGAGACGGGAACGCTAATAGCTTGAACGGGCGTGCCCACTTGCGGAGCCGTCGAAAGCCAGAACTCCACCACATAGTAAGAAAGTGACGCATGGTCCGGCGAGTCGAACTCGACCAGCGTCGGGTTGTACACGATTTGTGCCTCGGCCGAGAGACCGAGGCACATCACAAACGCTATCAAAAGAAATAGAGTTTTCATAATTTGTTGTAACTATTTAATGATAGGGGATATGGGGCACCTGAATGTCCTGTCCTACCAAACCAACCGCCTGGGCAACTCGTATGAGACAAATTCCCACCACCAATGCCCAGATAAGTTTGTCAATGATGTCAGGATGACTTGGCGCAATCCATTTAAGAAACCAGATTGCACAGTATCCGCACACAACGACAATGACGATGAACACCAACAAAGCAATAAGCCCCATGATACCTTTCTATCTATTTTACCGATCGTTACTGAGCGACCGGAGCACCAGCCGTAATGCTCAATGAAACTGCCTGGCCCGGTTCAACCTGAACGTCAAGCGTTCCTGAAATACTCGTCACACCAGGTCCAAGGTCTGCGTCTGCGGTCACATTGACCTGACATACGCCTGGAAGAAGCGCAGTAAACACGGCGCTCAATCCGGTGTTCGCATCAACGATTGCGATACCACCAATAGTGGGGTCCGATACGCTCCATACGGGAACGCCATCCACCTTGGCCGCAAATCCCTTTGCGTCTACGGGCTGAATGCTGAGAGTGACTTTCTGTGTATCGGTGAGAAGCAAAGGCATACCGTTTTCTCCTAAGGTGACTGTTGCACCTGTATCTATCGTCCAACGAAATCCAACCGCCTGGGTGGGCTGTCCGCGAAACCAACTCCATAGTTTCTTGAGCCAGTTCCAAATAGTCGTAAGTATGGACATATTTAGGCCGCCATATTTATGATAGTTACGACGACGAATTCATCCGCTCATGTTACTCTACAGTAATGTCATCAAAGACAACCGGGACTGCCGACTGAAACTGTCGCAAAAGCGGAATCGTCACTTCTCGCATTTGTGGATGAGCTTCTTTTGCGGTACGGAGCTTAAAGAAGTGCCGCCACTCCCGAAGATTGGCAGTCATAAACAGTTCCGTCTTGAGACTATTGGGAAGCACGGACCGAGCAATTTGCGGCGAGATGCCCCGATCCAGCATGTTAAGGTATGTAGCTTCCGCCACAGATACGGAATGAAACCAGAGCTTTCTGGCGTCATCGTCGGGGAGTGGTGGCTCGATGAACACTACACCCTTCTTCTTGTAGTTGCAGTATCTTGTGCTTTCCTGCGTATAAGACGCAATCCGGTGCCGCACGATCTCATGCGACACGCCTCGGTCCACCACGAACTTGACGGATAGCGAGACATGCTCCAGCACAGACTCATGCCCAACATCCCGCAGCATCTTGATGAACCGCGGGGCGGACTCATCAGTAATCTTGTCCTCGGACTTCCAGCTTATCCGCCCATAATACTCAAGTCGGCGGAGCCAGGGGTCGCCCTCTGGCTCTTCGTCAAGCAACATCGCAGACGCCTTCACGATTTCCATAACACTCCTAGAACAAATGGACAGGACGCTTGGCTAACGCAGCCATCGTCGCCCGTACCTCATGCGGAGATTCCACAGGAGCCATCGCGGCCTCGTAGTCGCCCAACATCATTAAGAACTCCCGAGTCCGACGACCCTGGAGCCGCCAGTCGGTCCGATTCCGCACCTTCGCGGTAGACAGGAAATCCCGAACCGTAATGGGAAGCTGATGGGTCACCTTGTAACAGATGGTGTTGTTCACCCGTCCGAGGTTATAGGCAATACTGACAAACGCATCAAACGCTTCTTGTGGAAGGTCCGTGCTCACATCCAGCACGATACCCACATAGGTCTCAAGTTGACGCTGTAGTTCCGCGTCAGCCTGAACCTGTGTCACGCGGCCAGGATAACGCAGCGTCACACGACGACCCTTCCATGTTTGAAAGCCGTAACCGATGGAGTAGCCACCTCCCCCGTCCCGATACGCACGAGCCCGGAATGACTCAAACACCTTAAGCACTTCGATGCCTTTCTCCGACATCGTTTGCTGCGTTGCTGATAGTGATAGCGTAGCCACTTCTGGAAATGCCGGAACACCAACGAACTCGATCACACGCGACGGCAATAACTCAGGCTCTTGTTCCTGTGCGATTGCCGCATGAGCGAAGAGAACGCATCCGACTGCCAGAAGGACACGCGCTAAGAATCGACGCATGTAACCTCCTAAAATAGAAAACCCGGTCGTTGAGAATTCAGCGCCGGGGTTTGTGTGTTATCCTATTATCCCACACTCTCCCACTGTTGTCAACAGGAAAGAACGGTATAAGAGGTCTACTATTTAGGAGTTCTGCGGGAGAGGCGCCCGGCAGTCCATCCGTCACCGGGGCATTCTGGACCGCGCCGGCACTCAGCACCGTTGTTCCACCAAAAGTGGTCTTGGTGGGCCGCACTTAAAGCAGACTTATGCTCATCGGAAAGTGGAATTCCTAGTTTTGCTTGACGACAGTGTTCGCGGACCTCAGGAGTCATTCTTGTCTTATTTGCTTCCGCGACCTCGGCTCGACGTTCATCTGTCCACGCATCACTCATTAACTTTTTAGTTTCGTCCGAACACACCCGCCCAGAATTGGCCAAACTAATTCGGTGTCTGTGTTCATCGGTAATTACACGCACAGAACGATAACAACCACAACTGCGTGTGTGACCCGAACGCAATTTTCCGCCACGGACACTGGTTTCTTGCCCGCAAGAACATTTACATATCCAAAATACGCCTTGTCCAGTTGCTTTAGAGATGTCCTGTTTGCAAACAGTTAGCATCCCAAACACTTGGCCCGTCATATCTTTCATTTTAGAAGACGACTGCTTGCGTTTGGTTTCTTCTGTCTGTTTTTCAAGTCCAGCAAAATTCTTATAGCCAATACAATTGTTCAGATATTTGCGAGTACCATCAGGCAATTTGGCTCGTAAAACGTCACGTTCCCGTTGGAGGCTTTCTTCTTCATAATTCAACTCACACTTACCGGAACAGAGTTTAAGAATTCTGAACTCAAAATCTTCGGGTCCCGTTTCCTCTATAAGCGACTGAACCAATTCACTAGACGACCGATACCATCTCCAATCTGACTCTTTTGTTTTACTCTTATTTTTAAGCGTCTTCTTGCGCTTGAATTTAAATTGCTTACGACCAATATAACACCGGCCGGTAGACACCTGTTCTATTTCATACACAAATCCCCAAAAGTCGGCGTCATTAAATTCGCCCACCTTATCGGTGTCCCAATGTCCATACGGCGATTCAAGTAATGTATCCATACGGATACTTAGCTAGCAACCACTTTCAGGCCAATCCTCATCTTCGTCCATGTCCTCTTCGTCTGCATCTTCCATATCGGTGTCCGCGACGATGACTTCTCCGCAGAATGGGCAGAACGCGATTTCCTCTTTCGCCTCCGTATAGACCGTCGCATCGTTCCCGCATTCCTCACACTCGATGATTCGTTTGAACATATCATTACGCCCCACAACTACCTCCCCGCGTCAAATCGCAAACATCCGTTGACTCAACAAAAATCTCACCGACGTGCTTCGCCGCGGCTCGGTATGAAACTGCGGTGATCGGCTGACCCCCACGCGCTCCGTCAGGGTAGCATGTAATCCCTCGGAGCTTCGGAAGATGCTTCATCAACCGATGACCAAACTCCTGCATTCGTCCCGCATTATTGACCTCAGAACCCCATGCGGGTAAGTTGATTGTAGACGAAATCCCATGATCCACATAAGTCTGCATCCATGCTTGAAACGCAAGACGACGCTCAACATCCTCAAACGAACTGGACAGCGCATAGGCGTCCTCAATCTTCTCGGGGTCAATCCCGTGCTCGACCAAACGCTTGGCAGTTGGGTCCAGCACATACTGCCAATTCCAAGTGCTGCCCTTGAGATACCGGCGCTTGTATGCCGCACAGAAGATGGGTTCAATCCCCGTCGTCGTCTCCGCTACAATCCCGATGGTTCCGGTCGGAGCAATCGCTCGGGTCTTGATCGGAACGCTGATTTCCCACTCGTCCGCATACTTCTTTGCGACCTCTGTGCTTGTCGCATACGCCTCTAAGTAGGATTCCAGTTCGTCATCTTTTCCATAGGGCTTCCCGCGCAAAAGCAGCCACTCATGGACGCCCATGAGCCCCAACCCGAGACGACGGTTCTTTGTGCGGATGGTATCTACTTTAGAATACGGGACATCACTATACACGGTCCCTGCAAGCAGGAACGCAACCGCGCAATCCATGACTTCCTTGAACTCATCTAGCGTTTCAATCCGCGCCAGATTAATCGACCCAAGATTACAAATGTCAGAATCGTCAGCAGAACACACCTCTGTGCAAGCATTACGAAGCGTTTCCTTGTTGTTCTTCCCGCCGTCCACGCTGAGCCCGGGTTCTCCCGTCTTCAGCATTCGTTCGATCACCGCCCAGTAGACGCCCTGGGCCTGCGCGTGCAGTGGGTTCTTCTCGTCGTTATACGCTGCAAAAAACGCATCGTCCAGTTGAACGCTAATGTTCGTTCCGTCCAGCGTTGCGGGAAAGTTGAAGTCTTTGAGTTTGAGGTCCCGCACTTCGGGAATCCAATTCTTGGCCTGAATGAACTTGTGGATGTCCGGGTGCTTCCAGTTCAGCCCCGCCCAAATAGCGGAGCGACGAGAGCCTCCCTGCATAATCCCCCGGCCCGCTTCGTTGATCATCTGCATTAACGCCATAGGACCCGTTGCAAACCCACCGGTCTTACGAACGGGCTTGCCCTCCGCACGAATCTCTGTATAGTCCACGCCAATCCCTGCGCCGGTCATCAGCGCCATGCTGGCGTTGTGCATCAATTCCGCCCAGCCCTCCCGCGAGTCTGTGGCTCGGAGCATCAAACAGTTCTGGGTTTGGTGATAGGGACGCCCGGACGCATAGAGATACCGGCCACCGGGCATGAACTGGCGGGTCTCGATCCGATGCTGTATGTTTTCAATAAGGGGCTTCTCTGCATCAACGGCGTGCATGACATTCTTGGTCACTCTTTGCGTAATCTCTTTCCACGTCTCTTTGGTGCCGTCCTTCTTTGTATGTGCGTATTTGTGCTCCATAACGTCGAGCGCGAAGGCGGACATGTCGGGGCTCATATTAGGACTCATTTAGGTTCCTTTATTGAGAGCGCGTTTAGTAACACGCATTTTTTCTATTGATTCTGGTGTATGTTTGTGACCAAGAAAATGCTTATTCCCCATTTTGGCAGCGGACAAATTTGCGCGATGTTCCGAAGAGAATACACGCCCCCTGTTCGCTTTGGACTGTTTTGCCCGAGTTTCGCAAGTGTGCTTGCGACCGGTCCAGTCCGTATTTCCCCTTTTAGCCAAAGACATTCTGGTACGAGCTTCTGCGGACCTCGGGGCGCGCCGCGATAACTCTTGTATCAGCAACTCACCCGCATCTGTTCTACCAGATAACATCAACCACGCGCATTTATCTCCTAACCGGCCATATTGTTCGTAAAGCAGTCGGTGCGCTTCCGCATGTTCTGGTATGGTAAGTTGAATAAAGTTGCCGGGCTCATCAGTTCCGCCGGCATGTTTTGGAATGATATGGTGATTATGCATCAACATACTATCTCAGCCACGACGCGAACTCAAGTTCTGCTCGCAAGCCCTGATGGGTCCGTTTGCGAATAAGAGCAAATACATCTTCGGGCGTCATCCCTTGTAATACCGCGTCATTGATATCTTTGGGAAATCCCTTTGGCCAAATAACAACCTGTTCTCCCAAACGAATCGCGTTACGCATGAGACGCACAACCTCTTTATTTCTTGGCTCCGAGTCCCACACGAAGACCCGGGAGTCCAGTGGGTCCATCACATTACGCGCTTCCATGATGTGCGCTACGCCTAAAAGATCGGCGCTGCAGGCCGCCAAAGCATTTGGCACAAACAGAGAGTCAAGCGGACCTTCTACGATGTAGGTGGTCTCCGCTGGAATCCACTTGTCAAGGCCGAACACCTTCAACGTTTCCCGTTCGCTCCACTTGTATGTGATATATTCTTTACGCGTGAGCAAACGGAATTGCGCCCCATACCAACCATGCCCTGAACTCGTCATCGTGAGCGGCAAAACGAGATATGGTTCCCCGTCTTTGACCTTCGCAGCCTTGTCCTCACCAACGAGCGGTAAGAGGTATGTATGCGCGTGGATTGTTGCCCAAAGCCGTCCCATCTGCTCATCCGGCACACGTCTTTTTCGGGCATATTCATACACAGGATTCAAGGGTCCTGGCGTCCGCGTAGAAGGGTCAGATAACGGAACGAGCTTAGACCCAGGGCCCGGAGCGCATAGCGTTGTAGCCCCGTCTGTGACGTTCGCAAACGTATCTGAGAACACATCCTCGTCCGTCTTCGGCTGGGGAGCTTCTTTTAGCTTCTCCAACATGTATTCATCAAACAGCCGGCGACTTGAACGCTTCAAAAGCGCCGAGAATGGCAGAGCTACACCGCAATTATGGCACTTGTAGATAAGCGTGGTTGCCTTATTGAAGCAGTAGCCCCGAGCCTTATGTTTGTTCTGTTCTGAATCCCCACACAACGGGCAGCGAAAGTTGAAAACATGCGGATGCTTCTGGACGAAGTGGTCCAAAGATGGGGAGAGAAGACGCAGGAATTTCTCGTCAAGCCACAGGCTCATAATGATAACAAGTATACAGAGTTACCGCAGAGAAGTCAAGTTACTTTTTCGTTTTTAGGTCTTTGGCGGTTTGCGTAGCCGTATCGACAACTTTCTTGGCGGCCACGGTAGCCACCTTATTCAGCACTATCTCAAAGTTCTCCGATACGAACCTCTGCCGAATCTCTCGCACAGGGTTCACCCGAACACTTGTAATGAAGTGAATATGATACGTGCCGACCGGAACGTATGCGGGAATGCCGAATGCGAACGTCCGAGTTTCACAACGTTCTGTAATGAGGTAGCCGATGGGTGCGATAGGAAACACCATACCGTCGGGACCCTGCAGTTCAAGCTCTCGACTGATTGCAATAGGAAGAGGGAGCGCACCATCGATACAATAATGAATCTGATACGCCGCAAGAGTGCTGACTTCGGTGGGATTGGTGATTACCCGAACCGGCTGCACCACGTCATACAATCCGCGATACGGACGCACCATAAAATACGAGAACGTGAGTATCGATATCATCGCAGCAGCTAT